TCAGCGGTAATTGGTTTCATATAGTTATTAAACTTTTGCGTTGTCACGGACTTCATTCCAAGTCATATCCCTGACGATTACACCATTCTCAAATACAACCTCCAAGAGATTGTTTTTTGCGTCTTTCGCCGCAACGGTCTTATACTGACCATTTTCGAACACAAGGGCAAGACGACCTCGCTTCGATGCTTTGGTCTTGTCCTTCGGATCCTTGAAGATGTCGATCCACACATCTCCACGTTTCTGCGCCGAACACTTGAACGCGTTTCTCTGTGTGTCACGGTTATGCTTTTGGAGCAATCCGCCACCCATACCGAATACACAAGTGCTTGCCGCGTAACCATTGGCAATCAATACGTCGATGGCTTCGACGATTTCATCACGGCTGAGTCCATCTCCATAAATGATACCTACCTTCGGGTGAAGCATCTTATACCCCTTGTCATTTGTCGTGGCACCAAAATACTTCTCTAATTCTTGAGCAATCCAAAGGATTTGAGCGGCTGGGGTATCCCCCTCGAAACGAGGGCTGTCCGGTCGAATAACAAACTTCGCTCCGTCATTTCGTCCGAGAATCTTTTCTTTCAATTCGGTTCCATAGACACGAATCGCGTTTTCAATGTCATAACTATCGCTGACCACCGATAGGATTCCATTTGGGTATTTGGCAATTAATTTCTCTACGACTTTGAATTCACCAGCGGGCCCTTCGGCGGTCATAATACTATGTTCCGTAGCCGCTACACTATAAGCCACCATTTCTGTAGTGTTGTAGTATCTACGGGCGTAAGTGATTGCAACGAGAGTATCAGTTCCCTTGAAGTTTACCAAGTGACCTGCACCGCCCATCCCAGCCGACTCGACGCTGCTTACACCACGAAATCCGAAGTCGTGGAGCATAAACTCAATCAACCAACCTAGCTCATTCGGCACGGTCTTATCAAATCCATTTTTTAATCGTTTCTTGATATCACGACTAATAGTGGCCACGTTACTTGGGTGCCAGACATGAGTGAGGATAGTCTCGAACACGTTAACGAGAGGAGCGAAATATGCAATTCCCGTATCTGGATTGATAGTTTCATCAGTGGCCTCAACGGTCATCATTACATTTCCGATTGGGACCGGCGTGCCCTCTTTGACGGCCATAATACGTAGGGGAAGTTTTCCACCGTGAACGTCGACAATACGTCGCCACATGGCTCGATTGAAATAATCCATACCGAGGAAGTGTTCCTTACAAAACACGTCCGCTTCTTCAATATCGGCACTGGTGACGACGACGCCCTCCAAGTAACGTTTCAATATAATTTGCAGACCGAAGAAGACGGTTTCTGCGAATTTTGCGCCTTTACGACTTTCCAAGTAACTGCTGAGGTTCTGTGTTCCGATGGGGAGCATTCCATGATGGCCAAGTTTATAGCTGTCAGTTAGGAATATGAGGTTTTCTTTATTCATAGAGTTATCTGTATCTTTCTATTTTGTTTTTTGACGACCCATCTAAATCAGGTCGTATCAATACTGTATCTGGTTTTCTCCGAATGTCAAGTCATCTGACCATCAACATCTACCGATGTAAATTGTTTCCACATGACATCATTTTGAATGAACTTTTTGACTAAAATTTCAAGCAAAGGTTTGTGTTCTGGCATGATATTACCCTCAACCAATTCATTGAGATTTACCCATCCAGCGATTTCAACGTCATCTGCGCCAACGGGGGCACCAAAAACGTATTTAGTGACAAAAAACGCCGTTTTGATTTTATCAACTTCTCCACGATATCGCCAGTCGTCAATCAACGTGCTTCCGAGATAAACCGGTTCACCTATCGAAACTCCGGTTTCCTCTTGGACCTCACGTTTAACATCTTCCTCAAGACTGTTGCTACGAGGATCGCTGAACCCGCCGACGAATCTCCAATTCTTTTCACCCGGCTTCTTGACCATCAAAAACTCTCGTTTTTCATTTACAATGGCCACGTCCACCGTTTGATATGCGGTTGGATATTTAAGACCGGTTCCGGCAATCAATCCGGCACGAAAGTCTTTGGTTGGCGGATAGTTGTTTATGATTTTTTTACGAATCTCACTTGCCGACACGAAGACTTCCGACTCAAGTTCACACACCGGATACTTTCCGTGGTAACGTTTTAGAAAACTGTCCCGACTGCCATAAAGAGTTGCGTTCTGTCCTGGGTTCAACCACTTAGCCAGTTGTTTATCGAGGTTCTTCGACCAAACGTGGTCGTCTCGGTTATCATCGACATAATGAATTTCAAGGGCCTTATCACAATCCTTGAACGCCTCTTCAATCATCGCCTTGCGTTGTCTGAATTCGAGTGGGTTGTTGAGGGTGTTCTTTAGAGGCGAAAGTCCCAAAAAGATAATAACCCGTTCGTGTCTTTCAATGACGCTTTGGATTAAATCACGATGGGCATCGTGAAGCTCGTGGAGTTGGAATCTTGCCACGATGACGCCCGCGGCTGTAGCTGCTGCTTGTTTCTCTTTCATAATCTTATTTATCTGTTATGTTTTCCGACGATTGAGTTCTTATCAAAATCAGACATCAACCATCTGTGAATAACTATAGACGACTTTCTTAAAAGTGTCAATGAAGAATTTTATTTGATAGCATCGGGTCGCCAAGACTTGGTGTCTTTGTCTCTGGGGGTGGGGCCTGCCAAGAATACCGATGGGGTAGTCAATGCAATTCCTTCAATTGGTTGGTCAGAATGTACAATATTCATAAATTTAATCCGGTTTACAGTCGAAACATTCTGTCAATTTCAATTCATCTCTCTCAGACGATGTTAACCCACTGTGATGTTCATGGTGTCCACACTTACGTCTGACTCCGAACCCGAAGATTTCGTCAGCTAGTTCGACTGCATCTCTTCGTTTAGCTTCCTCTATTTGATGTTCCTTTTCCATTCAAAATATCGCGTAGGTGTTCTCGAAGATTTTTCGTTCCACAATCCACACGTCATTATGATCCGTTTGGTTTTGACAGACATAATCACCGGAATCTCCCCACTGGACACCTTTTCCAAATCCGGCAACGGTGGCTCCCCACAATCCAAGTATATAGAAATCATGTGCTTTATACATCGCGTCATCCGGGGGTTTAGACGCAAATGGAAGTCCTACGAAGTTTACAACTTCGATACAATTAACTACATTTTCGGGTTTAGGTTCGCAGACCATCCATCCGTCGTTGTCAATTGATGTTACATTGTATTTTTGTAAAAGTTTCTTGGGTGTCTGTTGCCAGACGTCACCGGCTTCTCCCACACAAATTACGACACCGTCACCAAGAGGTTCATTTCCTTCCAGCGTGTTCACGAGGAATTTGTTTACAACTGTCTTGTCAATGAGAAGGTTGACTAGAGGTTTTGCTTTAACCGGTTTTGTTTTCGTCGCCATTTTCCAATTGGTAATTTTATCTGGGTGTATTTGCATAAGAACATTATGGGGTAAGATGGTTGATTAGTCAATCACTTACAAATTATATCCACCGGTTTTTCCGTATGCGGCTGATGACACCGAGAGATGGCTAGAAACATGGGAAACCGTTCCACCACCGAGGATGTAGATTTTTTTCATATCACAATCATCCACTGAAATGAAAAAAAGTCAATCACAAATCGATTGACATGGATGTATAGTGTCATAGAATGAATTTATGAATCCCATGCATAATTCAGCCGCAATTTACAATCACGACACCTATACATTGCCTCTTATTAACTATAAAACCAAAGAGGTGTGTTTTGATATAAACGGCCGGGGACATTATGTCCGAGTGAGTGATCCATACGGTAACCTGACCAACCGTCAGTTGAAATCAAAAGCATGGGCTCATTTGAAGAAAATCGCCATTGTGACGATATCATAATTTATCCAGTTTACTCGGTGGGGATTATATTTATTGAAATGATCAACTTAAAAGATTTAATCGTCCGTATATCAGAATCCACTATTAACAGAGTGGAGGACGTTTCTCGTGACGACATTTTAGTCGGTGAGAATGGACTTAATTTCTTAAAAGCAAAAATAAATGAGATAAATAAGAAGGCAGTTAAATGGGGATTGGAAGCCGTTAAATTGGAAGTTCTAAAAGAAGAGAATGTAAAAACTAACGCTGATGATTTGGATATATCCGAATTCAAAAAACAATACACCGTAAGAATTATAGGAAAGTCACCGCAAGTCGAGGGATTTGAGTTTATCGCTAAAATAGAACACACCGACTCTGGGAATTTGATAAACATATCTCCGGACGCCAGCATTTCTTCTTTGCCCGATGAATACCGTGATGCAGATTCCGTCTGTGACGTCTGTAAAACAAAACGGGAAAGACATAACACTTTCATCATTAAAGATGTAAAGGAAAACAAACTATTGACGGTAGGAAGCGGCTGTCTGAAGAGATTTCTTCCCATCGACAGTGTAAGCAAAGTAATTAGATTTGCGGAAATATTGGAAGAACTACGAGGACTTAGTGAGGAGGAGATTGAATCCGGCGGAATGGGTCGTGGGGGCTCCAGTGGTAATTATTATGCTATCGGAGAGATTATATTCTATCTGTCGCTGGCTTATTTGGTGATGGGCAAGAAGTATATTTCAAAAAAGAAGGCTAGAGAAGTGGCCGATACAACCGGAGAGTATTTGGATAGCACTTCGGACGTCGCTAGCAATATCATGTTCTATCGTAGAAATCCAAACTCACATAAAACTCCCGATTTCATAATTCGAGCCGAGGAAATGAAACCGGAAGCTAAAGAAATGTCTGATGGGATTTTGGAATGGATTAAAACTCATGATTTTAAATTGGATGCGGAGAAGAAGCCGGATATGGCTAATTACTTCAATAACCTAGCCGTGCTTTCCAAGTCATCGACGGTGGGTATAAAGAATCTAGGATACATGGGAGGATTATTGGTATCCTATTTGATTGACAAGGAAATGATAAAGAAGAAAGCTGAATCGGAGGCACAAAGACCGAGTGAGTTTGTCGGTGTTATTGGACAGAAATTATCTATCGATGTTACCGTCACCTCAATTCGTGGTTATGAATCTGCCTATGGTTACATGACCATATACAATTTCAAAGATGATTTGGGAAATCTACTGGTGTGGTTCAGTAGCAACAATATAGGAATCGAGGAGAATAAAAAGTATTCTGTCGTTGGAACCGTAAAAGATCATAAAATTGGGGATCAAAAATACGGTTCAAAGAAACAGACTATTTTAACGAGAGTCAAAGCTAAAGATTCCGAAGGTAACAAAATTAACGAGGGTGATTTGACATTGGAATCACACCAAAACTACGTCGATTTCTTTTAAAACGGAACGTCTTCTCCCTTATCGACTGGTGCCTTGACGACCGGTTCTGGGCGTTCTTTAACTTTGGGTAAGTTAATCTCTCCACCTTTTATGAATTTCCTAGGTTTTTCCTCGTATTCATCATAACCAATCTCAGCCTGCACCAGTCTATCGTGAGTTTGATACGGCGTCTCCCCAGCCCAGAACGGGTCATTCAATACGAATTCTCCACTCGATCTTTTTAGAATGTTTGTTTGGGTTATATCCAACGACGCATTAATATCAGCAACCATCAACGAGTCATAGTCAGATAGGAAGGATTTCATGCCTTTATATTCACTCTCTATTCGTCGGATGTTCTTCCTTATTTCCGCCCACGTATATGAGTTTTTATATGAATTTACTGAGGAATCCGTGTTCGGATTTAAGTCCGTGTGTCCGTAATAGATATAATATTGTATATCTTCGAACTCTTGTTTTGTGATTGGGATTAATTTCTCAACTCTGACCACATACAAATATCGTTCACCGGGGGACCGTGTGAAATTAGGGACGATCTTTCTTGGTTTATCTAAGAATTTTGGAAACGACGGCCTTGGGTTCTTCAACACAAATCTAACAAACTTCAAATACGAATCGTCGGAAAAAAATAATTTTACAACGTGATTCCAATTGGATCGGGTCAATGCTACCGCGTATCTCCCACGGCCTAAAACTGTTCCCCCCGATGCTTCGAAATCTCTTAAAATTTCCGATAGAAATCTGTCGTTGTTTGACGGATCGCTAATGAGGTCGGCTAACTTATCGTGGTTTTCAGAAAAATACATAACGTCCGAATTTATTCGTAGATGCTCTTTCCGGCACTGTCTTTGAACTTGTAACCGAATTCTTTAACCAACTGACCAGCTACGGCATTTGCTTCATCCTCAATCTCACCGCCGACATCTGGAATCGGGTTTTTAGGGTCTTGTTTTAATTTCCCATTCTGATTTTGTTGATGATGGACCATTTCATGAGCAATTGAACGAAGTACATCAGCGGTTGACCTACCTTTGACATATACTTTAACAATTCCCTCAGTGGGGCTATAATGAGCATACGTCTTCAAGTCGTCCCGATTGACTGTGAGCTGGATTTTGAATGGTTTTTTGATGGCCAGCTTCTTTACTATAAAAGCTCCAAATTCCTTCACAATGTCTTTCAAATCGGTTTCCATGTTGAATAAATATCAAAACAATCGTGATTACGATAGATTTGGACATGAAAATTCCTCCGATAACAATTACGTCATCGGAGGAATTGCTGCGGAACGAACAGGATTCGAACCTGTGGAGGTTTTTAGGCCTCAGAAGTTTAGCAAACTTCCGCCATAAGCCAGACTCGGCCACCGTTCCATATTTACACCACTTACCTAACTACGGAGGATAGAGAGGGATTCGAACCCCCGGGGGTTTTTAGGCCCCTGTGCTTTTCAAGAGCACCGCTTTAATCCACTCAGCCACCTATCCATTACAATCCTCTATAATACTTAGAACGAGGCCTTCCTTTTTTGTTTCTACCTTTATATGTATCCGTCTGACTGTGACAGTTCGGACAAATTAGACCAAGATTGTCAATTTTATTGTTTTTAAAATTTCCGTCTTTATGTTCTAAATCTAAAGATATCGACCTATCCATCCACTCTTTAATTTTACAACATTCACATTGATGTCCACGTACTTCGGTGATATATCTTTTAATCCAATGTGCCGTGGATGTTTTTCCCCGCATCCCATCGTGCTTTCCGTCTAACCACAATTTTATCTTTTCTTTGTAATTGAAATCATGTTGACACTTCGGTCCACAAAACTTTTTTCCATTACTTCTCTTAGAGATTCCACAATTTATACATGTTTTAATACTATATACGTTTGGCATTGGTTTAATGTTCCTTTAACTATAAATAGTGTTTTAAACCCTAAAAGAGACTAATTTTTAAAATGAAACCTGAGACTACAGTGTTTCGTGTCAACCTTTAATCGGATTATTACAACCTTGCGGGCTGCTTTCCCGATATATCCACATCCACAACCTTACGGTTTATGTCTGTATTTGACAGAACGGCCTTTTTAGAGATGAGGCTTTTCATCTTTAATGTTCATCTAATCAACCTCTATTCAAACGGTTGCCTTGCGAGCAATTAGGTCTTGCGGACCACGTCCAAACTCGGATCAACAACTAACACCTTGCGAGCGCTTCGTTGTCTGAGTTACCTTACGGCCTCAGAGTTACGTTCTTTTCGACGAACACAAGTAACGACTTTGCTTTTTGTATAATATGTAATATCTACCAAGGATATAATATGCACCTAACAATGACGTGCGTTACTTGTGACATCAATTCCTTTTGGGAACCAATATACCACACACCATTTGTGTTTCTCTTGCGGATACTTCACCGAATTTCAAGATTATGTCCTGGTTACCCTGGCCACTTTCTATCTTTCTACAGATAAACACTTGCTTGCGGGCTTGTATCTATTTGTTTGACTTAGATCTTATTCTTGGCTGTTCCCGTTAAGGAACTGGTAGAGCTCGGCGGTGCCGTTAGTAGATGACTTACAGTGTTACCCTCAGTCACCATTTCCCAATCCAGCTTCAGACATACTTCCACCTTTTGAGTGAAAGACACTGATCTTGTCAGTTGCCTGAGTGTCCGTATTGCTACGGCGCAGTCTCGTTAGGGAGTTTCTGCTTTTACCGCCTTACGACGGGTTATCTCACGGGGTCAGGCCCCCAAATTTTACTTACTACAAAGAACAATCTACAAAGCGTCGAATTTTGACATAAATTCGATAAAAAGGTGTGGTCAAGTCAATACCACACAAATCTTGCTGCATTGTCGTTACTGGCAAACGGATAACTTTAGGTATTTATCACACCGTCGAGTTTTTAATTTAAGGATTTTCGCTTACACTCAACTAACCTTGAAATAACTATACACCGGATTCTAAAACTGTCAACCGGATTTCTTGACAGCACCCATTGAAGAAATACTGTTAATTTTATCCACGGTGGCTTTTAGGTCAACTTTAACCTCACGTTTGGCTTCGGCAAGCATGACATTCCAAAGAGCTTCTTCAAAGCACTTATTTACGTCCCATCCCTTGTGAGTGTCTTTATAACGAAATGCCAACCAGACGGTTTCGAGCAAAACCTGTCGTTCACCACACAGATCAAGATAGACGCTGAGTTGTTTTATACCATCTCTATCAACCATATTAATAACTATATTTGATTTTAGAAATCACCGTTGATAAACTACATTATTGTGGCCAAACATATGGTAGGTCGTCTCGTTCCGACCAATTAAACTTAGAATACCACCCTTTATTCTTTCTTAACAAATTAGATCGATGTGACGCGTGAAATGATACATCTCCAAGCCAGCTGGGATATGAGAGATTTTTTGAAAATTGACATGAAATACTTTTGAGTTTTTCTACAATAGTATCTTTAAACCCACGACTGACCCACACGTTGCATACAACCTCGGTATACTCTCGTAACTTACGTTCGTTGCCGCGCCACATTTTTGTGGCCGGGTGATTATACCACGGTGTCTTTCTGACCAATTTCTTTATCTTCATTGATTTTAACAACTTGTAAGTCGTTTCATCACAACTTGTCCAACTATTATCGTGAAATCTCTGATACGGCCCGATTGATAGGGATTTTAGAATCTGATACCCTTCAACTCGTTGCTTTCCTAAACGCTTGTCGTCTAGGCACTTGGCCGATTCGTAAAAATCCGCATGAGGTAGAAATGTTTGCATGTTTATATCTTATCACATTCAATCATTACTTCAATAGTTATTGTCATGAGAAACATGTTTTATATCTTGACTTTGGCTTTACTAACGGCTTGTTCTGACCCATATAACGTCCGCGTAAATAATGAAGATTATAAACTTATACGGAAAGGTTATACTGACAAGGACGGCAATCGGACAATTCCACTGTATGAGAAACGTGGAAATACAAACAATTATTACACTCCTTCATTGACCGGAACTCACATGATTTCGATAATGAAGTGAATGATGCGGAAGGCAGAGTATTCGAAACTCAGCGTTTTTTAGGCGCCCAAGTGATTTCCAATCACTGACCAAACCTATCGGTTTTACCTTCCAATTTGATTCCTATACATTGCAATAGCAATTGCTGCTGCACTACCCACATTAAGAGAACGGACTGAACCGAACGCGGGAATTGTAACCACACTCTTGCAGTTAGTCAAGACTTCAGTGGGAATACCCGTCTGTTCTTCTCCTAAAATAATGACTGGCTTCTCCGGCCAAGTATAAGTAAAAATGTTCTGACAATCGAAATTAGTGTTATTCTCAATGGCCACCGGGGTATAACCCTTTTCTGTGATTATTGCCCAAAAATCCTCCACCGTCTTGCAGTAATTGACAGGTGTATAATGGTGGACACCAACTGCTCCGCGTCTATCCCACTGCTTCTGACCTGCGATATAATAAGCCTCTCGAATTCCAAAGAAGTTCGTTGTTCGAAATACGTTAGAAAGATTGAAATCACCTTCAGTGTGCATCATTGCCACCGCTGCATCGACACAATTTTCCGAACAGTAGTTCTTGATTGCATCTACACTCAAATCCTTCAAATGATCTCTTACATTCATTGTTTGATAGTATTCGATTTCTATAAGGAGTCAATGATTTGTTTTCTGCGGATGACAGAGCAATCGAAGCCCACGCTTTTTAGGGCGCAATCTGTTTTCGAGGCAGTTCCCAAACCTTTCGGGTTTATCATCCAATTATCACTTACATTTCTGACAACAAAATTGTCCACTAAATGTCAATTCAACAAAATTGTTTCTACCGACATAACAATAGTCGGGATGAATTGCGAAATAATCTCCACACGATTCACACAATTCAATGGAACAGTTATTTGCTATAAATAACTCTTCGTCGAGAGTGTAATTACCTTCGTCCAACATTCGTCCCATGTTCATGTTATTTGGTGGGAGTAGAGGGACTCGAACCCACATCCGCCTTCCGGCTATCCAATTATGCACTAAGTGTTTAGGAAACACCGCCAATATACTCCCATTACTTTCTATAGTCTATCGGAAAACATCTTCTCTGTCAACTCCGAAAGTTCGCCCGCGTCCTTCATCCGTTTGAAATCAATTTCCGTTTCATTTCTACCAAGCGACTTGAGGATGAATTGTTTTATGTAGATAGCTTTGTTGTAAGCTTCGATTTCACTGTCGGTGAGATAATCTTCGACACACGACTTAGACTTATTGAATAAATCAAACTCATCGTTGCACTCTTTACATCCGCTGCCGTTGCACGAAGTGTTTTTACAAACAGGACAAACAATGATAGCCGTCCGACACAATTCACACCATTTTATCTTGTAGGTATTCTTCCAAATCGGAGTTTCTCCGAAGATTTCGTCCAAAGTTTCTTGTTCACCCATGGAAGGATGATATCACGGAAATCTAATGAGTCAATCGTTTAATGTAAACCTAACCGGGGGTTTCTGTATTGTCGGTTTTATCGTTTCCACTGTCTTACACGCTTGACCTAACATAACGACGAAGAACATGAGAATGAGAGTTAGTTTTTTCATAATTTCCAAAAAAACACCGAAAATATTTCCGACTGTGATAATGTCACGAAACGACGAGTCTGCGGTTCGTAGAAGCTGGGCGTCAATACACCGTCCTTCTCCAATATGAAAAGATTGATGGCGTGATTTTGCCCCTGGTCTGTACGATAGTAAACTTCCCCGGCTGCTAAGGCAGCCTTTACATTTCGATTCGGAGAAGAATGGTTCAACCATCTTAAATAAAACGAAGCAGCCCCTGAAAATTTATCACAATCATTGGATTCTGCGTTCCAGTTGTTTATTCCAAACTGAAATTGAAAAGCGGATAAACCTGATGAAAACTCTTTTTCCACCCATTCACGTTTAGCTAGAACATACAGACCATCGGATATTACCGCTTTCTCTGTGAGTATTCCAATACTCGCCATTGAGTTGTAAATTTCCGTCGAACTGAATGTTTTTGTCGGCGGTGGTGGTAAAGCGACTTTGGTTGAGTTGCTCTCACCATTCCCACATCCGATGGGGAGTAACGATAGACATACAACCAATCCTATAAATAACCATGATTTAAATTGTCTCATGGTTATAAATAGTAATCATTTATTTAAAACCACCGTTCCTTCCAATGTTTTCATATGTGAATTAGCTATATTCGCTTTCATCCGAGGACTATCCACCGGACGACGAGTGTTAATAGTCTTGCCAATCAAGCCAGCAGTCATCAAACCCAATGTCCAAAGATGAACTCGTTGGTGTTCTTCTCTATTGGCGTTGTATTTATCGAGCATTTCCGACAAAACCTTGTTTTTATTTTTCATGGTGGGCGGTGATGGAGTTGAACCACCCGAGTCCGTTAAGACAACGCGTTTACAGCGCGTACCGCTACCCCTACGGGATAACCGCCCATTTAATTCGCCAACATTCTCAAAACCAACTTTGCTTTCTTTAACTTTACCTTGGTAGTTTCAATTTCCCCGTTGGTCGAGTTATTATGAAAATTTTTGCTTGCTAACCGTTTCTCAAGAAATGCGACGTATTCAGTCTCATGTTTGATTCTGTCTTGTTTCGATTTCATATGGTGGTCAAGATGGGAGTTGAACCCACAAAACTCTGTTTCTGAGACAAAGATGTTTTCCAATTACATCACCTGACCATTAGTTTAACGTATCATGTAGCCGCGCTTCTGTTTTATTCTATAATTTGACTATGCGCCAACCCGAACCTACCATAACGGGAAGCACTACCCTCGGTTCTGTTTGGCTTGCACCTAATATGTGGTATTAATGAATATGTGGTCGGAACTAACGGCCGTGTATTGGATTATTTTGTAACCGACCATCCCTCAGAGACTTTCACTCCGATTATACACCGTCTATTTTATCACTCTAATGAGTGAACATATTCTCCCAATCATCTGCTTTGGTGGCGCGAACTTCCTCAGATGTATTTCTACACCCGCTATAGATCGACCGTGTTAAACTGTAGCCCATGACGGTTACGCTCCGTCTTCTAATTCTTGAAAGGGATCCGTCCTAACTACTAGACGAATGGGCCATTCTATTTTTAGAGGAAATAGACACCCCGTGGCTGGTTTGGTTATAACCGGGTTCAGCACCACGACCCAGATTTACGTTTTCGCTCTAAATCCAATTAAACATGCAGTTGAGTTTTTAATTTGATGAATACCCAACTAACACTGGTCGGGGTAGCGGGACTTGAACTCGCAACCTTCTGGCTCCGGACCAGACCGTCTACCATTGACATTATACCCCGATGGTTGGTATGACAGGACTTGAACCTGCACGGATTTCTCCACTAGCTTCTAAAACTAGCGCGGCTGCCATTACGCCACATACCAATTATAAACTACTTTGACACGGCAGCGTGAGTCGGAATCGAACCGACGAAGCAGAGATTTGGAGTTTCCGCACTACCCAGTAGCCACGCTATAAAATCGATTAGAAGTTTCCTTCTAATCAAATTGTTCCGACCTGTATCGCTTAGATGGCTGCATATAGTCTTTATGATCCCAGAGGAGTCGGAAATTGAAGGTCAATTAAAAATGTTGTAATGAAGACAACATCTCTACCTCAGGAGCGCCAGGAGGAAACTGTTCGTGTAAGGAGTCTGCTATGATGTTCTCAAATTCCTTTATCTTTTTTCTCACTTCCTTAGATTCTAATCTATAATCTTTCATTCGTTGATTTTCTATACCTTTACGGTAAAGGAACGATATGTTCTTTTCAATCTGGTCTTGTCTCTTCAAAAGTTCAAAGTATTGTTCTTCTTCATTTGAATACTTTACTTTAAGTGGAATATTCCAAATTTGTGAAATTAACCACAAATCAAATTCGTAATACTGTGAATAACATATTGGGTATTTTTTACAGTAGGCGTTTCCTTCAACGTCCCAATTTAATTCGGAACTTTTCATGTAAGTCTGACAGTTATGACACCAAATTTTAATATCCAATCTGCCCTCGTCTGATTTGAAAAAATCGTAATAAGAATTCTTAATTTTGTCCTTGAACCATCTGTGGATATTTTCCTTTTTTTGTTCATCTGATACAGATTTTACCAATTTCGATGACAGAGATTCTAAAATACTTGCATCAGTAGAATTTCTGGCTTTCAATCGAACGTGTGTAACAGCCCCTTCTCTTAACCTTTCCTCAACTGTCATTTGAGGAGTATGTTCCGAGGAAAGTTGGTTCACATTCCGAACCGTGTGCATCGCTGTACCTACGTTGTTTTTGTTGTATGACATGAATCTATGATATAGTGTGATTTTCTAAAGTCAATGATGAAAACGGCGGGATTCGGACCCGCATATGTCTAAGACTGGCCCTGCGTTATGGGTGCCTTGTGATTGTTGGATAGTAATGAGGTCGGCCGTCACAGCTTGCCATCCACCCCTATCTCCTCACCGCTTGGTTCCCCATAGACTGAACACTTACAATCGATTTTGGTATGTTCAATATGTCTGTCGCGACACCATCGGATTTTCGCACCGTCTCAATCGACATGAGAACTATAATTTATCAATCCTTTTCTTTCGTCCCGGATCGTTGTGGTCTAGTTCCCATTGCGTTTTATCACGCACCACGTTTTCAAATTGTTGCCTACGGTTGGTTTCTTTTGAAGGCCTTTACAAAGAATCCATTACTGTAATTACCGACCTCTGCATCGTGGTAGTCACGGTGAGATTTGAACTCACACTGTCAACACGCTCAATGTTGCGCCTCCTGCCAATTGGGCTACGTGACCATAAAGGGATTGTAGATGGGAAGGATTGAACCTCCATGGCGTATTTTTGACTATCGCGGGCGGCTACACCGTTGTTACGGCCGTTTCCGTTTTTCCCCACTGTCGGGAACATCACACACCTATTTACGAACTACTCATGTTCTAGTGGCACTTCTCCACCGCTACATCTACAAAATGTTGAAGTGATTTGAAATTTTTCCCTATCGGGGAAGAGCGGGTTACGTTTACCTCTCAAATCTAGCACCATTTTCTTCAATCTGGTGGGAATGGTTGGAGTCGAACCAACTACTTTTGCGTTGTCACCGCAACACTCTACCGTTGAGTTACATTCCCATTAGGACCGGAAAGACCGGTCCATATTGTTATTTGACTTCAAGATATTTCTTGGTCTTCTCGGAAGAAATCTTTGGGATTTCAATTCTTAGAACACCGTCTTGAAGCTTTACGTCAGCTAAGTCAAGATCCAACCCAGTATAACTAAATTCTCTTAGGTAGGAGGATTTTTGATTTTTTGCTATGATTGACAATTTTCCGCTGGAAACTTCCACCTTTACATCTTCTCGTTTAAAGCGGGGGAGTTCCACCTCAACAACCACAGATTTGTCCGTCTCCGATACATCGGTTGGTCTCCAGTTTCTATTTAGTTGAAACACAGGATCTGACCAAAAACAATCGTGAAATCTATCCACGATGTCTGACAAGTCTGAGGTTACGCCGTTGTATTTTACTAATGTATTCATATGTTTTTTTTTTGTGTTTTTTCTACACGAACAATTCAGCCTACACAGCGAATCGTATATTTCGTTTAGAAATTCTAAATTTGGTGGTCTGGGACTTAAACCCATCCGAGGACACCACCCGCGGCCTCTGCTTACATCGGAACCAAAACCGTGCGGCCCAACGTAGATTCTAAAAGTCAAGTGTGATTGGTCAGCTCAATTCGAAGTTTCGTGCCCAATCTATTCCACATTTTGACACAAATAAACGTTATTCATTATGTCATATACACTCAACTGAACCTATTATCGGAATTGAACCGATTATGTTGATCTAACACGTAACCAAAGCATTTCTGCACCAGCCATCCCATCTATGGAATGTATGAGAATCGAACTCACTGCATAACAGGCATAAGAAAACGGTAGCCCTGACGAGACTCGAACTCGTAAAACTCCAGATTTTAAGTCTGTATGCTGTGCCAATTCGCAATTAGGTCACAGGGCCATTTTATTATCGAAATATCTAACTATTTCTATTATTTTTGATATGTATATTACAACAAGTAATTTACATCATGAATTATCAATCTCAAATTAAAGAACTTCACTCGTCGGGAAAAACATATAAACAAATAGCGAGAACATTAGGTTGTTCTGAGTGGACCGTTCACTACAACCTTAATCCAAATAGGAAGAGGAATCAAGATAAATATACAAAAAAGAAACAGACCACGGATCCTCTGTTTTATAAACGGAAAGAATTTCTACGGTCAAGTCGAAAAAATGTAGTTGTAGATTTCTCTCTTTTGGATTTAAAGAAGAAATTGGGACCATCGCCAAAATGTTATTTGACTGGAGAACCAATCAATCTATTGGATAAGGATGATTTTAGTCTTGACCATATTCTACCTGCTTCTAGGGGAGGAGAAAGTTCTCTCTCTAACTTGGCAATAACCAAAAGAATAGTCAATCAATCCAAATTTAATATGACTCCCCAAGAGTTTATTGAAATGTGTCTAAAAGTCACAAATCATTCGAAGGTGGTTCCACCCGGAGTCGAACCGAGATAGCGCTCCAATCTAGAGCATATACAGATTATAAGTCTGCCATGTTACCATTACATCATGGAACCAATTAAAGAGTCTCTCACAACCGACATTGAACATCTTACATCAATCTCCGTAAGAGTCAAGAAATGGTTTCCCGAGGATTTCACCGATGTTCTTCTGTTTCGTGCCCTACTCCAGAAATCTATCTCGTTTCACCAGGCTAGCCCGAAACGCTGGCCTGTTTAAAATGTAGCGGAGGACGGAGTCGAACCGTCCATAGAGACTTTCGTCGCCTGCGTTATGAGCGCAGTTAGCATCCCACGGCTTGTCTCCGCAATCAAAGACATCAGAGGCACGTCCGATCCAATCGGTTAATACACCATTATATGGCCCTAGCTATAGGCTGTGTAATACAGGGTGAGCGTGATGTTTGGTGGTCAATGAAGGAGTCGAACCTCTCGCATGTCCGCCCTATTTATTATTATGCAACCGTTTTACAGACGGCCATAGGGAACATCGACCAAATTTATCTGAGCGGATGATGGGAGTTGAACCCACAACAGCCTGCTTGGAAGGCAAGCGCTCTGCCAATTGAGCTACATCCGCATTTTGAAACACACCAAAGATTCTATTCGTATAAAACGAAGGAAGAATGGCCTTTGGGCTGTGGTGGTCACGGTCGGATTTGAACCGACACTGTACAGTTTTTGAAACTGTTGCCTCCTGCCAATTGGGCTACGTGACCATTAAAATTCAGCTGAATTAAGGTGCTCAAGGTGGGAGTTGAACCCACAAAACCAGGCTTCTAAAACCCGGATGTTTTCCAGTTACATCACCTGAGCATACGTGACCGCCGGGTGTTAACACTAACACATCACCGCTGGAGCAATATCCAACCCGGCGCTACGCTGTCAGCCATATCCGAGTCGAACGGATCCCCCAAGTTTCCAGAACTTGCATGCTACCGAAACACCTATGACTGTTTATTTACACTACTAACACGGGTCGGCTCGGTGAGACTCGAACTCACAATATCCTGCTCCCAAAGCAGGCGGAATAACCATTATCCTACGAACCGATTGGTGGAGCGCAAGGGAATCGAACCCTTACCCGAAGCTTGCAAAGCTACTGTGCTACCATTATCACCAGCACCCCAAAAATATTCAAACCACGTTATGCTGCCGTTTACATTAAGTGTCTTCCCTACAAGAAGACCCAAGGACCTCGAACCCTAACTTCCGTGATTTAAATTGATGGAGTTTATACGGCTTTTGAATAGTGACCATTACAGTCAAAATTTTGTTCATATCGTAAACCGACTACTATCGCCCGTGTGTGGCATATCTCACGTCTCCATGCAGAGACGGTGTTTTTAAATTGGTGCTTTCTCTCCAGCTGTCAAGTTTCCATATCCACAGTACGTGTGGCGTAGGATTATAAAGGATACTTTGCCTTAACTACTGTAGCCCCGCTCGGAGTCGAACCGAGTTCTCCGGATTGAGAATCCAGAATCCTATATCCATTCGTAGACGACGAGGCCATTTAATTTCAAAAACGTTCTCCATAAACTACACTGGCTATTTTCATTTAGCGGCCATTGACGAACAGGGGAATCGAACCCTTACTTTTTTTGAAATGGTAGGAGTAGAGAATTTTGAAATCCCGACCTTGTCCGTGTAAAGGACCTGCTCTTCCTCTGAGCTATACTCCCATTAAATTTACTGGAGCGGGTAGAGGGAATCGAACCCTCGCATCAACTTTGGCAAAGTTATAGGCTACCATTACATCATACCCGCACAAGCTCTTTTCTATTCGGTGAGCGACGCCGCTTGACCTATCGTGTGGTGACCGGGACTAGCCCGACCGGCTCTGTCTCTTTTAGACTCTGCCTCTACGGTTCGGAATTTCAACCGAACGTCTTGTTTCAAATTCAACTGTTACTATCTTACACTTCTTTTCAAATCCGTCAACTACTTTCTTCACTGACGCCAAAAATGTCAAAAACCGTTGGAAGTTTTTCCAACGGTCTTCATGTAAAGATATGCCGTTAGAAAGTTACCCGAGAGGGGCTGATAATACAGCACTCCCGAGGGCAACTGGTGCCCACACAGACAGTGACGGTATATACGATTCTACGTTCATTATCCAATACATATTAACAATTTTTGAAAACGGCCAAAAAATCACATCAAATGTCAATTTTTTTACTATACCGTCGTTGTTCCTCGGCATTTAAAAACGCGACGCCATCTACATAATGACATTTTTCATCAGAACAAAATACACCAATATGGCATCCACTCAACTTAGAATCACAGAGAGGACATAACGTCGAATCACCATCTTCCCTTTCCTTGATATTAAACAATTTTACCTTACGTCGTAGTTTCATTTTCATAGAATCCATCGTTACTTGACCGTATTTACCGCAAGAATTAACTCATTCAAATTGTTGTGAGTTATTCTTTGGATGCTATCGTATCTGAATTCCACGCCGGTTACTTCTTTACGTCTAACGAATTGTCGAATGAAATCGTGAGCATAATTTCTTTTCAACCAAGTATAATAAAAATCGATTTCTTCCGGATCAGCTTCAATGAGACAATCCATTTTCTTGAAGATAGTTGCGTACATCGTGAGACTTCTAAAAGCACTCACTTCGCTAGGAGGAGCGGTCAGTTCACAACTTATAATCAAGTTCATTTTTCAGGCGGGTCTTTTTTAGGCGGGGATTTCTTCTTTTTCTTCGAAGCTTTGTAATTCTTGCGGTCGCCTTCTAATTTCTTCCCAAGCTTTCCTTTTTTATCCAACTCTACGAGTTCATTTTCTCTGGATTTGAACTCGGAAACTTCCGCTTCGTAATTTTTCTCAACCGATTCAGCTAGTGATGCGTTACGGTGTTGCCCCGCATTGGCAAAAATTTTGCTGCTAAGGAAGTACCACCAATTCTCTTCGGAGTTTTTATCCTTTTCCAAAAAACAGGCCGTAAGCATACCGAACAGTGGGTCTGGTATATCGCTTAAGTTACCAGAATACTCGGCATCAAAATAATCTTTTCTATTCTGGTCATATAGATGCACCATTTCGAAAGTCTTCCCAATGTCTTTCCTATCATCGAATACACATTCTATTGCACGGGTAGCTGATTCTATATAATCATAGTTGCTCACAGAGGAGAGTTTTACGGGAAGGATTACTCTGGCTCTCCAATTTCCTGTTTCTACGAAAAATACAGTCTCATCAGTCATCTTCAATAAGTATAACCGAGTTTGCGCTACAGTAAAGTTTTTATCTCGTTGTGAGATAATGAATTAGACAGACTTTACTGGAGGTTATAGTCGGTTTTAACGTTCGATTTCGTCGAATAAACCATCTTATCTATAAGGAAAGTAAAGTTCTTTCCCTCGACTTTGTTTGGGAAAGACCCTTTTTTTACATACGCAATTGTGATGTGCGGATGGTAGTTCGGGTGACTATCTTTATTTGGAAACTTGTCCGCCAGTTTTCGGAGATCGAGCAACTGTCCGTTCGGGACGACGTCAAATTTCACAACATCAAATTTCTCCGGTGAGAAGGTGGAGATGCCAGACACGGTGACTGAAAATTTCTTGACACCGGACAGCATTTTCTTCACTTCATCGTCGGTCAGGTCAGGTGTAAATCCGTATTTTATAGTCACATGGGGATCGGTTTCTCTACCGTAATCCTCATTCGGTTCGGTGTAAAGTTGAGAATCTTTCACCAGTTTCTTTCCGACGCTGATTAGTTTTGGTACCGTGTCTCGGGAAATATAACACATCAGACAGCCATATGATTCACCATTTATCATTTACTTTACCTTCTTGGAAGATTGACGTAGAAGTTCAGCCTGTCTAGCAGCTTCAACTCTTTTCGTTGCCTCTATCTGCTCTTGAACGGTAGTGGCGGGATTGTTTGTGACGAGCCCACCGATGGGCTTCAATGTGACTATTCCAATTTGTTGTTTCATAACTAATATATAGTCAAGAATTAGGCAGGAGCAACATCTAAACGGGAACTACTGGAATTCATAACCTTGTAACTAAAGGTGGATTTGTTTGCAACTTTGCAATAATAAGATCCGCTGTCGGATAATGAAACCGCAGGGATTGTGTAAGTAGTAGAAGTTTCAGCTGGTTGTAACACTCCATTTTTATACCATCTCACATAATCACCTTCAACGACTGATACCGTCATACTAACGGAATCGCCAACGACTGCGCTCTGAGAAGTTGCTGGTTGAGAGGATATACCAGGACTGTTCTTCGGCATCACACTGACAGTGTAGAGAGTCTGTCCGCCCACAGACCCAGAATCGGTCAGAATTTGACTACCAGCGTGGGCCGTAAGATCGAGGATGGATGTGGAAAACGGCCATATATAAGGTAATGAATACGGGCCGTTGCCATTTACACAGTCAATCGCAGCGACCCCGCTGGCTCCTATCCACTGATAATACCAATTCTGATTTTCTGAAATTGTGGATCCGGTTAAGACCTTCGTAGCCGTAGTAAAGGTGTTGGTCATCGGTATCGTTACGCCGTCCGGGCACGGAGCAGTGATGGTAGTCTGAGTTGGGGAGAATACCGTAGTAGGTCCGAACGTCGGACTCCTCCAACCGTAATCTATTCTTATAAAACCCGCACCGAAATTCATGTTGATGTTATCGTAAGTAGTCGCCCCCATCGACGATCCTCGGGTAGAAATGTTTGTATCGTCATCTCTCAACAGAGTGTAGGTTTCATCATCGTATATGTATAACTGTGAAGGGCTACTGTTGTGATGAGTGTTGGTGGCGCTAACGGTGAGTGTCACCACATCACTCGCTGCGCTTCCATTGGCGTTACTTGCGCTACATATATAACTCCCCTGATCAGCAGTTTGGACGTTATATAAAGTAAGTTTCGGTGTGGTTTCTCCGAAAGCATTTATATCCGCTCCAACGCTGACACCGTCACGATACCACGCAAAAACAGTGTCACTTGGATAAACAAAGCAATTCGTAGCGTTTCCGGCCACAATCGGGCCTCCATTTCCACGAGTTGTAGTGCCTGCACCAGATGGAGTGGCTGCACCAGACTTTCTAAAAGGCTTTATCTGAATATTATTACCATAAACCGAACCGACTTGATTGTATACACGAGCTCTCAAGTTTAAACCCTGGTCGATCATTGTTTGTGTAAAATATCCATCGTTAACCGCTGTAGTCAGATCCAAAGTAGCTGCGGTCTGTCCGGTTACTGCGATTCCGCCATATTCCCACGAATAACTGATAGCCGATCCGGTAGCAGTAAGTGCTGCAAATCCACTTGAGTTTATACTGGACGGATTAGTCAAAATCGTTGGTGCCGATGTATAAATAGGCATTTCCGAAGAACTGGCCTCACTTACGATATTCGAAACCTCACATGCATATGACCCCTCCATGCCATTCGGTGGCACACTAGCTAGGGCTTGTAGGGTCATCGTCGGCGTTGTGGTTCCGGTTGTGAATATGTTCGGAGTTCCATTAACCAAATATGAACTGTTGCTCGTTCGCCTCCAGATATATGATAATTGGTCACCCGTAGCAGTGACGGCGAAGGTCACGACTGAATTTATAGTTGGCGTTGCAGATGGTGGCGTCTCGCTTGTAATAACCACCGGGTCTAATACTGTGATGGTGAAGTTGGCCGACGTCGAGGTGCCGAAACTATTGGTTACGTTACATGTGTAATATCCACTGTGAATATTCTTCACGGATTCCGTTACATTGTAACTATTAGCACTTCCGGATTGCAACAAAGACGATGAATTGATATACCAATTATAATACATCGGAGTGTCTCCCAAAGCACTAGCAATAAGTGTGAATGAAGCACTGGTAGCAATATAATTAATTCCACTCTGTTCAGTGAAACCCGATCCGGTTATCTGAACACTTGATGGCCACAGTGGAGCATAACGATCAGCATAACTAGCAGTAATTGTGCGACTGGATGAAAGTGCGTGACTTGCGCTAATTGAAAAACTTGATGTGATTGAGTGACTTGAACTGATTGCGTAGCTAGCCGAAAGTGCGTGACTTGCGCTAATTGAAAAACTTGATGTGATTGAGTGACTTGAACTGATTGCGTAGCTAGCCGAAAGTGCATAACTCGCGGAAACTGAAGGTGAGCCGGGTGCGTAGCTGGCCGAGAGAGCATAACTTGCCGATACGGACGGTGAGCCGGGAGCATAGCTTGCGGATAAGGCATAACTGGCTGACACCGACGGAGAGCCAGGAGCATAACTTGCGGAGGTGCTTGTTAAAGCATAACTGCTTGATATAGAATTGGTCGACCAACTGCTGGTGATGTTGTATGTACTCCCACTCCCCAAAGTAGTCCCCGCACCGACTCCATTCAATGAAAAGCTGGAGGTCAGTGCATAACTTGCGGAAACCGAAGGTGAGCCAGGAGCATAACTTGCGGATAAAGCATAACTTGACGATATCGATGGTGAACCGGGAGCATAACTCGCAGAGAGCGCTTGTGAGGCATAACTCGCGGAAACACTGGTCGAAGCATAACTAGATGACAACGTAGGTGAACCAGGAGCATAACTAGCAGAAATGCTGGTCGCAGCGGATGTTGCATAACTTGCCGATACGGACGGTGAGCCAGGAGCATAACTTGCGGAAACACTGGTCGAAGCATAACTAGCGGTAGATGAATTGGAACTCCAACTGGCCGTTATGTTGTATATACTTCCACTTCCCAATACAGTCCCCCCATTGGAAGAATTCAGTGCAAATGAAGACGTCAACGAGTGACTAGCAGAAGTCACCGTTCCGAATACAGCGGAACTGGATACATAACTGGACGTGTTTGATGTTCCAGAGGTTGTGGAATAACTAGAAGATACCGAATACAAGGCAGCGCTCGAACTGACTGCCGCACTTGAGGAAACCGAGTTAGTCGACCAACTACTTGTGATACTATGTGAACTTCCGGTGGATAAATTAGGAGCATTTAACGCATAACTAGCGGAAGTCACCGTTCCGAATACAGCGGAACTGGATACATAACTCGCGGTTGAAGCGTTGGCTGACCAGCTAGATGTTATGTTATATGAACTTCCGGTCGTCAAATTCGGAGCATTCAGTGCATAACTGGATGTGACGGAGTAACTAGCCGAATTTTGAACGGATACATAACTCGCAGTTGAAGCCATCGCCGACCAACTGCTTGTGATATTGTGTGAACTTCCTGTTGAAAAGTTAGGTGCATTTAAGGCATAACTAGCTGAAGACACTGTGCCAAACACGTTAGACGACGTCACATAACTCGCTGTAATGGAAATATCAGAATTCGTCGAGTGGCTGCTTGAAACGGAACGTGTGGCCCAACTACTCGTTATATTATGGGAACTTCCTGTTGAAAAATTGGGCGCATTTAACGCGTAACTAGATGTTTTGGAATTATCGGAATAACTTGACGTCGATTGTGTGGAAACGTAACTAGCGGTAGATGCGTTTGATGCCCAGCTGCTTGTGATGTTATATGAACTTCCGGTGGCTAAATTAGGAGCATTTAACGCATAACTAGCTGTGTTGGAATGACTTGCTGTCAATGACCAACTGCTTGTGATATTGTGTGAACTTCCAGTCGAAAAATTCGGAGCATTTAATGCATAACTAGATGTTTTGGAATTGTCGGAATAACTTGATGTTGATTGGATTCCAACATAACTCGCGGTGACGGCTCTCGATGACCAACTGCTTGTAATATTATGTGAACTTCCAGTGGCTAAATTAGGAGCATTTAAGGCGTAACTGGCTGAGTTAGAATAACTAGCTGTCCCAGATAATGGACCTGTAAATTGTCCGACAAAACTGTCAGCAGTAACCACACTGTCTTTTCCAACGGAAAACTTGCTCGTTGTACCAATCAACAGATTGATGAGCTTGCTCGAACCCGAAGACGCAGTATCGGTCACGGTCAGCTTTATACCATCATGTTCCGTTAACGACGATGTCCAGACGGTCGATAAATTGGAGATTTTTACATTTGCCATATCAAGTTCTCTCTATAAATAGAATCGAACCTCGAAATAGATGGCATTATTTGACCTGAGATTGTTTGTGTAAAAAGTCTTTAGTTACAGACAGAAGTTCCTCTTCCGGCACCTCATCCATTTTATCTTTATAGGTGTCAAACCAGAATTTCAACACCTTACCCACACGAGGGCCTGGTTTGACCTCTGGAAAGTTCTTCATCAACCATTCTCCGTTATATTTACTCTTTGGAATGACAGTATTTTCAATTTTCTCTGTCTCAGCGACGTATTTGGAATATTCCGATGGAAATAAAGTCTTGAAAAAATGGTCATCGTCGTCAATTTTACGACGCACGTTCAGTTCTATGAGTTTTTTTCGAATATAATCCGCGATTGGTCTTCCCGTCCTAACACGTTTCCGGTCACTGTGGTTCATGTCTTGACCGACATAATACTCACTATCAAATAGTGGCGAGGATGATATAAACTCAACAATGTCATCCACCGTTTCTATACTATCATATCTTTCGATGTTATTGTATCCAAGAATCTTCAAACCTTTTCTCAAGTCATTGGTTATATGAATATAGTGGAACTGCCCTTTCTTATCTACATAGATTTTGAAAAATCCACCAGTCCCATAGTTAAATTTTACTCTCCGTGATAACACGCCAAGTATTCCACTGAAATCATTGTAACTAAGATACTCCCAATGTGGGTCGAATTGTTCCTGTGAAACCGTGTTCAGAATATCAACGTGGACGGTTTTACCGATGGCAGAGGATGCATAGAGAATGCTGTAAATGTTTCCATTCTTACTGTAATCCTTCACTCCGTCTCCCAATTTTGTTTTTAATAGGACAGATAAATCATGATTCTTGTCATTGAGAACTACTATATCAATGTCGCCGTGGTCTGCTTTTGTCTTAAGCGCACGACTTAGTTCCATACGAGTGATGAACGGCGCCAAAACTGAAGAAATTTCACGAAACACCTTGTTCATCTCATCAGTGGTCACTCTAACGGCCCTTGGGCCAAAGAGCTTACCTCCCTCAGAAATCTTCTTCGACGGAGTTATAATCGATTCTACAATTTTCTTTAATTTTATCATTTCTTTTCTTTTTCTTTCAAATCTTCCAATATCGTTTTTAATTCCTCTGAAATCTGTCTAAGACGACCTGTTTTTTCCGTCGGTGGATCGATCGATGTAACTATCACCGATTGTGTGTTAAATATGAACGGTATGCCGGGGCTCAATATCGGTTCCGATGTCGATGTCTCGTTTGTCGAAACCACAACCGGAACGAAATTGGTGACTGTCACGTAGTAGTTTGTTAATGTCACATAGTTCGTGACCGACCACGCAACCTTCACCGGTGGAAGTTGTCGTTCGGAAAGACGGTGTTCTACGACCAATACACTCAGCCACACGGACAAAGCGGCTAAACTAACTACTGTTAGGATTTTTGTAAAGATTTCTTTCATATACGGATACATATTCCGACGTGAATTATAAATTTTAATTCATCTGTGGGAAACATACTATTTTTCTGAGTGTCTTGTTACATTCCAGACACACATCGTTACCCTCACATATTTTACAATCCACCTCTACTTTATTGAGCTTTCGCGCGTATACATTACAAATGACGCCGATACCTGCTACCGTCGTCTGAACTTTTACATGCTTTTCCGGAAGTTCCACCGTTTTTGATTCATTTAACATCTCCTCTGGAAAATTCCGAAGCCACGGGTCTGTAAGATGCGTGTCTCCGCCACATTCCGACAGAGACGTTATGAATTCTTCTCCATTGACCATCCACACTTTATTTATCATGGGGTAGGCAATGAGAAGTTTGGTTATCTCCTCTCCAAATCGGTGAAATGACCCATTCATTTTAAGAGTCACTGGCCGATACACATTTTGGATGATTTTCACTTACTTAGTGTATACCTCCGTTGGAAAAGGTCAATTTATAATTTCGTTGACAATTGGAACTCCATGCGTTACCATCGGATAATGTCAAATACATCACAAATGATTAAACTAAGGTCCACGGTTGATTCGACCGTTTATTTTTCCAGTGACTTCCACCTCGGACACAATCGTCCGTTCGTGTGGGAGTCCCGTGGACACAAAAGTTCCGATGACCATACGAATTTCGTAATTGATACGGTAAACGACACCGTAAAGCCGAATGATTACCTGTTTTATTTAGGCGATTTCTGCTTGAACACAAACGAAGGCCAATTTGAATCGTATCTCTCTCGTATACTGTGTCAGAATATTTATATGCTTTGGGGAAATCACAACAATCCTATTCAGAAAGTATACGAACGAGAAGTTCTTGCTAAATACAGCGAAAACATTAAAGTTTATCCATTTCGTTACAAAAACGTAACGTTTCTAGGAGATTATCAGGAAGCTTTAATTGATGGGAAAATCGTAGTTATGATGCATTACCCTATAAATGTGTGGAACTTCATGTCATCGGGTGCATATATGCTCTGTGGACATAGTCATTATAGTTTCGCCAAGACGAGAGCCGATTCAAAGGATGGATTGATACTGGACGTTGGTTGGGACGGCAATGCGGCTCCATATAGCATGGATGACATCAATAAAATCATGGCAAGAAAATCAGTGGAAATAGTTGACCATCATGGTGAATAATGAATTAAGTTGACGGTGACAGACTTTAAGTTATCATAACAATATGAACGTATGTAAACTAACCGACCGGATTCTGGTACTCATGGAATCACACGGTTTCACAACCGAGGTGGATGGGGCCGCTTATCAATTAAAAATTGACATTGAACAGGAAATAGAGACGCATCTGGAAGAATCGGGTTATTATAACGAGGAGGCATATGGTCCATTCTGAATGGCCAGCGCCTAGTTGGGACGAACTCTTCATGCGACACGTCTATTTGATAGCATCAAAGAGCAAAGACAAGAAGACAAAAGTCGGAGCAGTATTGGTGAGGGACAATTCAGTTATAAGCGAAGGGTATAATGGGTTCTGTCGAGGAATAATTGACGATATACCTGAACGTCATGAAAGGCCAGAGAAATACTTCTGGTCAGAACACGCAGAACGTAATTGCATCTTTCATTGTGCCCGCAACGGAATTTCTACATTAGGAACCGTGTTATACACACAAGGACTTCCATGCAGCGATTGTACTCGTGCTATAATCCAATCAGGAATAAAGGAGATTGTTCTACACGAAGGATGGGAACACGATGTATCGGTGGGAATTACACGAGACAAATGGACGGAAAGCGGTCAACGAAGTGATATTATGATATACGAATCACATGTAAACGTCAGAATATTTTCTGGAAAATTGGGAGTAAAAACTATGATTAACGGGGATATTTATGAAGTCTGATTTAGAATCCACACCCACGGAACAACTACTGGCCGAACTTACTCGTAGGGGCGAACATAAGAACGAAAATTCTTTAGATACTATAAGAAAACGAATTAAGTCTAAGAAACTAACCTGTGCAGTAATAGTTGATGACGAAGACTTGACATATGGACCGAACTTCATGTTAGGTATTGTAAAAGATGGGAAGTTTTTTGATTTCTATTACAATTCGGGAATCCCATATGGAGAATTCCAAAAGTTAATACCAGATAATTTCGTGGAGACTTGTGAAAGCGTCTATGAATATCACTCACCTACCGCTAAAAGAGATAAACGGGGACTTCGGATAGTGGACAAAAGTCCAGCGAAAGCCTTGTCAGTGTTGAAAAAAGCGGGTTACGTTGAATTTTCACAAAAATGAGCAAAATAACTAAAAAAGAATTCGAGTCTTTATATAACCCAAAGACAACTATTAGAAAATACAATGAAATTTTATCAAAAATCGATGAACGATTCGGTGAAATTGTATTGACCATCATTCCCGATGTTACCAAAAAAGGTTGGTTTGATTATGGAAACTGTGGTTACGAGGGTGATGCATCTGAAGGCAAATTTGATTTAGATGAATATAAGAAGGAAATAACGGTGGGTGGGGAGTATGCGTTTTTGCCGGAACCTTATGGATGTAATAACTCATTTCCTACTAGATGGTTATGGGAAGATTTTGAAGATGAGTTCAAAAAGTCAGTTGACGACTATAATGAAGAACTGGTGACGGTCAAGTTAGACAAGAAATTGAAACGAATCGAACTTGAGAAAAGAAAAGAAAAATTCCACAGAATAATAGAATCGAAACTAACCAAGGAAGAGTTGAAATACATCTCTTTTAAATGAGTATTATGTATCATCGATTTAAATGTGATTGTGAAAAACATACATCGGCTAAGTGGTGTTACATGCCCAGTTCAAAAAACATCGTATATCCTTATTTCTGTGACGATTGCGTTCCAAGAGGATGTACATGTAATCACGAACACACTCCGGATTCCCCCGCGGGAATTGGAAACGGTTTCGGTGAATTCCCACCAACCAACGATGGAGTTGGATGGAAATGGTTAGAAGAACCCCATAGTTGGTGTCTGACTGATGAATCCGGTAGACAATTTCCATGTTGTGAATTTGACTATTCTTCGGATGGTTATGTTGCAGAAAAAGACGAACTCAATTTTTATAAATTGAATGGTATAAAGTATAATCTATGAAACAAGAACTAAAAGTAGGCGACGTAGTAAAACACTGGGGATTTAATTTTGAACCTCTACGCTGGTGGGAACTTCTCTACATGAAACCTAAGTGGTGGACGAGGGATGTGATGTATTTTTTCAGAAAACAGGGGCAAAGAATTCGGGATGGTTTCCCATCCGAAGAATCATTTGATTTCCACAGTCATTGTGCAAAGTGGAGTTTGCCCAGGTTAAAACAAATGAGAAATAATTTGAGTGGTTATCCGATTTCATTTATGGAAGAGGCCGACGAGTTGAATACAACGGACCAACTCTATTTTGATTTCATTAAAGACGTCGCCGTTGTAAAAACGGGAAGCCAACGTTGGGAAGAAGTTTTGGATAAAATCATCTGGTCTATGGAAAACTTCGACAACGAACCTGACCCTATTTATCCCGAGAATTATGATAGTCGTCAGTTGGTCGTCTCCGTCGACGAACATTCCATTGGATATAAACCCGCCGATGACCGTCGGATTGACTGGACTCCATGTGAAGAACATAGCAAACGGGTTCAAGAGGGATTTGATTTGTTCGGACGTCACTTTTTAGCACTTTGGGATTGATTGTATAATTACTTAATTGACAGTCCTGATTTTGGTGATACTATTAAAACATATGGAACTAACTGAACTTTTAGAGAAAATTGTCATTGAACTTGAGTCCGATATCAAAAAGAATCCACGGCTTGAGTTAGTGACGAAATCCAATAACGAGGAATGTGTATTCTCGTTTTTGCGTGAGAATTTGTTTAGAAACGACAAGAAAACTAATGATTTCATCAAATCAGTCAAACAAAAATACGAAATCCGGGAAACCGTATTGAAAAAGAAGGAACTTACCGAATCGGAATTTTGTGAACTAATCCACCGTTCTCTGAAATCCTCGTTGGGTGAAAAAAGTTCCGACTTCAAATTTGTTAGCCATTATTTCTCTCCCGAAAAAGACTTAGTGGTGAAAATCTCGGACAAAAACGGATTCGAGTCGGTCTATAGAGTATTGACAATTAAAACAACATGAAAACATATCAAACATATAAGTTGGTGAACACTAGCACAGGCGAGAGAATTGACTCCACCGTATACACACTCAGCCTAGAAGAAGTAATCACGATTAATTACGCATATGGGTTAAACGGCGTATCTAAGAGAATGGTTTTGGTCGAGTGATAGCCGTAGCAGCAATGTCGGAGGGTAGAACGATTGGACTCGCCGGTAAGCTTCCTTGGTCCCCTATAAAAGAAGATTTTAAATGGTTTAGAGAACTAACTCTGAACATCTACTGCCGAATCAAGAACTTGTAAAAGAATTTGACGGACACCGAGTTGTGAAATACAGTCGTTGACATGAACGTTACCGAACAAGAAGTGAGCCACTGTCTAGCCGAAACTCACAAACACGTAAGAACCGTCCAAGGAAACTTAAATCTATTTGTCGTTGATTTAATCAAAAGGGGAGAAAATCACGACAACTCAAAATTCGAGGAACCTGAACTTAGTATTTTCGCGGCTAATACCCACAAACTAGGTGCAACCGTCTATGGCAGTGAGGAATACAAGAAGTTATTAGATGAGGTCCGACCAGCTATAACTCACCATTATGCAAAAAATCGTCATCACCCCGAACACTGGCCGAACGGCGTGGAAGACATGACGTTGGTAGATGTTTTAGAAATGTTGGCTGACTGGAAAGCAGCCACTATGAGAAATAAAGACGGTAACATAAGAAAATCCATCGACATAAATTCCCAAAAATACAACATTCCTCCACAACTTCGTAAAATCCTAGAAAACACCGTTAGAGAATACTTCACCGAATGAAAAAGAAACTTACAAAAAAATCTAAAGAAAATCTTATCATCCAAGGCGAATCCGATACCATGTTGAATGCGTCAACTGGGTTTTGGTTAGCAGAGTTCGACAGGTTAATGGAACTCCGTGACCGAATGGAAAAATCCGACGAGAGGTTTGATTTGAATTTTACGGAAAAGATTAATTCAATAGAAAGTCAAATTGCAGTGGTAGTTGGCCACATGGGAGTGGAACTATCGGCAATAAAGAAAGCCAATTCAAAGTGGCTTGAAATAGAAGATGTAGTGTATGAATACGAAAGTTGAATCCGTCCTAAAAAAGATCAAAAATTTGTAAAATAATAATGGCACGTTCAACCTATATTTACCTTTTGTTTTACGATAATATACCATCGGAGGCGTATACCGTTAAACACGAACTTATTGATTCTCTTCCACCGTTCAAGGAGGAGTTCCTGGCATATTATACTGTTTTGAGATTTAGAGACAACAACACTGGTATCAAACCGGTAGATATTACACAGGAAATTTCCGAAGAAGCCTATGAAAGATAGAACATGGGAGTATATCGGAGGACATCAATGGAGTCTTGTGGATAATACATCTCTTTACAAAGACCATTTATGCACGGTGGAAATTGAAAAGGGAAAATACCCAATTGTGGGTTATTGTTCAGTCGGGCTGGATCAAGAGGATTTACAAAACATCTTAAATATCATTAAAGAAGAATATGAATAAATATGAGTCTGATTATTTCAAGTTATTGTTCGACGTTCTATCAAATGGAAAAAAATCTTCAAATAGAACTGGAATAAACACCCGCAAAGTTTGGGGAAGACAAACCCATATCGATTTAAATCGAGGGTTTCCGTTACTGACCACCAAAAAAATTCACTGGAAAAGCGTCGTTCACGAACTATTGTGGATGATTTCAGGTGACACCAATATCCGTTACCTTCTTCAAAACGGAGTGACTTTCTGGACAGAGTGGCCATATCAATCATATCTCAAGTATTATGAGGATAATGGCATGGCTATTTGTACCGAAGGTGGGACATTCTACGGTGTAGATATCGGCGCTAGAAGTCATCGTCCGTTTACTCAAAAGGAATTTGAAAAACGAATCGTTGAAAACGAAAAATTTGCTCATCAGTTCGGAAGTGTAGGAAACTTTGCTTACGGTGGTTTGTGGAGACGGTTTCCATGTCACGACAACTCGGACCCACTTTGTAATAATAAAAACCCCCAACAACCATTTGGAACCGAGTGGGACGTTCATTATGAGACAAGTTATGGCGAATCGTGTGAAGTTGGATATGTAGATCAACTAACCGCTGCCCTAAACGAATTAAAAACAAATCCAGATAGCCGTAGGATAATCATTTCGTCGTGGCATCCATATCACAGTAACAGAAAAGAGGATGCTGTTCTTCCTGCTTGCCACAATTATATTCAATTCGGGACGGAAGAGTTATCGGTCAGTGAAAGAGAAGTTTTGTTACATAAATGCCTAGGCATTACGGATGGGAGACATAGGTGTGCCGAAGAACCACTGTATCGAATCTGTGACCAAATGAATATCCCCAAATATAGACTTAACTGCTACTATTCCATGCGTAGTAACGACGCTTTCTTAGGAAAGCCGTATAATGATGCATTTTATGCTTTACTTACACATCTGGTGGCCAATCAATTAAACATGATTGTCGGAACATTGGTCGCGAGTATCGCCGATTTCCATTTATATGAGAATCACGTCGAACAGGCCGAATTGCAGCTATGTAGGACCATCGGCGAACTTCCATCGTTAAAGTTAAAGACCTTGGGAAAATCTATATTTGATACTAAATTCGAGGACATAGAGTTGATTGGTTACAACCCGCAATCGGCCATCAAAGCGGACGTTGCGGTTTAATATGAACGCTGACTTTTTAAAAAACAATAAGCAGTTGTTCGGAAGAACAAATTTAATTCCTATAGACGTACATGATAACATTAGCGAGGAATTGGAACATTCAACTGAAAATTACATAGACGCCGAACTTCTTAGAAAAGTAACAGACCGCACGATGGCTTCAGTGGAATGGAGATTTACTTTATATGACCAAACTTACGCGTCGTAAATCCTCCGCATATACACTCATCGAAGTTCTGTTGGTTATTTTTATCATTGGGATTATTTTCGTTGGTATGATCTCAAATATATCTCCGAATCCTAGACATGAATACGAAACTGCAAAAACTAATTTGGAAACGCTGATTATCCACTACCGAGCAAATGCGATTACCTCGGGGGCAAATGCAAGCATCGGAATCACAAACCACATAATTTCTATAACCAATGAATTCCTAAAGGTTTACTCCGATTCGGTGGTATCATTATCCATAATAGAAGATGACGTGATGGGCATAGAATTTTATTCCGATGGGTATATAACTCCATGTGAATTTACAATCATGAGCAAAGACTGTCTTTTCAGAGAATCCGTCATGATAAATGAACTTGGTAAAATCACATTCAAACCGTATGATAACTAAATCAATCGTGGAAGACGAAAAAATCATTGAATTAAAGCAAAGATACGAAAGAGTTTTGGTAGCGGAATCGGAATGGATGATAAAAATCAACAAATCATGTGTCTCATCCGTTCAATGGCCGGATGATAATACAATTTTCTGTTCCACTGAAATTGATGTATGTAATGCAACCGATAGGGCCACTTGGAATTCTATCACAGATTCTATTTTTAATGCAACATTACTGTTACTTGATTAGGTGTTCGGACGGTACGTTTTACTGTGGTTACAGCAACAACCTTGAGAAACGGATAAAAACTCACAATGACGGCAAAGGAGCAAAATACACAAAAACAAGACGACCAGTGGTTATGGTTTACTCCGAAGCATTCGATACCAAGTCGGAAGCAATGAAGCGTGAATATCAAATCAAACAAATTACGCGGAACGAGAAAATTCAATTGATTCTAAAATATGATAAGCTACAAAATATTGGATGATTCATTAAGCTTCTATGAACATAGAGGATTCAAGCGAGTAGAAACACCGTGGTTAGTTACCAAGTCAATATCGGACATAACCAAACCATCGGATATACCGGATTTCACGGTATTGGAAAAGGGAAAGGTGTTGGTTGCTTCGGGAGAACAATCTTTCCTATATCAATACAACAAGGGGTTCTTACCAAAGGGACAGTTTCAAACAATTACACCGTGCTTCCGAGAAGATGCGTTTGATGCGTATCATTCGAAATATTTCATAAAAAATGAACTAATAAAAACCGACCATGTAAACGGGGATTCGTTAGATTATGTCATTTCTTTGGCATTTGATTTTTTTGAATCAAAACTCGGTGAAGGTGTATACATAACACCAACTCGGTCTTCATCGGATATGCCTTCTTATGATATTATGTTTGACAAAATCGAACTTGGGAGTTATGGTATTCGTAGTTGTGAGTTCTTGGAATGGATTTATGGAACCGGTGTAGCGGAACCAAGACTCTCAAAAGTTATAGAAAAATATGCCATATCACACAAAACCAATTCCTAAAGGAATACTCGGAGAAATTACTAAAATAGACGAAGAGTATCTGGAATTTAAAGACGCGATGGAATCAAACAATCCTATCATGGCACTCATGGAACTGTCTGACCTATTAGGAGCAATTGCGGAATTTTCCAAAAAACACCACAGCATTGAATTGTCCGATTTGATTAAAATGTCTGAAACAACTAGGTCTGCATTTGAAGATGGGACTAGAGTAGATCCGACAGTTAGACGTAAGAGTGGATTTGAAGTCCCTCCCCCACCACAAAATTAGTAATATGGCACATTACACACACAGAGAACACGCCGATGTTGCTACGGTTGATTTCTTGCTTTCCATAGGAGCCGTTCAAGTTCCAGATTGTTCAGAGAATCATTCCGTATGGGCGCTTGGATTGAGAATTTACATCCCATTGAGAGAACCAATTCACAATTTGATGGATTTGTTACGATTCGTCAACGACCAATCTTATAACTACGGAATTCAGTCGGGAAAACAAATCGCGCTGACGCAGATAAATCAACACTTTTCGAATTTGGTGTTCAACCGACAATAAATATGGGATTATACGATACAATAAAATGTAAATTTCCTTTGCCTTTCCCCAAAGACCGACAAGAATTAGAGAAGGCTGATTTTAATAAGATTTTTACGTTTCAGACCAAGAATCTAGGAAAAAGAATGTCCAATTACGAAATCCGTGAAGATGGGACTATGTGGATTCAAAGTTTTGACGCTGTAGTCGTGAACGGTGAATATGAGAGAAAAAATCCCACATGGTTACGTTACAATCCACACAACCTCGTCATGGAAATATATGATTTGTATTGCGCTGGTTATGAGGACGACCTTCGTCTTAAAAACGATTATTGGGTAAAATACGAAGTAGAATTCCGGGATTCAGTTGTGTCGAATGTAAAACTTCTTGAATTTAGAGGGAAGAATCGCGCCAAATCAGACGCGGCATTGGACAATCTTTTCGGAGAAATGAAAGAAGACGTAGGTTTCTTCAAAAGAATAGGTTCTAAGATACGGAAATTTTTAGAAAGGCATCTAAATGGATAATATAACACATCCAACGGAATATTGGTTCGATATTGATGTGGCCCACAAAATCTTCCGTGAGAGGTCAAGATCACTAGATGATATGAAAGACGAACTACATGACTGTGCAGCTTCTGCTTACAAAAATCATCCAAATCCAGATATGAGAAAGTTTTGGGGATTAGAATGAGGGGATATAATCAAGATTTATGAGAAAATTAAAGAATAAATCACGAGTTTGGTGTAAAAACCTGAGAATATTTTCGGATATTCCATATCACAGTTCAGATGGACACCATCTTCTATGGCACCACACGGGAAATGAAATTTCTCTAAGTAGAACGGATGGTTTGGATACAGAATCCGGTACATCTGATTATATCTTCAATCGATATTGTGAATTCGATGATTCGAATGGCAGAGAAATTTACGAGGACGATCTAGTTCAAACCAAAGTTCACGATGATTGGAGCAACGACCGTCTCTATAACGTAACATATCTGGTAAAATGGAGTTTTATTCAATCGGGGTGGCGAGGATTTACACGGCGTATGTTGGAGACAGGTGGATCGGACCGTTATTCCGGCAATCCACTAGGAGCTTATAGAAAAGTGGTCGGAAATATACATCAAAACCCAGATTTTTCATTTTAAACATTATATGACTGTCAAAATAACGTGTAGAGAATGTAGAGAATCGATGTCAGAAAACAAATTCTACAAGATGAACTATATTAGATTTGACGGTATATGTAAAAAATGTAAGAAAGCAAAAAAATATGAAAATGACAAAAAAAATTCCCACTAAAGCGGGATATTATTGGTGGACGGACTTCGGCGAACACACCCGTGTATTCTATGTGTAGAAAAGTCAGGTGGAAAACTCTACGCAAGCAACGAGGAATATTCATTCACTGTAGAGAAAGAACGGAATTGTATGTGGAGCGAGGAACCGATCCCCCTTCCCATTATAGATGGAGAAGTCGTGAAGCCGTCCAGCTTTTAAGTTGACAATCCGATGGAATTAGTTTAATCTTCAATCATGATAACTAAAGGACAAAGTGAGTTATTTCGAAACTCAATCATAGCACAGGATGACGACTGTGACTATCAGGAGTCTGGTTGGGTCGCAGTTGTAATTGACGACTGGGCAGCTTTAACTAAATACGGACACTGTTCTTGTTACGATACATGGGCATCTATCACCGGCGGAGGAATCAGTGACGACGAGGGCCCAGATGAACCACGTTGGGATTGGACCGGTAACGTTAAATCTTTAGTTAACATGGCCAAATACAAGACCGATCCGGCGTTGCCCGGCCGATTTGCTTCCGAAGATGATTATGATTATGACCATCTAATGAAGGTTTATGCGCAGATTTTGGAATGGGCAGACAAACAACAAATTTGTCATCTTCATCTCGTCGATGGGGAAATTTAATTATGTTTTTTAACCGAAACAAAAAAGACTTTGGTTCCGTTGGAGTATATAACATATAAAGGTTATTCCGGGGAACATGGAAGACATAGAATACATGAATACATATCCGATGTTAAGTGCAAGGACGCTGCTGATTATGCATCAAAACTAACCCGCTGGCAGGCTCAGATTAAAATAAACGGAGATGTGATTAAAAACGCAAAGGATGAGGAAATTATTACGATTTTTGATTCACTGTCGATAAAGAAATGTAATTTAATATCGGTTAACTTACGGTGTACAATTTTTAAATAGAAAGCACAACTTTGTGGAAGTAACTAAATACATTTTCAAGCGGGGGGATTTTAATTATCTTTCATTAACCGTGTTCTATTTTCCGAATTTCGTTTTTACCAAAAAAAGGGAATGTGTAATGGAAGATGACAGAGGAAGTCAATTTTCGGTAAGTGCCCCAACTGAACTATTATATCTCGATACAAGATTTGAAGACGGTGAGAAGTATTTTTGGGTATTTTCATTTAGAATCGTAGGTTTTGGATTCATGTTAAAACGACAAACCAGTTATTGAATTTTATTCATTTCTTTACTCCACAATTTGATAGTTATACTAAACACCATAATCACTATGAAAGAATACTGTAACCAAGACTCCGTATCCCCGTTGGATTTAATCATGACCAAGCGACAATTCTTATCCAAATTTGGCATGGGAATGGGAATGTTGGGAGCGACATCTCTTTTCGAGGGAGACTTGTCTGGTGCACAAGGTGTCGCCACTCATTTCCCATCTAAAGCAAAACATATCATCCACATTTTCTTCAGCGGCGGCCAATCCCACATTGATACGTGGGATCCGAAGCCAAAATTGGTAGAAATGGACGGTCAGCCTCTTCCTGGAATGGGTGGACTTGCATGTGGATCTCCATTCAAGTTCAATAAGTGTGGAAAATCTGGAATCGAAGTCAGTGAAGTGTTCTCGAAGATTGGACAACACATTGACCACGCAGCGGTTCTCCGTGGAATGACAACCGACGTTCCAGCACACGAAACAGCGACGATTTTCATGAATACCGGAAATCTTCGATTGGTACGACCGAGTTTGGGTTCGTGGGTGGTATATGGACTGGGAAGCGGAAACGACAACCTTCCAGCATTCATCAGTCTCCGTTCCGGTGGAATGCCAACCGGTGGAACACAAAATTTCGGAAGTTCTTTCCTCCCAGGAATGTATCAGGGAACGCCGATTGACACGTCACTTGGATCGGTTGATAAGATGATTCAAAACATCAAAAGTCAATATGCGTCTCTCAAAGAGCAACGTAGTCAATTAGACACATTATCATCTCTCAATGAAATCCACCGTCAGAATTTTCAAAAGGACGAGGCATTTGACGCACGTATTCAGAGTTTCGAACTAGCATTCAAGATGCAGACCGAGGCCACTGACGTATTCGATATAAGCAAAGAGTCTCAATCAGTCCGTGACTCATATGGAACCACGAGTCAAGGAAAACAAATGCTTATTGCTCGTAGATTGGTTGAAAAGGGAGTCCGATTCGTTCAAGTGTGGACTGGTGGATGGGATACCCACGACGGAATCAGCCGTTCTCTTAAAAATGCAGCTGACCAAGTGGACGGACCGATTGCAGCTCTTATCCAAGACTTGAAATCCCGTGGTCTATTAGATTCCACTCTAATCGTCATGACAGGCGAGTTCGGACGAACACCTGCTCGTGATGGTGTCGGTGGAGCCAATGGATTCGGAAGAAGTCACTGGAACCGTGCTATGTCTTCTGTATTGGTCGGCGGTGGTGTCAAGGGTGGCACAGTATATGGTGCAACTGACGAATTCGGTGGACAAGTCGTCGAGGATAAAATGTCGGTTCACGATCTACATGCTACCATTCTCCGATTGACCGGATACGACCATAAGAAACTTTCTTATCGTTATAATGGAAGAGATTTCCGCCTCACGGATGTTTTCGGTGAAGTTGCAACGAAGGTAATCGCCTAATCAAAGAACGCACGTCGTTCGGTTAATAAATTATGAACAAAATTATACTATTGTGCATTTATCTGCTGACATTAAACGTCACAGCAATCACTAAAGATGAATCTGACTTCTTTGAGAAGAAAATCCGTCCAGTTTTAATCAAGGAATGTTATAAGTGTCACAGCGCCGAGGGGAAGAAGGCTAAGGGCCAGCTGTTATTGGATAACAGAGACGCATCCTTAAAGGGAGGAGAAAACGGGCCGGCCGTGGTTCCAAACGACATAGAGCAGAGTTTGATTATAAAGGCTATGCGATATTCAGATAAAGATCTGCAAATGCCGCCCGATGGGAAATTATCTCCACAGGTAATATCAGATTTTGAGACATGGATTAAAAATGGCGCACCTGATCCACGAGTGGAAAAAACAAAGTTAGTCGACTTAGGTAAAGAATCCAGAGAACATTGGGCTTACAAGCCTTTGACATTGCCGGAGATACCGAAGTCATCTAGTAAATGGATATCAAACCCAATCGATAACTTTGTATTCACAGAACTTGCAAAAACTAATCTGATGCCGTCACAGATAGCTGACAAAAAGATTTTAATTCGACGAGCGTATTTTGACTTGATAGGTCTGCCGCCTTCCGAAAAAGACGTGGAATTGTTTTTATCGGATTCCTCCTCAGATGCATATTCCAAACTAATAGACCGATTGTTAGACAATCCCATGTATGGCGAAAGGTGGGGAAGGCACTGGTTGGATACTGCCAGATACAGCGACACCACTGGAACAGTTAATGGAAATCGAGAACCTCGTTACACATACTCTTACACCTACCGTGATTATGTTATCCGAAGTTTTAACGAAAACAAACCATTCAACCGATTCATATTAGAGCAGATAGCCGGAGATAAATTGGACGATATTAAACGGCCAGATTTAGCGGGACTTGGATTTCTGACCCTTGGTAAAAATTCCGGAAACGCCAATGACATTATTGACGACCAAATAGATGTAATATTCAAAGGATTCATGGCCACAACGGTTGTTTGTGCTCGTTGCCATGACCACAAGTTCGACCCGATCAGCACAAAAGATTATTATGCTCTACATGGAGTGTTGAATAGTTCATATTTTCCAAATGATTCCGAAAAACCTCTCCTAAATCCCGTAGTGGAGACGAGTGGTTACAAGGATTATTTAAACAAACGAACTGTGATAGAAGGAGAGATTGAGGGTTTCATAAACTCTCGTTACCTTGCCGCACTAAACGAATTTAAAACAAACACTTTCAAAAATGTGTATGGTGGATATGCTCTAAATTCAGTGGCGTCATCTAACAGAACCGATTACATCCGAGACTCCGGTCTGAACATAAGAATGATTCAGAGGTGGACGTCGATGATAAATGTCCGTCAACCAAATATGAGGGGTGGAATGGAAGTTACAGTTGTTTCGAACGATGCTGGGGTAGCAGTTCAATCCACGCCAAAAGTGCCGAAGAAGTCTTCTGTAACTCCGACGTCAGCTGTATTTTTACCATTCGGTTCGATGTATAACGTAGACGATACCAAATTCAAAGAGGAATTCTCTACGTTTATATCAGAGAACGGAACTAACGTAAACCCATATCTCCTATCCCACATAAAAAAGATAGGCGTGATAAAGAACATGAAAGATTTGGCGTCAGCATATCACAACGCAGTCATTACTGTGAGTGTGACGCCGACTAACACGGTTGGATTGGAAGGATTCATCTCAGCAATTTTTAAAAATGGAGGTCCACTTGACATAGACCGTGACTCGTTTCCGAGATTCTATGCCAGTAATCAAAAAACGATGCAGTATGACAATGAACTCAGACAACAACGTGGAAAATTAATCACTCACGAAATCGCCCACCCATCGACTCCGCCTAGAGCAATGGCATTGGGTGATAAACCGAGAGCAACCGATTCGCCCGTGTTAATCAAAGGTGATCCCGGCACTCGTGGACCGATAGTAACGAGGCGTTTTATATCGACGTTTGATTATCTTAATCCAAATCTTTTCACCAATGGAAGTGGAAGACTTGAATTGGCAAAGAGTATCGCAAATCCACTCAACCCACTTACGTCACGGGTTATCATCAATCGAATTTGGCAATTCCATTTTGGTGAGGGATTGGTAACGTCCGTGGATGATTTCGGAATCAATACACCGAAACCAGTTCATTATGAATTACTGAACTACCTGGCTTACACATTTATTAAAAACGGATGGTCGGTGAAAGATATGCACAGGCTTATTATGAATTCCTCAACATACCGTCAGTTATCCAATAGTGACGGCAGAAAGTCTTTAATTGACCCATATAATCGACTTCACTGGAAAATGAACACCACCCGAATTGGATTTGAAACGTTAAGGGATACCATTTTATTCTTGGGTGGGAAATTAGACACGAATATGGGCGGTCAGTCGGTCAATTTGATTGCTTCTGCTGGTGGAGAGTATTCTACTCGTAGAACAGTATATGGATTAGTTGATAGAGGTCGTCTGCCGGAAGTATTCACAACGTTCGACTTTGCTACTCCCGAAATGACCACGGGAAGAAGATTCCAGACCACTGTTCCGAAACAAGCATTGTTCTTGATGAATAACGCCATGGTAATCGAACAAGTTAGAAACATGGTATCTAGGCCGGAATTCGTCCGTATAATAACAGAGGAAGATAAAATTAGAACATTGTATAGAATCTGCTTCCAACGAGAACCGTCTGATTTGGAAATCAAAATCGGAATTCGTTACATCGAAGGTGCGATGAAGGAAGATATGTCGGATGTAAAAAAGGAGTATAATTGGAAGTATGGATACCGCGTCACAAATGACAAAACAAAATCAACATCCAACTTTTTCGAGTTTCAATCGTTTAATCGAGACATTTATAGTTCTACCAATGAATTTTTCAAGGGAGTCAATATAAACCGAACCGGTGGTTCGTTGTCAAAAAATACAAGTATAAAACCTTCCCGTCAGTGGATTTCACCTAGAAGCGGAACGTTCACAGTCTCGGGTTCCGTGGGTGTTGTTGGTAAACCAGGCGACGTGACGAAGTTGTTTGTTTATAAAAACGGCGTGATACAAACTCAAGTTGTATTGAACAAACCCGCTGAAGTTCCGTTCAACCTCGACCTCACCATAAACGTGAATGACAAATTGGAGTTCGTGATGGCAAATGAAACCAATTTTAATAAAGATTATACACTGGTAATAAAGGTATCGGAGATAAAAGACGTGAATTCAATCACACCGGTCACTTGGGATTCAAAATTAGATTTCAAAGGACCATTGAAAAAATCCGACCGAGAGCTTAATAGTTGGGAAAGATACACTCATATATTAATACTAAGCAATGAGATGGTATTTGTAAATTGACAATTCAAAACAACCTGATAGACTTCGGTGATGAATACGTCTGTTTATTATATTTTCCTCGACGATGAGAGGTGGCCGAAGAATGTAACTTGGGTAAATCTTCCACCGTTTCCATGGACTGTTGTCCGAAATTACAAAGATTTCGTTAGTACCATAGACAGCCTCGGCATGCCGTTGTTCATTTCGTTTGACCATGACCTGGGAGCTGAACATTATAACCCCGCTATGTATAGAAATAATAAGGAGGATTATAACCGACTCTATGATACCTTCAAAGATAAGACCGGATACGATTGCGCCAAGTGGGCAGTAGAATACTGTATGGATAACAGGTTAAAGTTTCCGGAGTATGCCGTCCACTCGATGAATCCAATCGGCAAAGAAAATATCGAAAGTTACATTGAGAATTACAAGCGGGCAGCGTCTTTGTTATAATCTATATGGAAAAGAAAAAATTATACATAATGGTAGGAGTGTCTGGATCAGGAAAATCCACATTCATCGAAAACTTTTTAAAATCTCACCCGAATGTAATTGTCCACAGCAGCGACAAATTGAGGGGTATATTGGGTAGAGATGAATCTGACCAATCCGTTACAGCACAGGTCTTTTCTACAATCAAATACAACCTCAACCGTGACCTGGCGTCAGGGAAAGATGTTATGATCGACGCTACGAGTCTGAATCCGAAGGAACGTAAAGATTACATTTTATCGGGGAGAAAACACGGCGTGGAGATAATTGCATATGTCCTCGAAAGAAATAAGGCTACATTGATGAGAAATCAAGCTAAAAGGAAATCCAGCGGAGGACGAGAGGTTCCGGAATTCGTTATTGATAAGATGTTAGCAAAATATGTTCGACCAACCACAGCGGAGGGATTCGACGATGTCATTTTAGTCTAACTAATAAAAGTGAATTGGTCGGTCGTCTCATATTTATACGTAGCATGAATGGTCGTTCTCCTATCATTATGAAATCCCCCCTACGTGATAACCGAAAATATTCCCTCTCCGTCACCGCCGATGAATGTGACGATGTAAAACCTCAACGGGAAAGCATTTCCTTATCCAGTCAGACAAATCAACTCTATTTTTACAGTGACGTCACACGGGACAGCATCTATATGCTTAACCGACAATTATCCGAGACGGAGAGACAAATCCGATTAATTCAACTTCAATATAACCTCACATCGATTCCTCCAATCGAGTTGTTCATCTCAAGTGAAGGCGGAGAAGTTTATAGTAGCTTCACAACCGTTGATAGAATTATTGCAAGCAAGGTTCCGGTTGACACGTATGTTGAGGGAATAGCCGCATCCGCAGCGACCTTGATAAGTGTAGTGGGTCGCCGACGTTACATGAGGAAGAATGCTAATATGTTGATTCATCAGGTAAGTTCAGCAATGTGGGGAAATTACGCACAATTCCAAGACGAGATAAAAAACCTAGATTTGGTCATGTCAATGATAAAAAAAGTCTATCTAAAACACACCAAATTTAAGGAAAAAGAATTGAATGAAATGTTGAAACACGACCTCTGTCTGTCTCCAGAAGAATGTTTGAAATACGGACTAATAGATGAAATAATCTAGCCGATAGACACCCGCCAGTTTTTATTCCCGTGTAGGATATTTTCCATCATCTTCAGTTGGAACTTAAAAAAAATCGTTGACTTTTTTTCAAAGTGAGGTATATTTAACCTTGTTATGAGCAACATCGCACAAAAATTAATCTGTTTGAGTCTTAACCGAAGCTGGAAAGTGGTTGGTTACAAAACCGTCAAAGACACGATAATTCAGCTCTGTGGAGCATCCACCGAACGGGAACCGTCTTCGGTTGCATTGGATATTCACTATGAACTCGATGTAGATGGTAACCCGGACTTTGATAAGCCAACGCAAATCATTCCTTTAACATGGGATGATTGGATTAAACTTCCTATCCGTCCTTGGGATGTAACCATCAACAGTGCTCACAGTGAAATTAGAGTTCCTACGGTTGTGGTTGCAACTAATTACACGAAGATGCCGCTTAGGATGTTTCGTGGAAAGCCCACCAAGGAAGCTCTCTGGAGACGTGACGGAGGCATTGACCAATACACAGGTAAACCATTGAATAAAAACGACGCTAACATCGACCACATTATCCCATCGAGCAGAGGCGGTCAGGATAGCTGGACTAACATGGTTGTTACTTCGAAGGAAATTAACACCCGAAAGGGAAACCGGATGAATGAGGAAGTCGGATTGAAGTTAATCCGTAAGCCGTTCGCTCCCGGTCCTATTAAAGTCTGTGATTTAATCACAGAGGCAAAACACGCTGACTGGAAGCACTTCCTCGAATCAAACGGAACAAATTAGAACAAATTTCTCCCGAACAGTTAATTCTGTTCGGGAGAAACCCTTTTATGAAAAAAACCATCTCTATTATAAACTCGGCGGGAGAAAAGGAAAACGTCGAATTAACTGAAACCACTATCTTGTTTTATAAACAAGAAACCAGGCGAATTCGTATCACCAAACGTGGTTTATCTAAATTTTTCAGTAACCTTCTGAAAAAATTTTCTTTTTAACTTAGGGTAGTTCCTTTCCATCCGACAAGCCCGTCGGTTCCAGTTACTCCAGTGAAAACGAATAGTTTAGATAAAGCACTGCTATAGAACATCGAGCCGGTCACAGGCTGTAAAGAGCTTGTCTGTGGAGCAACTAAACCACTTGAGGTCACATATCCATTCAAGAAAAGACTGGAAGTGGTGAGCACCAGTATATTAGATTTAGCAAAAGGAGATGAACCATTTCCTACCAAGACTAAATGATACTGATCTGAGATTGCGGCGTTATAACGTCCCATTGCCTGTTGATAATCCCCTGACGCTGTTACGTGTGCTCCTTGAGCATGTGACGCGACGCCTGATGCTAATGTTCTGTATCCCTCAGCATGTCCATACCCAGCAAGGGCAACACACTCACCGCCTTCAGCGTGAGCGGCGAGACCCGGTGCAGCCCCATAAAATCCCTCTGCGTGAGAATATAATCCACTGGCTGTAGAGTATGTGCCTTCAGCGTGGGAATAATTTCCACTCGCAGTCGTATAATATCCCTCAGCATGAGAAAAATCACCGAATGACAACGTCTTATTTCCTTCAGAATGAGATCCTGTACCAACTGCCGTCGACCCACTTCCCTCTGCGTGGGCGGCATATGTCGATGCTATGCTTGCAATTCCTTCGGAGTGGGCGTAGTCAGATGAAGCAGTCGTATAACGACCTTCAGCATGAGACGCCACGCCGGAAGCTAAAGTCAACGCACCTTCAGCATGAGCCAAGATTCCCGTGGCAGTCGACCCATATCCCTCCGCGTGGGCATAATTTCCGGTCGCTGTAGTAGAGTCGCCTTCCGTGTGTGCACCTACTCCCGACGCAGTGGTCCTATTTCCCTCAGCATGTGCTACGTTGTTAGATGCTATAGAATAATATCCTTCAGCATGCGCAATGGTGCTTGAAGCAACGGTTCCCTCTCCCTCAGCATGGGAATAATTTCCACTCGCAGTCGTATAATATCCCTCAGCATGGGAATAATTTCCGGAAGCATAAGTGTATTGACCTTCCGCGTGAGAAGCTGTCCCGAATGTGTATGAACCATTTCCCTCCGCATGGGAAAACTCTCCGCTAGCAGTGGTTTTTAGCCCCTCTGCGTGGGACGATTCACCTATTGTCCAAGTATTATTTCCCTCTGCGTGAGAAACTGTTCCTCTGGCCAAACTTCCGCTTCCCTCCGAGTGTGCTCCAGGAGCAGCAGTTCGTGTGAAAAGACCTTCAGCATGACTGCCGGGAGCTAAGGAGGATGGATTCCCAAACAAAATGCCTGCCCATGACCCCGAACCTTCCGCGTGGGTATAATTTCCAGGAGCGATACAATGAGCCCCCTCTGCGTGCGAATAACTTATACTTGCGGTGGTGTAATATCCCTCGGTGTGAGAACCAAGCCCATCCGCTAGAGTGCCCCCGCCCTCGGCATGAGAAATTATACCGCTAGCAACATTTGCCTGTCCATTATTTAAAACAGATGCGGTCAAATCTCCGAAATTATTCATCTTGCTTTTGAAGGAATTATATCCTCCACCAGATGCGGGACGTATCATCACTCCGAGATCAGAGGATGTTATCGGTGCGGTAAGTGTCGTTAGTTCACTGATTTTTGCCATAAATTATCTTTCCTATAAATATTGATTGTTTTTTGATTTCGACTGTTTTATCCGCCTAGTGAAGCGGTTTTCCATCCAACCAATCCTCCAGCAGATCCGTTTCCAGTAAATATGAACAAATTACTTCCGCTATAGAACATAGAACCGGTGACATTCACAACCACAGAACTGCTCGCCGGAGTCTTGAAGAAACTTGAGGATATACCACCCTGCACTCTCAAAGCATATGTTCCTGCTCCAGGACCTATATTAAGTGTATAATCACTGTCTGGCGTGGTTCCAATTGATGTGGCATTGTTTTCGTCATCAGGTCCTATACATAAGATGCCAGCTGATGTTCCAGCGGCTAACCACAGTCTTTTTCCGGACGATTGAATAAGTCCATATTTCTGAACAGAGGATGCTCCGTCGTTCTTTGAACCCAATGTCAAAAACGGAGCATCTTCACAACCTTTAACAAAAATACTTCCGGCGTTGTTTCCACCGCCGTTAGATTCGGAACCAGTCACCAATAATATACCATTCTTTACAATTACCCCTCCGCCAACAGACAGTGAAGCGCTCCAATATGTTCTGTCAAAGAAAGACTCTGTTGTGTTAACACACAAAGAACTTCCGGAAACAATATTGAATCCACTACCTGATACATAGCCGCCGTTATTAAGATATACAGTTTTTCTATTTACAACCATTATATTAGACCGTCGTGAATTTTCTGTTCCTGATCCGATGATGAAGAGGTCGTCATTGTTGGAACTGGCTACATTGTATTTTCCAGATACGTGTTGGTAATGTGCGCTTGCCGTGGTGTGCTGTCCCTCAGAATGAGAACCATTACCAGACGCCAATGTGGAAGATCCTTCAGCATGACTCTGTTGACCACTTGCAATAGTGTTATATCCTTCAGCGTGAGCTGCGTAGTTGCTTGCCGACGTATATGAACCCTCAGAATGGGCATATAATCCGCTAGCATGAGTGAGTCCACCTTCAGAGTGAGAATAACTTCCACTAGAATTAGTGTTATATCCTTCAGCGTGAGCTGCTATTCCTCCAGCATAAGTAAGATCTCCTTCTGCGTGGGACCAGTTTCCAAATGCAATCGAGGCCGTTCCTTGACTTAACTCACCGTCTATTTTAATTGAACGACTTACATACAATGAATATCCAGCTGCCGAAGCGGTCGTTCCGATAGATACAGATCCGGCATAGGTTATGAAAGAGGAGGATTCTTCCGATTCAATTGGGTTTCCATCTTCATCTTGGAGGTTCCCCGAACCGTCCATTTCAATTGTCATTGAACCGGACGACCAAGGTTGGAATCCGGTTGAGGAACCGCCGCTTCCATTCAGAGAATAACTCGCTGTTCCATATAAACTTCCGGTTGCAAATAATATTCCTATACTTCCACTCGTCGCGGTAAAAGTGGCAAGCTTGCTTACTTGATCAATTGGATAATAAAATGTATTACCGTTGCCTTGCAGCGAAACGATGATTGGGACCAGAGACGATGTAGCTGGATAAATTGCATCACTATAGGTGTTTTCCGAAATGTTATAGTTAGGTAAAAAATTCGTCTTGAACTTGTTTATCGACAATGGAAACGGTCCTGCTGCCGGGTCATCTATATCAGCTTCTAATGAAGACGTGCTGTATGCGAACCAAATTGGTAAATTATACCCAAACGCTTCAGTAGATTCGAGTCGAGACCTGACCGGATTCCAGTTTGAGAAATGGTTGTTTTTTACAGAAACCGAACGATGTTTCCGTTGTGATGAACCGGAAAGTGAGGTTTCCGAACCAAACCAAATTCCAGCGTATCTCGGATACGTCCTAAACACCACATTACCTGAACCATATACGTCTGTGCTTCCGGATATCGGCAATTCGAATAAATTGTTTTCAATCGTCAAATTATCTATGTGTCTTAACGAAGAACCATCTGCTGTTGCCATGCCGGCTCCATAGAATATTGCACCGTGACCATAGACATAAGCTCTGCTCTGATCAGTCAATTTAACATAATTATCTTTAATGACTACGTTTTTATAACTGGATGTCAATATGATGTCAGATACCACGGTTCTAAATCCACTCGAAACGTCGACGAACTGATTGTTTTCAACGAACGCGTTGTTTCTCCAACTATCCAGATAAAATCCTGTCTCCGCATTTCTCGCTAAGCTATTAAACACTCTGTATCCGGAGAATGCATGGACATAATGTTCCTGAACAGCGTAACCAGATCCAATAGGTTTCCAACTTCCACTCACCTTCCTCATATGTGAGGTGTAAGCTCCCGCAGGAGAACCCTCTGATATAGCTATATCTCCATTCGATCCAGTCAAAGATCCCTGTGATGTATACAACCACTCGGCTAAAGTTGCTGCGGATTGTTTTAAACTTGAACTTACGTAACTATAACTATCCAAATAAGAACCACTCCACAAACTCGCAGTCGGAGTCTTTATTCTGCGACCAGGATCGACCACGCAATTGAAAATTCCACCCTCGGAAGAAAAACTGCTTTGTCCATTGCTGGTGTTCAACGATTGATTTGTTACATAGATGGCCGTTGTATTCGAGAACGGATTCATCAAATTTACATTAGCAATATCCAAAACTTCGCAATCAATAGCGTAGTTTCCACGGAAAAGCGAAAGGCCTGCTTGATCCGATGGACGGTGGTGAGTTGAAGACGTGTAATCTACACTGATGTCACCATTTATCAAAAGCGGAAAGTTTTCGTTATAAACCGGCAACGTGGCTGAGTCCGCGTAGTTCAGTGGGCCCGATGTAGCATAAGCCACGCCGTATCCATAATTTACAATTTTGACATCCTTGACTACGATATTCTCTCCATTCAACACTATAGCGTGGATGGTAGGGCGGACTCTTTCTCTGTAATCCGGTATGTAATAATATCCACCCGCGACTCTGGACGCCGAATATGGGTTGTCGGAATGATTTATGCTTCCGTGTCTAGCCTGATAATCAAAATTACAATCGACCGTCAATCCTTCGATCAAAACGTTTCTACGTGCGCCGATTTTCGCTACACTCGTGTCATGTTGCCAGTAACCCATACCAGCAAAAGCTTGTGCCTGTGACTGTTGGTAATATGGACTTGACGGTGATTGATCTCTTACAGACGTGTCTCTGTAGTCGACCACGATTGATCCTGTTCCGGTGGATGTTCCTACCGAAGAACCGGTCCAATAAACATCATCTTGCATCACCGTGTTTTGAATCACATATATCTGTGAACCATATCCATACGGTGAATTATCCATCAATTTAATTACAGATCTATCCTTTCCTTTTCCAACGAGGGATCTGTTAGAAGGCATACCGATGTAACCACGGACGGCGTAAGTCTTAGCACCCAATTCTACTATACTATGACTCACCAAAGCATGCTTAAATGCCAAGAAATCATCAGTGGTTCCGTCTCCAACCGCTCCGTACATTTCGGGAGTACCTACGTTACCGTTCAGCGACGAGTCACTCAAAAACGAACCAATGTATTGAGACGCTGTTATAGAATACGGCAAAGTCGACGGTGACGGGTCAGCTACGTGTAACACACCACTTTTGTAGTCGAAATACCAATTTATAGAAGAATCCGATGACAGTTGTGTACCGGAACTATCTCTCACTTCCACGGCATATTGACTTCCGTATTTTTCACTTAAAAAATTCCTCTGAACGTATGAACTACTTATCACGAAGAAGTTAGCGCCCAATGATGTGAAATTAGCGTTATAGTTGCTTGCGTCTACAGAGTATCCGCTGCCGGAAATCATATAGTAAGATGAAGTGGATACGGTTCCACTGTAATCTTTAGTTAATGCACATTTTACTACTCTCACCACACTCGCGGATATAGCCTCGGCCCTTGAGGTGGGTATCGGGCTTGTATAAACCATCCCAGAATCTATCTCAAGAGTATTAGCACCGACCTCTTGATAGAACGCACGATTTGGTGTAGTAAACTGACGGTTTATCAGCTTCTTAAAGGCCAGGTCTGTTTTGTTAAGTGACATACTTACGAATTAAACTTTGAAAGTCAGGTCGTCTATATAATTAGTGGATGCGTTCTTGTAACGTATCCATAAAACGAGATGATTTGTTGTTGCTGGGCCGGTGTTTGTTCCCAATGGCAGAGCCCAATAAACTCGACCGGAACCCAATGATGAATTAGCCGCGTTCTGAGAACCGGTTACGTTTGTTCCCGAATATAGACCAGTGCCCAATCCCAAATCGAATATACTACTCGCGGTTAGATTGGAGGCTATGCTGGATGACAATACAATCGCTACTTCTGGACCGACTCCGGTAGACGAACCCCACGCCTCAACCGTTGAGAATCCGGAGAATGACATAGTCAACTGTCCACTCTCAACGTTATCGGAGAGAATGTCTAATCTACGGAAATAATTAGCATATCCACCAGCGGAAGCACCCGGTGTAAATCCACTGTAATCTCCGCTTCCAGCAGCTATCAATCTACCGTTCTGAACCTGTAAATGAGCATTATCTGCGCTGGAAACTGATGTCTGTAGGTTCGATGAAGATGGGAAATTCGTCGTATATGTTGACGTCGAACCGCTTTTCAAATTTCCTATTCTATAATATTCATCCAAGAACAGTTCTGTTATGGTGTTGGCCGCGTTTGTGGTTCCCGACGACGGATTTGAATAAGTGTTAACCGGACGGGAATAAACCGTCACTGTTCCAGATGTCACATTTGATTTTCCCGGTTTCGTGGCGGTGACTACAAAGGTTGGATTCGTCGTCCAAGGTGTAGAAGAAACTTGATTCGCGGTGGTGACATTCAACGAGGTTGTTATAGCCAACTGGTCACCATGCGCCGGTGTAGACGTGCTTCCTGTGGCCGATATCGATCCTATCGTTGGGTTTGAGAATGCAAACGATATGGGAGTTGAATTGTATACCGGATTATGTAAATTATTAGCATTCAGCCTAACTTGTACCGTCGAGGACCCGGATAGATATGCCATGCCGCTAATGTATTTCAAATTAACAGTTGACACACTAGCGGTCGCTGAAACAGTTTGATTGGGATAATCATTGCCCGTATTTGTAGCAAACCAAATCGTATATCCGTTAGTGGTTCCGGCACCATTATCGGCGGTGACTCGGTAGGTAGAAGAACCAGTGACAGAAAGTGTGTGTTTTACGGACGCTGATGTTTGCGTCCAGAATGTATTATATCGGGAAGTTCCATTTATATAGGTGGATGGTAGTATTCCAGTTCCAATCGCCAAACTACTTGATACAACCGATGCCGTGGAGTTTAATATAGATGCACTCGATGCTTGAACTACCGCGTTACTTCCAGTGGAGAAACTGGCGGTGACTCCCCCCGTTAAAGAGGAGAAGTCGCTGTATTTTCCCGAACGGAAATTCATCGGCGAAGATTGCCCAGAGCCCGTGGTCGACAACGTCAAAGCGGTACCATTAACAAACTTAGAAACTTGACTTCCAGCGGATATAGACCCGCTATACCAATGGGAATTTAGTCCCGATGCAAGATAAGCAGAATATTCCGTTACACCCGAGATGGATAGGTTTGTTCCCGTGAGCAATCCGGCTTTTACTGGTGCCAAATCGAGAAAGGCTTCGCTTATATCATCGATGGCATCGGAAATCCGAGTGGTATTCGTGAACGTATCAAAAAACCCATCAGTATAAACACCATCTGCGGGTATTCCGATTGGCACGGATGTGACTAACCAATCCTTCACAGCAGATAAATCAGTCTTCTTGTTACTGTAACTGCCGGATTCGTATCGGACAATTGGAATCAAGTCGCTTCCCGAGACAAAGGATGCGGAGACAAATTCACTGATCTTGACTTTGAGTGCCATATTCCACTATAAATATACGGAAGATGCACTTTAACCAACAATAATTAAATCATTGTTCACCACATTGGACACTTACTCCAATCACGCATTTTGTTCTGGCCCATCGTCATCATCGTCGTCCGACCCATACTCTCCAAATCCACCCCATTCATCGGATTCATCGGATTCTTCGAAATCAGCACTCTCTCTTATTTCTTTATTAAAAGCATCAAAATCTTCTTGAGTGAGATTTAACGCCCCTACAAGAGACATTATAAAAAAAGTCAACTCTTTCTTCGAGAGAGTTCTGCCGGCCAACAACCCCTTAGCCATCTGGGCAGCCTCATTATAAATCTTTGCGTATGCTTTATCCTTGATGTTGAAGTTTTTAAGTCCATTTCCCTTCGACGTGATTAACCCCGGAATCTTATTCCGCTTTACATAATCATCCGTGTATTTCAATATCTCCGACTTAAGCAATTCAGTATAATCGTCCGACGAAGAACATGCGTCTTTTGCACGTTTCTTTATTTTCCGCAATTCGGAGGCAGATATCTTCTTGGCGATACCGAAGTTTTTTAAAACGCCGGTAACATTTAAAATGTGATTTACTCCGTTATCCATCTATAGGATAAATAGAAGTCGGTTTCAATAACACTTAAAATCTTTGTTCCGTGTCGTATTTTGAACCCTGTAGTCTATCCGGGTCGTTTATCCAACGGGTTCTGTCTTTTATCTTGACCCATATTTTACCAGCGGTGAAGGAACAATTATAACAATAAACTTTAATATTTAGAAGTTTGTGATTTTTCGGATTATCATCCTCAAAAACCAGAAGCAACGGTATCTTACCGTCGGTAATTCTGCGTTCAGAATATCCACACAACTCACAGAGGGGCTGTTTGAGCCCGGCCCTAATCAACCTGTCTTTCAATTTCCAAAGTGGATATTCTGGAAATTTTCCTTCTAGTATATCATTCAACGGATATTTTCCGTAGTTAGGATTCTTGGGCTTCGGAACTCCCTTCCCACATCGGTTTGAAAACGTAGAGTGTATTCCGTAGAGAGTTGCATACTTCTTATACGTGACAAACGATACGTTAAGATGTTTCGCTGCCTGTGCGGCGCTCTTTGACTTCGATTGCGCTTCTCTTATCTCCGATTCCAACAACGGCGATGCGCCCAATCCTCGTTTTCTCTTTGTTCTAAACGGAAGTATCTTAAAATTGGCATTCTTCGTTATTGATATCTCTTTGATGACGTCCTCATTGGTGGGTATATCTCGTTTGAGATCGGCCACCTCCGTTGAAAGCTTGGAAACTTGTTCCATGAGCGACCGTAGAAGACTGTCTGTGTTTTCTTGTTCCATTATCCCCTAATAGGTTCGTTTTTCAAGTCTACGCACATATTCTGTTTTACATTTCGTCTGAGATTTTCAGCGAAAGTATGATACCCCGCGTTTGATAATATCTTATAGGAATTGAAGATGAAAAATCGTTTTCCATTCTTTAAAGATGCTTCTATGAAAGGTGCCACTAACATATTCTTTTCCTTGAAATTCAATTCAATTACTTGAGTACAAGCCTCGACGTAAACATCATCGAAGAGAGACTTGTCAATGATGATGACTCGTGACCAACCAGCGCTTTTAACTGTTATTTCCTGTGGTTTCATAGTTATCCATATCCCCATCGTTGAGCAAATCCAAGTTATCCAATTTCTTATTGACAGCCTCACACACCTGCACCTCTACCGTATTCGCCACGAAAACAATATTCTGAATGCTCTTGCTTTTAGCACTGTCTCTCCAAACTCGTCCTGTAGCCTGTCTCATTTGTACGGCCGAGTATGACGGAGAAATGATCGATAGTCTAGGATATTTTCCATTCAGGTCATGTAAACTTAATCCCGCGCCACCTGCCGCGATATTTACCAATATAACTCGTTCTTTATCGGCTTGGAAATTATCGATGTTATCTTGCCTCTCCTTGTCTTTCACCTGACCATTGACGATACATCTCGTGTTGAGTCTCTTCGATAGAGCCTCAATTGTATCGGTAAAATTCACGAAAACAACCACGCTCATACCATTTTCAATACCATCTTCTATCATTTCGATGAACAATGGGACCTTTACCAACTCTATCTTCTGTCTCGCCCGTAAAATCGCGGTGAGTTGGGATGTATTATCCTTCCCTTCTTTCTTCACCTTGCTGGTCAACCGCTTTAATTCGGATTTCATCTCGTCATATAAAGAATTTATCTTTTTCTGACTCTCTTCTTCCATGTCATAACACTGAGCCGTTATCTGACTCTCTGGGAAGTTTGGAATTGTATCTCGTGTAAGTCTGATTCCCCGGTCTACAAATATATCTCGGTTCAACTTCGTCAATACGTCTTTATTATTGTTGAATTCAAGTCCAAATCTCCCCTTATTTACTCCGTGGAGATACAACCACTGATAATATTGTTTGTTATTCTCGAAGAGTTTGAGAGACATGCCGACGGTTCTCAATTCAAGTGGGTTCGTGGCGTTTGTAGCACTGCAAAACAGCATTTTGTAACCCTGTTTCAACGCTAACAGACACACTTTGCTGTTTTTGGTTGCGCTTCCCTTCAACTTCTGACTCTCATCCCACACTATCAATGTGTTTTTGGGAATCTTCCAAATAAATTCATTAACGTGGGTCTTTTTATTTCTAACATAGGACGCTATCTCAGAATCCGACCTCCCTCGTGTCAGCAATTCGTAGTTGATGATACCTACCATCCGTCCGGCCATTTTAAAATGGTCCTTGATGACCCTCCTCCAAGACTCTTTGACGGCTTTCGGGCATACCACTAAAATATCCATCTCAAGTTCTCTTGCCACACCACATGCCGTATAAGTTTTACCTATTCCGACGTCCGAACCGTCTATCGCACATCCCCACTTTTCCAGCGCCGCACAAATCTTGCCAACCGCTCCTACCTGCCACGGACGAAGACATGACTCATCCTTGACTTTATATGGAATGAGAAAAAAATCAGCCCGTGGTTTCTCCACCGGCGTTAAATGTGAGAATTCCTTGAAAAAGTGTTTTTCTGGCTTAGATTCACTTAGATACCACTCCTCGTCCTTCTTAAAAACACCGAACCCCCGTTCTTTCAACTTAAAAGAGTTACTCCTCCAATACACAAAGAACTCAGACCTATGATCCGAGGGTATCATCCAATCACGTTTCCACCACTTGCCATGTTCGGTGTTGAACTGGTAAGGCTCTGACCACTTTACGTCCAGAGAAATCATTAATCTCCGTGTTGTTGGCGGTATTTGTTTCCATATGCCGCTTCGTGGACGTTTGTTCTCAATAACTTACCGGAACGAACTACACCGATGTTGAATTCCTCCGACATGGCGGTAGTAAAAGTGGCACCTTCCCTATCATCGTATCCATAACCCAAACTTATGAGATTGTGCATATATGCGTCCCTCGTAAGTCCAAATTTTCGCTGCACAGATCCTTCTAGGTGAAAAACCAACGATGGCAAAGAATCAAAAATCCTAGGTTCGTTGGATTGGGTTGTGTCTACAATGTAATATCTCATATCCAGATAACAATATATACCACAACATGTTAGATTCAAGAAATTATATTTTCCAACCCATCGAAACGAGTCGGTCATAGACAACTTTCTTCTCGACGCTATCCATTTTCTTGTCAAGTTCCAAGAACGTCTTAGCTAAGTCAAATTTAGACTCGTTGGGAAGCACAGCATTCTGCTCTTTCAACGACTGTAGTGTATCGATTATTCTATCCAGTGTGATTCTATACTTTTCCGACGTGGATGTATCGACGAACTTGGCATGACCGAATGAATTTGGAAGTATCGACTTAATTACACGAAGCACTCCACTTCCCATTAACTCAAATATACTAAAAACAGACGCAGCAATCGGATTGGTCTGTGACAATATCCTAAGACCCATGAATAAAATCGTTCCGATTGAGAGAATCCATATAGAAGATATTACAAATTTCTTCAATCCATAGAATACTGCTCCCAATCCAAACCACTTATCCATCTGTTCCACAGCGGCCTCTTGTTGGTCGCTTATATATGCGATTTTTTCACTGATTTTCCTATATTCTTCCGATTTCTTATCAAATGAACTCTGAATGAGGTCACGCTGGGATTGTGAGTATTGGAGTTCCTTGTCAAGTCTGGTCAATTCCGATTTTCCCCGTTTCTGTTCAGCTTCCACCTCCGAAATCAAATCATCCACAACTTGCTTCACGCGGACAACATCCTTAACGTCTGGATTTCCGGCTAGAGAAATAACCCGGTCATTTAACTCTCTGGCTACGTTTATAGGAGGAGAATTGTTCGTGTCCTTATTCAACGCGTGTTGAACTCCTTTAGACACGGTTCCTATTTGTTTTAACTTGACGATGTTGTTTTTTGACAAAGCATCTTTGTCTACGAGAATCTCAGAGGTCTTCTTATCGAGCTTGTCCTGTGCTTTGGTTTCACTTGATTTAAACGAATCCATCAACGTTGTGCATCCGGCCAACGATAACGACGCGATCAATACTACGAGACGTATGTAATTTTTCATATAATTATCCTTTCAACAAAATCTTTTTATTCTCATTCACAGAATCACGTATTCCCATTTTAGCCTTCAACATACTCAACGTTGCTCTGGGAGACATTTTACCAAAATTTACACCTAATATTCCATATTTGGCACAAAACTCTTCTAACTCCGTTACCTCCGAGGGATCATATTGAACGACTTGTTGAAATTCATTAGACTGATTCCGTCTTATCATCATATTACGGATCATGTCAGAGTTAATAACAGGGTATTCTTCCATATCAATTCAATTTCAGGAACGTGGTCCTTCCTATCTTACCCGTCACTTTTTTAGGGTCATACCAAGACGGAATCTTTCCACTTTGAGATTTTGTCAATTCCAGATTGAGAAAATGATCTGCTCCATTGGTGATATCCTTCAGTGTTCCGGCACGAGCCTGAGCGACCAATTTCAGAGCGACGGAATATTTTCCGTGTTTTCTCTTCTTCTCTATAAAACTATTGACGCTCTTGATGTCAGACTTCTTTATGGGATTCCATCCGCTAAATTGTTTTTCTTTCAAACATGCTGCCGCGGCGGACCGTATATCACCATTCCCACGTTTCATTATAACATTCAAAACAGATTGCATATCCCGCGCGGCATCTTTTTCTCCACCCGCTTCATCGACGATGGTCGCTGCTATAATATCCTCCAAAGTATATGGATAAGAAACTTTCTGAACCGTTGAGGTTGGTTCCTGTGACGCTTTAGATTGTCCGGGAAACATAGAAGCGGCTCCTATCATACCAGCGACGGCGAGGCTTTTATAGTCAATCTCATTGATTCCACTCTCATTCAACGTGGAACGTGTCTTGTATCTGTTTATTATGTCCCTTCGATTCATCGTCAGTCTCCCTGTGTAATTCGATTTTTAAGTTGAGCTACCGTTATATTCATGGATGCAGCTGCGCTTTTCATGGAATCCGCATAATCCCCTCTATTCGCCAACGCGTGGAGGATTTTCTTTGCTCTCGGATCCAAGTGTTGTATCTTCATCAATTCTCGTATCTGAACATCCGATAGTTTAGATTTTTGAAGTTGTCCACCGAAAAACTCTTCATACGATTTCATTTCGTTTTGATGATCTATAGATTCAAATTTGGAACTCTCTGCACGAGCCCCTATCTTATTCATAATTTCATCTATCTGTTTTTTATATCGTTGAACTACCGACTGTTTATTCCAGAACGAAAAAACCGATCCACTATCCAACTTCCAACTTCGACCTGACACTAACGTAGCCGCTCTGAGGTTCCACACGTCCTCATCATCGTCACCTATTAAATAATCAGCAAGTGGACTAAGCAACGTATCGTGATTCATGTACTCACCAGCCGTTTCACGAGCATACTTATCCAACTGCAATTCTCTATCAAACCTATCGTCTCCAGTGGTTATATACTGATTTGCACCGGAACACACGGCGACGATGTATTGTGAATCGACACCGTCTCTTAAATTATTAAATACGGAGAATACTGAACTGACTTGGATAGAACCCCAACTATAAGATTCCTTTCCAGAATCATCCATGTATATGACGTCGGGGTTCTCACTCATGAGTGCCTCTTTCATAGATAACCCTTGCATGGCCCACTTCTTTGCTCCGGGAGGAAGAGTGTGAAGCTGTGACATGAATTTAGCCATATCTTTCTTCGGAAGTTCCGCAGTTCCTCCTATTTGATCATATGGACGATAATCTCCCTGATTTTGAGGAAATTCGAATAGTGAATTGTCGAATTTGATTTTAAGCAAAGCCATCAATCGGTCTAACAATGAACGGTTCTCCTCAACTCTTTGACGACTGTTCCAGAACGATAGATAATTCTTCCCACTGTCCTGCCACATCCGACCACTGAATTCAAATTCCTCCCGGTTCATTTCCTTCTTGATTATGTCCGGCTTTATAGCATGGATTACCGCAGCCATACTTTCATGATCCAAATAAGTCATGAATTCGGTGTGATTTTTCTTGATATATGAAGTAAGATCTATTTCATTTATCTGCATATGAAAGTCAGATGTCGATCCATGAGATAGAGCTATATGAAACTTTCCACCGGGTGTCTTGAATGCAAAGAATGTAATGCCCGCGTGCCACGAAAGCTTCTTTCCCTTCAATATTAACTTATCAGGACTCTCGTTTAACATGTTAGAATTTCGGTTTTCTTGCAATCGCTGCTAACGACGTCAACTTTTCACTAAGTTCCGGATGTGACTGACCCAATCCTAATAGAACGCTTTTCACAAAACTCGGAGTTATCATTTTTTCCGCTTCCGTGAAGTTCTTCGGAGTCTTCCTAGCCATAACCATGAGAGCATCAATGACTCTTTGTGCTATCTTAGCATAATCACCATATGTCGTATCCGACTTTATCTCCGATATAGACTTATCAACGATGGGCTTGTCTGATCTGCCGGGTATATTACCGTCCGATGTCTTAGTAATTTTGCCTATATTATTCCCAGGCTTACAATATGTCACGTCATTACCAATCTTGGATACTTTATTCAATGGTGCATTCGGATCACCCAATCCAGAATTAACCATCGAAGGAAATTCATCAGAAAGTCCAGCAGATATAAGTTTGGAGTAATACTTCGGGTCTTCAGTGAGGTGATCGGTGGCAATTTCCGTGGCTATGTCGGGGTCATCCGTGTGTTCGGATTCTATCTGAACGCCTAATGCAAGTTCAGCGGTGTCCGTATGACTCGGCAATGCGCCATCTCCCTTTCCGCCAGATAATTTGTCAGTTGATATATCGGGGTAAAACTCAAATAGTCTCATAATTTTATAATCGTTCCAAATGGCTTCCGACGTTCGTTTGAACGAGCAGCGGTTTCCTTATATGCATTTACCACTCTCTCATCAACGTTTCTGACCGTGGTCTTTCCTTGACTAGCCATCATACCGGAGAATATCTCTTCAAATGCTTTCTTCTTTTCCGCAGCCATTTTTTCCGGGTCAACCGACTCGTTTATACGTTCGTCTCCGTGAATAAGCATACCGAGACTAGAATAATACTTAGGATCTCTCTTTAGATTCGCCACTACGATTTCCTTCGCCTTTCCTTTGTTTCGGTCGACCATTCGCTTGAGTTCATACTCCATTCCACACAGTATCTCATCGGGAGTGACTCTTCCCTTCAACAAAGCAATATCGTCTTTATTTATACCGATTGCTTTATCGTTGTTATAAGAGCTTACTTTGTTAGGACCATCTTGATAAAAACTAGATGGAGTCTGAGATGCGTCAGGTGAACTAAATGTGCCTGCTCCTGGATTGACCACACCAGATGTTCCATACGGCAACCCAAGAGCCATTCTATCACCGAGGTCGTTTTCGTGTAGTTTTTGTTTCATTTATCCTATAAATATCAATCAGTTATCGTTTCTACAAACTAAAAAACCGGCCAGAGGCCGGTTTCCATGTTAGTTCTTATAAAGATTACTACTGTCTCATTTTATTGACTTTAGAACCGCTGCGATACACGCCATGAATGTAATCTCCTTATCGACCACCAAACTACTTTGATGAACGTATTCAGCGATTGTAATAATTACAGGAACATCCTTTCCCTTGGAGTAATCCGAACATCTTTCGTAGAGTAATGAATAATACTCGTCGAACGAACGAATGTCATTATCAGCAACTATCTGACGTATTTCGTTGAACGTAGTGGATATGTTATTCGAATTTGACAGTGAACTTATTATCTTATTCTTCAAATCAGTTCCTACGGCATCGTAAGTATTGATTTTGATAGTTCCGTCCAACACACTTTGTTGGGAGAAATTCAATATCTTACGGATATCGGGATAATACGTGTTCACTATATATCCCAAGTCTTCCATCGAGAATTTGACCGATTCCTTCTCGAAGATTGATTTGAGGTGAATCGCCACCTCTTTCTTACTAATTGGATTTATTTGATACGTCTGACAACGGGAGATTAACGCGGGGATAATCTTTTCCTGATAGTTACATGTCAATATAAACCGAGTAGTGAGACTGAATGTCTCCATCAGATTTCGTAGAGCCGCCTGAGCTTCCTGAGACAAAAAGTCTGACTCATCCAGAATAATCACCTTTAACGATGTAAATCCTGTAGTCGAAGCGAACCCCTTAATCTTCGATCTGACCGTGTCAACGGAGTTTTCATCACTCGCGTTAATATAAAGGACATCACATTCGACGTTCTTAGTTATCAACTTAGCGAGAGTCGTCTTTCCTGTGCCAGCCGTTCCATAAAACAGTAGATGTGGTATGTCATTTCGCGTAATAAAGGATGAAACCGTCTGTTTAAGTTGGTCATTTCCTATATACCCATCCAATTTATCGGGTCGGTATTTCTCTACCCATAGAGAATTTACAACCGTAGATTTGGGAACCTCTTCCTCAAACGAAAAATTCATAACTTGTTATTAGTCAACTTAGTCAACCATCTTAACCTCGACCATGTAATAAGTCGACTTGAAATCGGAATTTATGAATTCCACCGTTGACAAACCCGCATCACTTACTCTCAACACGGCAGATGGGCAGTCGCTGTTGGCCACTAAGATTTCCTTGAAATACTTAGCATTAAAGCTAACGCTTTTCTTGACCACGTCCTTACCATCGACCGCATCTACACCCAACGTGATACGATTGCTATTTAAAGTGGAATGACCTAAGACCATCTCCAACTTAGACTTCTTGTTCATCAGTAAAGTAAACGTATCTACTTCGGGAAGAGCATTCTTCGCTTTTACGAAACGTGAGACAAAGTCGGTGTCCAAGAGTATCTCCACACCGAAGTCAGGGAGTTTCTTCAACGCCGGAGCGGATGGGATAACCGCGAGGTCGGATGTGATGAATTGTGCTACGGTGTCATTGTCGTCAGAAAGTCCAACAGAAGTAATCTTATCGTCCTTCTTATTGAGAGAAAGTGTAACCGTATCGGAGAGAACCGATAACATCTTAGATAGACGAGATGTCTCGAAGACTCCTAATTCACACTTCTCATCAATCGCGTCGAAATTAGCAATCTCCACAGCAATCAAGACGTTCTTTTCCTCCGTGATAGCGTTGGTGGTAAGTGTCTTTTTATCGGAATCAACGGTCCACTTGACAGAGTCAACGAGTCCGTTAAGTGAATACTTCTTGATGAATGTCTCTACAGTTTGTTTTTTCATGATTTTAGTTTTATATCTCCATCAGTCTACCACATCATCGAGGGTTGTAAATTTTTTATACCTATCTTCCATTATTGCAGTGGCACAAATTCTTGCTTCAACTCTGGTAAATCCTATCTTTATAAAATCTAGTACCAAATCCTCCCATTCAAGTAAAATCGTATCTGACATTCTCATAATTCAAAAAAAGCATTTGCCGATTTGTTTATTTCCGTTAGTTTTAATCCGTCTATATTCAGCTCACCTTCCTTGCGGAAGACCAATAGATATTCATGTGTCTTTGAGGTTATCCGTTTAGCAGCTGCCTTGCCCGCTTGAAGTGCGGCAAATGGAGAATTGTTCTTTATAATAACCGTGTCGTGAGGTATCAATCCGTTCATTTTAAACAATTGAATGCTGTCGTTACTGAACTGATGGTATCCATGACCATCTCTCCAATCAGCTACCACCCAACAACAGAACCCTCCTGGCTTTAAAACTCTGTATATATTGGATATACAAACACTTATGTTAGAGAGAAACTCGTCGTATTTTCTAATGTCGCTTAATTGTCCCGGGACACTCTCATACTTTTCGATCGATCCATACGGAGGACACGTCATGACGAGGTGGGCGAAGTCATTTTCGGTTTCTAACATATACCGACCATCTGACAAATGAAGCAATGGATTTACCCCCGCGACTTTGTATTGTTCCAAACTACGATTGAAAGTGTGTGGTGAAATTTCGTAACCTTGGTAATTCCTACCCAACTTTGAACTTATTATGGCTCTAGTTGAACGCCCGGCGAACGGGTCAACGACGTTGGCATTCTCCAAACTCCAATACTTTACAATAAATTCACAGATAGCACTGCTAAACTCGCTCATCCCCAATCCGGAAAGATACTCACAATCGTCGCTTCTTCGCTTTTCGGAATCGTCTTGTTTAAAATAAGCCATGTCCCATTTATCATCATTGGAAAACTCCATCACGGAAAGAGGAAGCATGCCAAACTGCGTCATGACTTTAACGTCATCGTGAAACGGAAGTAATTTTCTGTAATTCATACTATTCTTATTTTCTGCCGTGGGCGGGCAGCAAGATATTCCGACACAATCTCCCTCACTAATACAGGGTTACATCTTCCTCTAAAATGTTTCATCACCGACGAAACAATATAATTTTCCGTGTATTTGGCGTTTTCAAACAGATCTAATAACCTATAAATTTCATCCCTATCAGGTGGCAAACACGCATGCAGCAAGTCACTTTTCATACGATTTCAGAAGTTTATCGAACATTTTAAATAGAAGATTGTTACTATACAAGAAATCCAATGTAGTATCTTTCCCATTGTAAGTGGCGTTGTGGAATCCATCGAATGCACATAAATTCCAACCTCCATTATTAGACGGAGTGGCTACCACAGGATGAACCCATTCCTTATCGGGTATATAATCCAACCAATTTACAAATGGGTCAAAGTTTGTGATGTCATCTGTCTTTACATATTCCGAACCAACGTGAGTATAAGTCTCCACACCGGTTTTTATGTAAACTACATTCCACCTTTTTCCAGTGGAAGAATCGGTCTTATTTATAAGAATTGCATTTGGCATTTTCATAATCATTTATCCTATTTCAGTCTTTCCTGCATGGCGGACTTTACAGTGTCACATATACTTTCACCGTCGTCTAAATCATGGATGCACCAAGCATTACGTAGAGTGGCGTTGTATCTCTGTTGTACCGTCAATACACACCTGTATCCAGCAGAATAACATAAGTTACGGAGTTCCATCACTTTTTCCGTAATCAAGGCGTCCATGTCAGGAAGATTGTCGGTATCAATCATCGGTGAATCTGGATCTTCGGCGCGGGTTCTGAATTTCATAATTATTTATCGTTGTTTTTGCGTTCGAAGTATAACATAAATCAAAAACTAAAAAACTCTTCTGCTTTACGGCTCTCCAAACTTGGATACTGCCACTTCAATACAGCGTAAAAGTCCTGGAGTTTGGTCTTCAGTTCTTGGTCGTACATCGCTGATCTGTCTATGTAGGTATCTATAAAACTCAATATCTCTTTCGAATCATTTCCGTCAGCCTTAAACGCGAGAGCATCGATTCCGTATTCATTCTGTTTCAAATACACCCATTTGATTTTTTGACCATTGAATATCTTTTGAGTATGTTTTTCCAATCCCCATTTATCAATCAAATCATTATACATCAACGCGGCTTTGACTTGAGCGGGCGTTCCCAATACCGTGTTAAACGGAATCCGTGATGTGGGGTCATAGTTCTTTGTTTTATCAAGACTCACGAACTTTACGGATGTGCTTTTTGCCATATCCAAAATAGACAACGTGTTTATCTCTTCCAGAAACTTTACGATGGTATCATCTATCACGCGTTGTTCTACCTTATTAAGCAGACCCATCAGAAACGTATTCATGAACTTTCTGAACACGAGGGGGAAACTTGTCCGAACGACGTCAAACCCCTTAACTTCAAGTTCGTCCACGGGAAGACCTCCCTTGTTTATAATCAACTGACAGTATCGTTTCTTCGCCAACCAAAAACTTGTCTTTGAAATAACCTCTTGTTTGATATCAAACCGATGAGTGCTTATATTAAAGAACTTCTTAGCCATCACATCATAAAACTTGTTGACGAATAATTGAACTTCACCAGCAACTTTCAGAATAGCAGCGGTCATCTGAACATCGTCTTTCAAATCTACCTCCGGCATAGAATGTTCAATGATTGGAACGGCTGAAGCGAATACGGAATCGGTGTCGACATACACCACATAATCATTGTCTACGTTCAATATGTTTTTGTAATATAGATTGATGGCTTTGTTTGTGGTCTTGATTATATCCTGACCCGTAAGTGTTACTGCTGCCGCGTTATCTTTGTTGTAAAAACGAAATACCTCAAGTCCCAACACACCGTATGCACTGTTAAGTAGAATTTTCTGAACACGTTGTCGGTTGTCGTAAAATTCATGTTTCTCCATATCACCGTCCTCCGCATATTTCTTAGCGAGCTTACGGAGGGATTTTCGTTCATCGAACCATTTTATAAGGATGGCCGGTATCAATCCCGGCTTATCGTTTCTATAAATTACACCATTTGAAGCGATAGAGAACTTTTTCTCATCCATCATTTTCTTGAAATCAACAATGTCGTATTCAGACCCACCCATTTTCACAGATTTGTAGTCACCTTTCAAATACCGTTCTACATTCCAATCTTCTACTTTGGAAATGACCGTCTCCGGGCTGATGTTGAGACTAATCATGATATTCGGATACATGGAAGTTAAATCCAAGTCATATACCCAATCATATCTTCCCGGAACAGGATCCTTGACGTATGCTCCTTCAAACCCTTCTTCCGACTCCTCAGTTCGTCTTGCAAAGTCGGCCTGTCCCTCCAATGACTTATTCGTAGCGACCAATCCGGTCCTTCTCAAATAAAGTAACATCGCACCTTCGATATAACGACTTGACATACCGAAATATTCATATGGAACATGTCCCGTATGACACACGTTTCTAGCCAAATCTATAAATTTCAACTTCTTATCCAACGCAACCACTATCTGAACGTCGTTTAGGTTGTATTCAATGTAACGATTAATATCGGAATTGAACAAGTCTTGTAAATTTCCACTGTAACTTATCTTTTCCATCTTAACCACTCGTTTTCCAATGGCACCGAGTGTGTAATTCGATTCATTTCTACCGATGAATTTCTTATATAGAATCAAATAATCGAGAACCGACACGCCAGCGAGAACAACTTCTCCTTCACGGGGGTTTACATAAGCGATATTAATGGGAGATAACCGTTGAGCACTTCTCCGCCCCAAAACAGTAGTAATTCGGTTGAACAGATATGGCATATCATATTGAGCCACGTTCCAACCGGTTATTATCGTTGGTCTGATTTCCTCTATCTTTGTCAAAAAATGAGAGAGAAGCGACTCTTCATTGTCGAATCGAAGAACAGAGACACCGTCTTTTTGGGAGTCGGTAACCCGCATCTGTTTATCAAGAATCATCGCCGTATATTTCGCCGTGATGTCGTCATATATAGCAATAGCCGTTATCTCGTTTCCAGCATCCTCCGGTGTAGAGAATCCGTCGGTGACATCTATTTCTATATCCAAGAAAAGCGTCGTGTGGCCGGTTGATGGTTCATCTGAATCCTCATATGCATCTATTAAAACACGAGTGGTTAATGGGACATCGGATTCAAATAGAGATGGATCCCGTGGAGAAAACTTAGAAATCTTTTCCAATTCATCGCCGTATAGAGAACGGTAACGTCCGCCGGAACACCTACGATAGGCGTAAGTTGCTTGGTCGACTGGAATTTGAATAAGACCCAATTTATCATCCCATATGAAAACCGTCTCACTCTTTTTATCTACGAAAATGTTTTGATACATGATTATGACATTCCTAACTTACCGATGATGGATTTTACCACAACTTTTTCCTCATCCTTCAATTTTGACTCGGCTTTTCCGAAAATCTCTTTGAGTTTCCAACCATGTATGAGTCGGAGATCCATCGGATGTAAATCATACGATGTCAATTTGGGCGTGGTTGTATTTACTATAGAAAGTAACAGATCAAGTTCTTCCGGTGTAAGTTCTCTAAGTGTTTCGGTGCTCACGAAACATATGATAACAAATCACCGTTGAAAGTCAATGAATTTTAACACCGAGGATTTTTCCACCATCTACTATATAAATAAAAGAACCATGAAGTTTCACGACTCCGTCGAACGAATCCGACATTTTCTTCATATCATCTGGCTCAATCGATCCAATGGAAGCGGTCGCTTTTCCGTTGTTTGCCAGGTCCATTCCTTTCCCGAGAAGACTGTAATATGTAGTGATGTGTGCAAACTTACCCGCGTCCACATTTCCCGTTTTAATATCCACCAACTTATGTAATATGGCGATGCCTTCAATCGTCGCAACAATGGTTGTCTTTCCTTGCACAATCACTCGGTATTTTCCCTGTTTAATTGTAAGTGATACCCGTGGAGTTTGTAACAAAAACGTTCCGTTTGTAGAAAAGTTTATTATGTCGACTGTACCGTTCATCAATGACATTACATGGTTCTTATTCGAAAACTTCGCTTTCATTGGAATTGACGAAGCAGCGAGTTCAGCGGTTGACGTATGTATCTTAAATTCGCTGTTTTCTTCTACATGTAACACAACATCATCGGAAATGGAAAAGACCACGGATGAATTTGTTCCCGTGATGTAATCCGACTGTGCATCTTTAACTTGATACGTCGAACCTACGACGAGGTTGTTGGTTTCGATTTTTCCACTATCGTAAAAAACGACTCTATCTACCTTACCCACCGTCTTTAGAATATACGATGGTGATGGTATCTCGTCAGCGACACCAAGATAAGTAAAAAACAACAGAACAAATAGTATAATACATCTCATGGGTATAAGTAGTGGACTTTCGTCAAAAACCACTTATAGTGGGGTATATGGACGAATCCGTTCCCGTTATAAAAAAGAAGAGAGTGAGTTATTCACAGTATGCGACATGGTTTCGTTGCCCTGCTAAGTGGAAACATGATTATCTGCAGAATCTTCGTAAATTTGAGGGATCGGTAAATACATGTTTCGGAACTGCAATTCACGAGGCTCTTCAGTTATACCTCGAAGTTCTCTACACAAAAGGTCACGTTGAGGCCGATTCGATAAAATTATTTGATATTTTCAAGACCGCATTTGACAGAGAATTGTTAGATGGTTCCACCAAGACACTGAAATATACAGAGGATGAGTATACCGAATTCTGTTTTGACGCGCAGGACGTCTTGGGTGAGTTCTCAAAACCATCTAACCGACTGAAGAATTTTCCCAGTAAGAAATATGAATTCATAGGAGCTGAAGTTCCCCTTGAGATAGACATTAAGTATAATGTCCAATTCGTAGGATTTTTGGATATAGTTCTCAGAGACAAATCCACGGGAAAATACAAAATCATAGACTTCAAAACCTCATCGAGTGGATGGAATAGTTACATGAAAGAGGATGAGAGTAAATACAGTCAATTGATAATCTACAAGGCCTTTTACAGTAAGAAACTTCAGGTACCTCTGGAAGACATTGAAGTAGAATTTTTCATCCTAAAACGGAAATTATTCAGCGATGTGAAATTTCCACAAAGTCGTATTCAATTGTTCTCACCGTGCAGCAATAGACCAGCGGTAGTCGACTCTCTAAAAGGATTCACTTCGTTTGTGGAAGAATGCTTTGTTGAAGATGGATCTTTTAAAGTAGACGGTTCGTTTCCTAAAGTTCCCGGCAAAGGAAAGAAGAACTGCAAGTATTGTCCACATAAAAAGGTCGTCTGTGATGCTAAGGAGGATTAATACTTGACTGCTAGCTTACCGTCTTCAAAAAAACTGATAGATATCGCTTGCTTCTTTGATTTAATCAACTGAATATGTTGTGATATTTCGTTGCGTATCAAAGACGAATACAATTTCGACGCATCTTTACCGGCCTGTTGTTTCTCCGCTGCCCTATCACATCCACATAATGCTACGTAACGTCTTACAGTCTTATCAAAATTATCAAATGGATGAACGTTTGACAATCCCACCGAGTTAATCAGGTTAAATAAGTCAGTGAAGTGGTTGATCTTGATGTTATTCATCTCATTACTTTTACTAATAAATAGTAAAAGAATAAGGTAATCAACACATCTGCGGAATATGAGGACAAGCCATATAAAACTATAGCCGGCGAGGTCAGCCAACACATGAGACAGATTGGACATGTGATGAGTCTAATGATGAAACTGTCGTGGAATGTTCTTAGGTAAAGTATGTAATCCAACTCAAAATTGGAAAGACGTTTCTCATCATAATCGTCAATTTTTAGAAATTTTGATAATCCCAAAATTCTTCCATATTCAACCACCGCTTCGGTTCTCAACCATATCAGCAACGCCAATACGTGGATGGAAATAAACCCCCAGTGTATACTCACCGAGCCCCCTTTATGATATCATATAGAAAGTTTGCGATGATTCCTGATAACAATTCGAAAATAAATAACGCTGTCAACGGGTATATTATCTCACCCCACTCCAATTTCCCATTTTCATTGGAGTCAAAGCACTTAATCAACAGTTTCTTAAATCCCCTCATAACTTTATGAGACTCAGTTCGCGAGAAGTTGTGGAATTGATAGTTATTTTAAATATGGAGAACTCAAATGTGCCTGGCTCACCAGTCTCGGTTACAACATCCGACAAGTTTGATATTAAATTGAAATGATTGTTCGTAAATTCCCTAGCATCAAACTCCACAGTTACATCATCATCTCCGACTTCCGATAACTTCTTTAACTTGGAGCGCAAGTCAAATTTGGTATTAGGCTGTTCCGATTCTATATATTTGTCATAATTAACATCGGAATATAAAGTTCCACACCAAGGTTCGAGCACAGATAACATCGGGTCGTTTATATTACGTATCACAAACCCTACTTTGTATAGTTTCGGAACGATGGGCTTCATATAAGAGTCGTGTTTAACGAAGTGCCCCCACTTTCTTATAAAATTCCTAGCACTTCGGTTATTCTGCTTCAACCACTCTTGACTTTCCTTTCCAACCTCCGTGAGAGTAGGGTTAAATCTGCTTCCCCGACATGTCATGTGATATACACATCCTTCCCAGGTTTGGATGAACTTGTATCCATTTAATAGAAATCGATTGAATATGTCACTATCCTCCTTGGATTGTGGGGCGAAGAGTGAATCGTGCCCACCGATAGATTGGAAGTCCTTCTTGTATATAGCCCAAGGCGCAAATATACCTTCGGTGGTCTTATCTTTATAGGATGTTACTGCTAATTTAAACCATTTTAGAAATTTTTCTTCGTCAAAATCTTCCGGTTCCTCTCCGAAGGCAGCGGTTATCTTTTCTGGACCCGGTGGATGGAGAGGAGGTTCGATCCTCGTTAGGCTAACGACCACACCTGGTTTGATATGGTTCTCTATTTGCGTATCCAACCCGGGACACGCATACATGTCAGCGTGCCAAATCATAACAACATCATTGGTTGCAACGTCATTAATCAGTCTGTCATACAATATCGTGTGACCCAATCGAGTAGGTCCATTATTTCGTATAAACTTAAAATACGGGTCTGACTTGACCATTTCTTTGCACCATTCCTCTGTGCCATCGTGGCTGAAGTCGTCGGCGACGCATATCTCATGTTCCTTATTGGCGAGATTCTTTCGTATAGAAGCGTATGACCACTTCAGGTATTTCAGATTATCACGGGAGGGTTGAATGAAGCTTATATTCATATTAGAAATTAGTTAGTATAGCGGATTTAAGGCTTGAGTAATTGTGAATGCCGGTTTTCATAACGTCCGGATCTATTACGGGGATGACATTTGCTCCGGATAACTTTCGGAAATAACTGTTCTCACCAAAGTAATTTTTTCTCAATTCCTTACCTTTGTGGATGTAACTTATCACAGTTCCACCAAACATGGAAGACAAAATTGAATTCCCACCACAAACACTTATGAATTTATCACAGTTTGCCATTATTCTAAGTTGAGTTTCGTTATATGATAACTTAGATTTACTGACCAAGTCATCCACCAAAATAACATCGTCAAAGTGTTTTGTTAATTGGAAATCCGTCATAACACCGACTCCGTCTACATCAGCTTGTATATCTAAGTAACCGTCTCTGAGAGACATCTCCTCATTTGAATCTAAAGAAAACTCCTTCTCACGATTCGTGGCTCTTTTATAAACGACGGTATATCCCTTCTCAGTGAGATATTTGAACATCTCATATAAACACTCTATATCAAAATATCCCATCGGAGGTTCGCCGTGTTCTATGTTGAACTTATTGGTTATAAAAACAGTCGGTTTCTTAAACTTAAACTCCTCGTTTTTGTAATGTTCTCGGAATGGAACGGGTGACCACTTGGAATAATCTAGGACGCCATTCACCGATGACTGTTCTTCGGAGGTCATGTCACTATAATCTTTTCCTGTTATAGCCATAGCATTGTGGTGTATCCACTGATTCGGCACATTCTGCAATGCGGCTACGTTATCAATGCTTCTCGTCTGATAATCTTCCCGGACGTCATTGCAGAAGTAATAGAAGGGACGCATTCCACGGGACGTCGTTACAGATTCAAGTTCACCGTTTAGGTGTAACCAGTAAGCGTAAGGAACTGCTAGGGCTAGTTCTATTCCGAACTCAGGATTTACATTCAGTTTCACACTTTTCTAAGTATATCGACGTGGCTAGATTTTTCTTATGACTTGGAACAACGTGGGGAGACGATGGCTTTGAATCTCCCTCTATACCCAATGCCTTCCTATAACTTATGGATATCGGTCTACCATGGTCTTTCTCTAACATCTTGGTTTTTGCAGACAGTTGACAGTGTTTGCACAATTCCCACATATTTGACTTCGAGTTTACAATAGCATTTCCTTTAGAATCAACATCTCCCCAATCCTCAAACTTCATCGGTATGTCTTTTCGATTATATTGAGTGAGATTGAACATCCTAGCTATCGCGGCACCTTGCGAACACGGCCAGTATCCATCGAATGAATAATTTGTCCCACATTTATTTGGTATGTTACACAGTGGAATCATTTCTTGACCAGAGTCATATGGAGATACAAGGGAACATCTGTGAACGTCTGATTTATCAGCTAACATCGTGAAGTTAGAAACTAGCATCCCCCTGAACATCTTTACAGTAGACAGTATATCATGTGCAGTTGTCTTTTTATTTGGGTCTTCTTGAACGACTAACTCCGATAATTTATCAGATAAAACATCGGTTGTCATCCCCGTAGATTTCAACAAATCAGCCAAAGCTTTCATTAAAGCAGGCAAGAACGACGGTGTATATCCCCATTGTATAGTGTCGATTCTATCAAATGGAAAGTTTTGAACAATTTGTTTTGGGGTATCCAATGTTCCCGCTTTTATCATTTTCGGGTGAAGATTTGAAATAATGACAATATCGGGAACATACAACCCCAACAATTCATCACGAAGCTTGTCCACTATCTTGTCTATCTCGGGATGTGTCAACGGTTCCCCACCTATAACATGGATTCTTTTTATACCACCATGTAACTTAACGTCGGAAATTAACTTATCTACCGCGTTCATTGATACGTTTGTATTGTCGTAATAATTGAGGCCAGCTGACTTGGTGTGGTCGTGTGGATTTTCAAGCGAATTGAAATTGCTATGTCGATTACAATTCAAACAACTGAAATTGCAGTTTAATGTGACGTCGAATTCTATATTCATATTATGATTTCACCATTTTAATGATGTGAAATGCTTCTGCATACTTACATCTTGCTTGTATACCTCTAAATTTAGCCAACGTTTCCAAATTCTCTCTAACGTCCAAACCATGTTTTTCGTATTTCTCTATCTGACTCTTGTGTTTCATGGAAGCCGAAATCTTTGTTGAAAATTGGTCGGTTATATTCACGTAATACGTCGTTTCCATTTGATTTTCCGACATCCTTGCTATGGGAATCTGTTCATAACAGACCACATCGGGAACATACCTAGCAGCGGCCATCGTCGTTCTAAATGTAGAAATATGATCTTGATTTGCATCACCGGCCCAGTGAGTATAAATCATATCTATGTCATATTTTTTTATGAGCTTCTCAAGCATACTCACCGAGTCAAATGAGAATGGAACGTGAAGATCTTTAAACGGGAGAAAATCCACAAAATCACAACCAATCACCGACGCGGCAGCCAATGTCTCTTCTCGGTTCTGTTCCAACGTCCGTAGAAGTTCACCAGTCGTACCGTCCTTGGATTCGGTATCCGTCATACACACATATGAAACGAAGTCACCGTCAGCTTTATGTCGAACGAGAGTACCAGAACAACCGAATTCCACATCATCAGGATGTGCCCCTATTGCCATTATTTTTCTAGCCATGTTAATTTTCTAAAATGTCACGGCAATATGGACCGTGATTGAACAACAAATCAATCACAGATAAATTTGATACAAAATCGCCGTATAACTGCTTATACATAGGATGTGAATAGTTCTGCCATATTAATTCTATTCCATTATCCTTGAATTCCTGTTCGTTGATATATTTCACTGACCCTGGGCCTGTTCCTGATATATAATGCGTCGCATTCAATTTCTTTAATAGGAACATGATTCTGTCAGCACCAGACACGTCCGTCCCACATACCTCAGAACATAGAACCACTTCCACGTCAATATGCAATGAAGCCAGTAGAAACTTTATCAATTCCACATTTAAATCGGACAAAGTGACGTGGGGTTTCTTTAAAATAGTCTCCAACTCTGGATAATATTTGCTGAAATACGTCGATTTGGAGTAAAAGGATTTGATTAGATTTAAGTGATCTAGGTTCCATCCATTGTGATTGATTTCAATCTCATTGAAGTTTTTCATATCACTCTTTCCAATAAGAGGGACCGTTAACCACCTACCTTCTCCATTGGGTGATTTTATCAAATTTCTATGCCCGAAGTGTTGTTTTCCACGCGGGAATTGAACGTTATCGAAGACAACGAACGTGTCACTCTTGGCTACCTTATCGAAGAAGCCCAACCACGGTAGATAGTTAGGTTGATGAATACTTATAGTCTTCATACAATTTTATTGATTACGTCGGAAACGAATCTCACCTGTTCCAAATCCATTTCAACGTATAACGGAAGAGCAAGGTGACGTTTAAGGAGACTATCGGCTACTTCATATTTCTGACCAGCAGCGACGTATTTCTTGAATGCCGGTTGTTCATGACACGGAGGCCAATAAGCATTCGCAGTGGATATTCCATGATCCCTCAACAACGTCGTGCATAATTCCGTTCTGGCTTCCAATGTAGTTCCCTCCGGAAGAGAAACGATGTATTGCCACCAAGTCATAGTTGTGTTATCCGGTATGGATGGTTTTGTGATACGTGGATTTGTGATGTGTAAATCATAGGCGAGGGCGAGGACATTTCGCTTTAACACGAATAGGTCTATTCTCGGCATCTGGCTCGCACCGATTACCGCCGACAATTCCGGCATTCTATAATTCGAGGATGCATACGTGCAATTGACTCCGAAATCAATTCCCTCATAAGGAGCTGGATTACGGATACATCCGTGATTTCTTATCACCCTACATCTCTCAGCAAAATCGGCATCATTTGTGGTTATAATCCCACCCTCACCACTCGTTATAATCTTCGTAGCAAACAGAGAAAAACAACCAGCAAATCCCAAGTTACCTGCTTTTATACCGTCGATTGATGCTCCTACCGCATGCGACGCATCTTCTATCAAAAGAATACCCAGACTGTCACATAGTTTCTTTATATTGTAGTAATCAGGACTTATGAAGCCCGCCATATGAACCCACATTACCGCGAATACATCATTGTCAACGTTTTCACGTATAATCCGTGCACTGAGGCTCTGTGTATCTTCCTCGACGTCAACAATCACCGGAATGTTATTTGACCGTATTATGGCACTGACCGAGGCTACAAACGTTTGGGTTGGGACGATTATCTTTTTATTTTCGACTCCTGTTGCTCTCAAAGCAACCTCAAGCGCAGTAGCACCGGAGTTGGTAGCAACAGCAAACTTAGTTCCACAGTATTCAGCAAATGATTTTTCCAATTGACCGACGTATTTTCCCTGTATGAACATTCCGCTTCTGACTACTTCTTCGAGATTTTTTACAATAGCGGGAATGTCTGCTTCTGGAATATACGGTTTTGATCTTAATAGTTTATTCATATCTAATCCCATTGTAATCGCAAAATTCCATTAGTCTATATTTTATTGGCACGAACCTCTCTCCGAGTTTAGCGGGGGAGATAATAAAATTCTCGTTTAGAAACGGTGTGTCTTTTGACTCATACACAATATCCACTTTCTTTTTTAAGAACTCCGAAATCTCAGTCACCAACCCGATGTGACTGTATACATCATAACCGGTGATATTAAATCTATCTCTTCGTCCAGAATACACTCGGTCGACGTTTGTCACGTAGTTGTATATCGTGTCGACTACGTCATCTACCCAAACTAAACTAAATAACGCTTTTCCATCACCCGGCACAAATGCTTTTCCCTCCGACAAAATGCTGTTAATGTAATACCTCAATCTTGGTCTTGGACAATCGTTGCCGACTATATAAGACGGACGGAATACCACATAATTGACATTATTCTTTTCAATAACATACTCACATAGAGATTTTTCTTTTCCATACTCTCCAAAAGCGCTCCTACCGCCGATAGGCATATACTCGGTATACAATTGAGAATGAGAATCAGCATAAGCAGCGGCGCTGCTGATAAATGTGTATTTCTGTTGTGGAGAAAACTTTGTAATCAGACTTACCGCTTGTTCTGGTTTAAAAAGACAGAAATCTATTACATCATCGAACCTCGGAGATTCCCCCAAAGGACGATTCCAATCATCGAATTTTGGGTCGGAAAACCCAAGATTGCGGTCGTGTTTTATTATCTCACATCCGGTTGGGCCGGTTCCCGAACGATTCAAGACGGTTACTTGATGTCCCTTGGAAACCAATCTGGTTGCTAATTTCTTCCCAACGAATCTATTTCCGCCCAATATAAGGAATTTCATATCAAGTTTTTAATTTCATCGATCTCGTATTGTTGAACCTGACTCGAATCCGGTCCATCCGATACAATTTTCTCATGTAGGTTTTCTCCCGGCTGTAATCCGATTATGTTCCAGTCTGGCCTGACAGCGGGCGTAGTAGAATACTTCTCTTCCATAGCAATCAATAGGTTTCTAAGACTCATACCTTTCATCTCAGGAACAAAAGGAGTAGAATCTTTAGCACTAGCCAGACATTCATAAATTAGGTTTATTGCCTGGTCTACTGTCCAAAAGAAACGAGTTGCGTCTAAATCCGTCACCGTGATTTGTTGGTTCTTTAGAATTGCCTCCCTCCACTTACACAACACCGATCCAGTGGAGTATATCACATTTCCATATCTCACTATTCGATAATCACATTTAGTATTCAATTGTTCATATTGTTTGAACAATCTCTCCATCAAAAACTTAGACGCACCGTAAACACCCGATACCTTCGCTGTCTTATCCGTGCTTATACCGATGACGAATTCCACCGGGTTTCTAAGAGATTCAGCCAGTATATTCATCGAACCTATCGTATTTGATTTTATACACTCTCTTACTTGCTTCTCAGCAATTCCTATGTGCTTTGACGCAGCGAGGTGAAACACACCGTTTACGCCCAACATGGCTTGTCGTACTTCAAATTCATCCGAAACGTCGCCCGTCAATATCTCAACTGATGGATATAATTGTTTTAGTTCGATGAGCTTGCCCTCGTCTCTAGCCAACACACGAACCATTGCACCGTCGGCCAATAACCTAGCAACCAGTGGTTTTCCTAGAAATCCGCTGCCGCCAGTGACCAAAAAAAGTTTGTCTTTGAATGTATATTTCATAGTAATCTCAAATAAATACCTATATTTTTTCCATTGAATTTGTTTTAATTTACTCCCCTAGAATGTTTTTCATGTATTGTAAAAAAACAGTTTCTCTATAGTTCTTTTCATACAATGTCCTTGATTTTCTCGCCAACATTTCGTATTCTCCCGGGTCCGACAATCGTTGCATCAATTTCTTAGCCGTCGGTATGTCTGCTAACGCAACTGTCGTGTCGGGGTGACACGTCTCTTGTGTATCCAATCCAGCGTATCCTATACACGGTATTCCAAGATACGCACAGTTCAAAGCGAATGTTCCAGCCGCATGTGTTCGCATGAGGTGAACTCCGATTTTACTGTTAGACAACTCCATTACCCAAGCTGACCACGTCAGGTATGGAAGATATTGAATATCTGGTATAGAATCTTCTTGTGGTTGTTTTCTTCCCATGCTCGGACATCGTATCGGTCCAGTTTGTTGACGGGCTACAATATAAGAATCAAATCCCCCATACCACTGACAGAAATTCCCACCCACCATAACTCCGTCTCTACCATCTACTGTGAAATTCCTAACCGAATCCTCTATCATAAGTGACGGCAAAACATGAATCGTCTGATTTTCCAAAATTCCACTATAATATTTCTTGTCCAATTGGTTATGGACGAAAATAACGTCTACCGAAGACATGGCCGAGTGAAACCAAAACTGCGCCCTTACATCGTAATCTTGAAAATACCAATGTGGCCCCTCTTGCATTATCGCGAGCTTCGAACAGTGACCTCGTAAGTTCTGCAACACCTCTGACTCAATCCACACATCCAATCCCTTTTTTGGAAGGATAACCACAATCATGTCATACTTTTTATGTGGAGTTACGTTGTGGGGATAGTGGTCAGCACCAAGCGCACACATCCACGCGAATTCGACTCGCATGTTAAGGTGCTCTCGGGGAATTTTTCCAACAAAACCCATCTCTGTGACAAACGCTATATTCACAACAATTTTTCGAACGTGGTAAAGTTAACTGTATACTCGTTTTTGATATAGTCAAGGACAAGTCTGAAGTTTTCGTATGTAGAATCAGTCCAAGTATTCTTATTCCAGTCACCACAAATATGAGACTGAAATACCACGAGATTTCCTTTCTGTATGTTTATCTCAGAATTTTCGTGGATACCATTACATCCATAAAAAGTCTTCGTGGGAAAATTTATGTTGAAATTTATGTCACGGTGCGCCGCTACAAAGTCAAATGATTCACCGACGGCTTCGGCGCTACCCTGTGAACATCCCCAGCCCGGCATACGGAATCCCCTTGGCGTAAGACCCACTTTGTCCCACTCACTGAGAATAAGTTCCACTCTGTCTTTCGCATCAGCATAATCCAATTCCAAGAATTCCTGTTCACCCAACATTTTATTCTTACAATCGTGGTAGTGACCATGTGCACAGAGTTCAAAATAACCTCGGTGATTAAGCCATTGAATCCATTCCTTATTCAAACTTATCGCGGTAAGTGAATGATAATATGACGGAATGAATAAACTAAACTTAGCACCAAATTCTTCATTGAGAGAATTTAGATAAGCCTCGGTTTTGTCGCCCCGTATCATCCATTCTTTTTGTGGATGAACATCGTCGATACATATTACAACATTTAGATCATTCATGTGTTATTTTTGAAATCTTCAAAGGTTAAAAACTTTCCCTGGTTCTTTATTAATATACCAATGTTATACTGGGACATTTTTATGAACCGACTCCACCACTCACCCTTTTTCTCGTTACAGAATCCATTTGGGTTGTCTTCATTTGAGACGTAGGTTCTCTTGTTCGGGTGTCTCCTAGCGTGAACTTTCAATATATTCTTAAAAATGAATTGGCAGTAACCATCTCCCATCATCTGTTTGGCGACCAACGATAGACTCTCATCGTCATTGTGAATAAAACACGGTGGTATGTTTATACCGGAACGTAAGAAGTCACTGCTCATAACCAAACACGATCCGTCAATCTTTGGATAATTGATGTGGGCTAGTTCAATCGGACCACTGTCATCGTTTACATTATTCATGTCAGCGACCGACATTTTCGATTTTGCTTGATTTACATTCTCAAAATCAGATTCCACAAATACATGATTAAGATATTTTGGATGGACGGTAGCATCCCAACTAGAATCCCACATTTTGCGGTCGGCAAAGCATGCAACGTAACGATTTACCCCGTTCTCACGAGCATAGTCGGAAAGAACATCAAGTGCTTGAAATGCTTGTTTTGGAAAAAAACTATCAGTTTCTCCCCACATGACAAAGTCCACCATCTTACAAAACTTTGAATTGTATTCTCTACGATAATCAGTTTGTGTATAAAAACTCAAGTCGTCGTCAATTATTCTGGAATATAAAGTAGTAGGATCGACATATGGAATAAGTCGGCACAATTGTGACTCGAACTTCTCTATCAAACCACGCTTGTCTATCTTAGAAGCATCAATCTTCTCAAAGAACTGTGAAACATTGAATGCTATATCAATGTGGATGTTCTCCTTGTTATCTACCGACTCCATTAAATTAATCATTCCGTCGATGAAATCCGAGAACATCTCGATTTCATAGAACATCACATGTGTTCCTATAGAAAATTTGTTAATTACTTTCATAGATTAGAAAGAACTTTTACAATTAAGTGTTCCGCCACAGCCTCATTGGATGCGTCCATTTGAAACCTCTTGTGTTGTTCATACAACATTCCCTCGGCAAAGTTATAGTAATCCGGCAAATAAGTCTCCACCATCTCAGCCAAATCCGAATAATCAGGTTTACAAGTCAATGACATTCCATCACCGTAAATCCAAGGTTTCGTCATTACATTTGAAATTGACGGCTTAATTATTACCGTTCCCGTCATGAGAGCTTCTATCTCACGTATGTTAACCTCACCGTAGCCAAATGGAGAGATACAAAATTTGCTGTTGTGTAATACATCCAAATATTCGTTTCTGTTCAACTTACCGGTCTTCTCAGTCGTAACCACCCGACACTTTAAGTCCTTAGCCGCACCAAATAGGTTTTTTCGAGATTCGTTATAAAGGTCATCCGTTCTGATCCCATGTTCGTGATTCTCAGGTGATATTCCTATCATTATCGCAACGTCGTATTTCTTCTGTTTATTGACGCCGTTAAATGAAAATCCATTTCCGTATGTATTTAACCAATTAACTCCACTTAAAATTAACGAGTCTTTCAGAGATTCTACATCATCTATTCCATATCCACCGTTACCACATTCCGATTTTCCCCAAAACCATCGTCCGTTTTCATATTTGTTCTTATAGTCCTCTGTAGAATTCAAGATGACGTTTTTTACTAACTTCAAACCAGAATAGTTTTTACATACATCCCACGTTCCTATCAAACTAGAAGAATCTTGTCCATCGAACACCACGAACGGTCGATTTATGTTTTTCAGAAACGCAAGTCCGTTTCGAGCAGATTCCTCCAATGACTTCTTCTTATCTATAATTGACGCTTGTCCGACAAACACAACGTCCGCTTCGGATTCGTCATTAACGAACTGAATACCGTGCCGCGCCAACTCATCGGCTGCCGCTAGATAGGGTCTAAACGTAGTCTCGTTTCTGTGTTTGTTTATTTCCGCTATATGTATCTTCATACTTCGGAACAAATGACTCCCTCATAATCGTTGAGGAATCCTACAAATCCCGTTTCAAATGGACTATATCCTATTTTAGTCTCCATTTTCAATATGTTATTTCCTATAAGAACATCAACAGCCGATTTTACCTCTGGGTACAATCCTATATCATCAAACACAAAATATTTCTTACCAGAAGAAGTCAATTTTAATGAGTTTGATACATCCATGATAACCGCATCGTATGTATGAACCGCGTCCACGAAAATAACGTCTGCTGATTTAACCGGCAGCCCGAGCTTGTAGACATCTTGTGCAAACAACTCGTAATTCGATCTCCCATGTGACTTCAAAAAATTATCAGGGGCAACAACGGTATCGTAATTTATTCCATAGACCAATTTAAATACACACGTCAAGAAGATAGTGGTGTATCCACTCTTACAACCTATCTCAAGGCACGTCTTATCTTCAAATTCAGGTTTCTTGAAGAAATTATACAGATCGGTTTTAAACCGATGTGAGGTAGTGGTTCGGTCTTTGGATTTATCCGGTACCAGAGCAAGCAATTCGTTTAGTTCCATATTTTAAGATTTTAACAACATTTCTTTCAAATTTTTAGCACAATCGACACAGGAAGTTATTTTTCCAGAAAAGACCGAGTATACCTTATCATTGTGTTGTTTAATAAAGCTAGGACGTGCATCATCATGGTCCCTCTCAGGCAACACGGTTCTGACCGTGAACATCGATCCTATGTGTTCCATAGCATCCATATCTTTAAAAAAGACAGAGGCTGACTTGACGAACCTATCCACGTTAGTAACATCCTTCAACTTGTCCGCCGGAACGACTCCGATGTTCATATGGGGAACGTATTTTTTAGGTATTTCTGGAAACTTTCCGACATTGGTGGCGTGTATAGCATGAACTACATTGCCCATCACATGATATCCCGTTGAACCAAACGGGTCGATGCACATAAATGGACCATCCATAATGACCACGCTCATGTTCTTATATGAGTCAGGTAGTTTGACCACTGGTTTTTCACACAATTCAAATTGACAATCAAACCGTTGGCTGTCAGATAGGATATGATTTATATTTGCGTAAGAACAATTGACGACGTAATCGTATTCATAAACCATCGTCCGTTCAAATCGTCGCCCCAATATAACCGATAAACCATGTTCTTCTATTTTCTTCCACACGTCAGTTTTCAGTTTCGTCGGGTCAAACAATTTTTCATCCACCTTCAAAATAATGCCCAAATTTTCCGATTTTAGTCTGTCGTTGTCAGTGACTTCAAATTCCAATCCTGTCTTTTCCAAAAAAGACACATAATCACCCACGGATGTCCTCGAACCATCCTTTGCGATACAATAATAACTCTTGACTTCTAAATTCGATTTACAGTCAAATGTCTTTTGAAAAGAATCATTTCCACTCTTTGATGCGAAAGCGGTGTCCGCGCTCCGTGGGTAATGGTATCCCCGATGAATCCTATACTGATTTATCGAACTCGCTTTGGTTAAAATGTCCATCTCCGACTCAAAGATAGTCGGAGAGAAGTCGTCCTTTAGTTCCATCGCAGCACTTACACCGAAGACACCAGCGCCTACGATAGCTACTCTTGGTTTGTTATTTTTAAAATGACATTGTAGTATGCGTTCGACTTCACGGTGACGTTCCGTGTTCTGTTTGAAATCCACACCACCGTTCAGAACCCGTTCCATCATATCACGTAGGGGATTGTTTTCGGGCGAAGAAAGGTTTATCTCAGACGAAGTTGATGAAGCGAAATCCAAAGACGTTATAGTTTTTCTGGCCGCTCCTTGTGAGAGTCTGTCATATGACAAGTAAACCGGAACGTTGCCAAATATAAAACCATATTGCTTTTCGTTTATTCTATTCCGGGCAGTGGAAAAATTAGATATTCGCTGAGGGCCTAATATATCCAATAACAAATAAATGTCGTGGTAAACGAGGTTATTTACTATGTTATCGCCAAATGATCCGAATTTGTTCCACGAAAAAACCAAAGAATTTGAGTCGCGGAATTCATCTTTTCGTCTTATATATTCGGAGTTGAAAAGAAAAACATCGTCGATGTATAACTTCACACCGAGCCTATCGGCGAGTTCCATCAGAATCAGCGATTCGCTGAAATTTGAAGTCAGTGGCTTTTCACAGAAAACGTTTATTCCTTTAAAAAGGAAAGTTTTGACCAACTCTCCATGTGAAGGGGTGCTGCTGGCGATTATCACCCAATCTACATCGTAACTAACCATCATGTCACGACCAGTAAAAAACACAATCTCATGACTGTCCTTTACCACCTCATAAATCTTCGTTCCGAAGTATCCTCTACCTATTATCCCTATTCTCATACAGATTCTTATATGTCGTCTCCATCCAATAAGGCACACTCTTATCTTTATCCGGCAACCCATTGAAATGCATTACATTCGCTACTTTTGTATGTAACATGTCGGAGTCTAACACCTCTTTCTTGTTAAGACAAACACAATTGTATTTATATGACAGTTCCTTTATTTCAATCTTCTCCCGTCGCAATAAAAAGTTCAGTGGGGTCTGATCAGTTCCCACTCCAAAAGTTTTCTGACACCATTTTATTTCCTCTCTATTTGATATGTAGAAGTTACGCATCGTATCAAAAAAATTACGGTGAGTTCCATTCACAACTTGAAATCCACTATTATAATACGTCCACCAATCGAACATCGGTTCATCCTTAAAGATGAACTTTCTGTAGTTTTCCATTGACCGCAGAATCCAATCGTAATCACCGTCATCCCGAACGAGGGTGTATTTATTATCAGTTAATGAAAATATGTCCGGACAATTCGGGTGAACTATGGTGTCAGCGTCAACTATCAATATCTGATTGTATTTTATCTGATTGTGATCCAACAAATCAAACAGAAAGTATCTCTGCCAGATGATTCCCATTTCCGACTGTTCTACGATTGGGGTGTCTAAGACAAACAATTCATGTCCATTTGACTGACAAAAGTGCTTCCAACTCTTTATAGAAAAGTCATACTCTGGCTTCGATTGGCCATCCTTCTTCACGTTTATGATGAATACTATGTTATTCATATAGATGCTTTACCGACTCCCATACATTCTTCATGACATCAGTCCGACTTTCAATTGGAAACCCAGTGAAATGCCAGACGTAGGCGTATTTTACAAAGAAAGGAGTCTTATCCTCATTTAATTGCCAGTTATGAACGAACATGTTTTTCTTATGAATGGAAAATAGGTTCCACCTATCATCGAAATACTTCTGTTTGACACGGTTCTTTTTAAGCGAAAGATTTAGGAGAGTTTGTACCTTACCGACCCCTTTTATAGTATCCAATTCAGATTGATTCTTCACATACAATTCAATCAATTCATCATAAATATATTTATGATCTCTGGTAAAGAAAACCACGCCGCTGTTTATATATTCATCCAGTGAAAGTGTTACGTTTGGATAGAAATGACCGTAAGTTGAAATTGAGTTATATATCCATCTCAATGAACTTATCTCCTTCACTCCACAGAATTCGTCAGTATACAAATCGAATGGATTTGGACAATCCCACCTAACAATTGTATCGGAGTCGACATATCCTATCTTTTCATATGTATTTCCAACGAGTTCGAAAATCCTATCCTTGTTCCATACAGGAAACTTATATCTAGGGTCATTGTCTCGTATAACAAGAAAGTCGATTCCATTTTTATTACACCACTTCTCCCAGCTCAATATACAATACTGGCTATACAAAGAATTTTTGAACTTCGATGTATCAGAATCTACCGCTGTTGTATATATCAAAGTTTTCACTTGGAATCGTTCATGTGGTCGCTTATCGTGTTAAGTATAATCCGTTTAAGTTGGTCGTCTACTTTATATTTCTTACAATTTATCTCAACGGATTTGAGCAAATCACCGTCTTTATACTGTGCTGATGCGGTTTTCCAATCAGCAAGCATCTCAAGTATATCCAACAAAGTCATTTCGTTCACACCGTCTCCCCAGTGCTCGGGGTGATGACGATTATTTGTATGATGAATGTCGATGATGACCCGCATCTCATTCATCTTCTTACTGTGTTCATCGCTTCCATAGACGATGTCAGATGCATTATCGACATTTTCTGCGAACCCCGATAATTCAGGGTCAGAAAACTTCGATGCGTCGTGGATTCGTCCACGTTCTATTAGTTCAGAAGCAAATGAATTTAAACTCTTTTGAACGGATACTACGTGATTCCGAATGTAACGGAGGTATTTAATTCGCTTCTCATTCACGGTATCTTATGTCCTCTATTCATGGCCTCACTGAAATCCGTGTTGTATCTAATGTTAGTTTGGATTTGTTTTTCTATCGTTTTGGTATGAATTAACGCGAATTCCTCTTCCTTTGGGAATTTGGAAGAAACTTTATATCCCTCTATCCGTTCGTGAAGAGGGCGTTCCCATCGAAGATGTGGGAGATTCTTGAAAATTCTTCCCTGGTAATCTCCGCTGTTCCAATTCACCCACTTGTTAGGGTTATTTATATCCCATCCCCACTGCGCTGCATGTTCCGCTGTAACACCATTAAATACATTTATACGGGGAACCCAAAACAATTCTACGTTCTCATTGGAAGATAATATCTCATGTAGGTTAGTCATGAGAGTCTCAGCCGGCATCTCATCCGCGTCTATTTGAAATATCCAATCACCGGAACATTTTGATTTTCCATAATTCTTGTGTTCAGAGTAGTTTTTGTTTAACTCATGTTTATGGATGTTTATGTTTCCCTTTTCGAACCAATCCCAATCGGTCAAATATTTACACGTCTGTACTTCGGTGGAATAGTCGTCTATGATAACTATTTCGTCGTGGACTGGCAACGAAAATTCTGCAAGATACTCGACCAATTCGGAAAGTTGCTTTCCTTCATTTTTACAAGTAACGAGATAGCTTATTTTTGGAACGGTTGACATTATACCTTCTTTAGTGTCGGAAGCTCTACCTTCTTCAGTGACGGCAATTCCAATTTTTTCAACTTAGGCAAAACTATCTTCTGCTCGGTCGGAAACTCTGGGACATACTTATCAAGCATACCATGAAACTGTTTGTCTATCATTGACGTGCTAAACTTCTCGGCCAGTCCTACACATCCGAGAATAGACTTCTCGGTCAGAGAATCGTAGTTTGTCACCATTCCACGTAATTTCTCCTTTGCCTTTTCATAATTAACGTTAAACCAAGCGGATTCCTTCATAATCCACTGATTGGCGGAATCTCCCCTCACTTGTTTCAATTCACCTTTGATTGGATATGAATTCTCAGAATTTAGGAAATCCAAATGTCCACTCCAATCCGACGCCATTACCGGTTTACCGCTTAGACCGGCCAACAATAGTGGATGTCCATATCCCTCACCGTGAGTGAAGCTAATGTGAGTTTTTACCTTCTCGTGATTGAACAGAGCATTCATCTCTACATCACTCAACTCACCGTGGAGAAGATATACGTTAGGCAAATCCCCACCAACCGACTGTTTGATTTTATTAATCCGATTCAAACAGTCTGCTTTATCGACATTTGAAAAAGAAACACCACTTGTCTTCAGAATCAGCGCTGGCTTATCTTTGACGCCAGCGAAAGCCTCACAGAACGTCTTGATTAACATTCCAATATCCTTACGGTCACTATATAACCCATTACTATGAGTCCACTGACCTACGAACAAGAAACAGAAGTTTTCTTTCACTCCCGACAATGCTAAATCAACCGCTTCATTTTTTTCAGACGTTCTTTTGTATATCGAAGTATCAGCTCCCCACCGAACGACCTCGATTGGCTTTCTCAGTTTCAAATCTTCTTTCTTTCCATCTGGATGTTGTTTGACAAACGATGCTTGTGAAAAAACTTTCTTAACGAAATCAGACAGAACGAAGTTTACGGACATTCGATTCATTCCCTCGATCCAATCTCCGGGAGGAACTGTCGTCTCTATTCCCGCAGTCATTCCGATGTTAAACTTAGCGGGGGATTGAAACTCACTTGGAATGGTCATCTGAATGAATACATCCGGTTGAGCTCCCAGCGGTTGACGGAGGATTCTGTTGAACAGTTCCTGTTCCATCGGGTCGGTGATATCTTTAAAGGAAGACTTTGACGGACAGCCGCCCCATCGAGTAGGGACTATTTTCAAGTCAAATTTATCATAACGAAGTAACGACTTTGCCATGGCCATTGACCACTCTCCGTAGCCTGAGCGAGTGAATAATGGGGACTGTAGAATGCAAACCGGTTTTGTCATATTATTTAGAATCTCTTTCTTTAATCAAATCTATGTATTTCTTGGGCGTCGGTGAAATGTTGTCTTTTTGATATAGGTCGGTTATGACCGACGGTAAGGTTACACGGACATCGGTACTTCCAAATCCACCATCATTCCGCTCGGTGACATCCAACTGATCTACCAATTTGAACTTCACCGGTTCGTTAACCGTGATTTTCAATTGTCCTATGGCATCTCCTTTTTTGTAAATCTTGTCTAAATTAGGTTTTCCAACGATTCTCGAACTTATAGCAGTGACGTTGCCGTCCGCTGTCGGAACGTAAATAAAATCCATTGGCTGCCAGTTATACTTGAATCGAAGAAGAATTTCTCCCCTATAATCAGCGTCTATCAATCCCACCGAGTTTGCCAAGGTCAAATTGTATTTTGACACAGATGACCTTGGGCATATCAATACGTCGTATGATTTTATTGAAACACAAGACATAGCATCGTATTTCCGTTCGTCTTGAGTTGCTATGAAAATTCCAGTCCGATACTGAATGTAATCTATGGAATCCCAGAGAGTGTCAGAAGTTGCGGCTTTCGTTCCTATGATTTCCGGATCGGAGATTGCTTTTATGTCGAAACCGGTTGCCCGTTCCGTGGCATGTTTAGGCAACTTAGAATCATCGTCAAAATATTCGTTCTTTAGAAGTTGTATTTCCATATCGGTATATTCTCACATCACATCCAACTAATCAATCTATTATAGAGAGTTTGTTTGATTGACGTGAACTATTTCACTCCTCATTTTTTCCACATCTATCTTTGGAATATCAAACCCCATACTGTTTTGCGGCATCCTATTCCCAACATATTCAGTGTCTCCGTGGAGGCTGAACCTAGACCGTGGAGTGAAGTTCTCCAAGGTGAAATCCATAGCCTTTATGAACTGTTCGGCGAGATTCTTATGATTCAACCCGCCCTCATTTAGAGCCCACCTGCGACCCTCGGCTCCACACGATTCACACTTTTCTTTACCGAGAACATACCAATACATCATAGCCTCGGCTACATCTTCCCACTTACACAAATCGTCGAATATATAAGGAGTCGGCGGTGAACCTTGAATGACGCGAGTCACGGGCCAAACCGGCTTAGCCCAGATACCATGTTTCGTATATTTTTTAACATTGTTTGAACCAAAATCTCGTGAAAATTCCACCGGCTTTCCATCGTCATCCAACTGGCCTATCTGGTCTTGTAATCCACCAGTAACATTTACAATGACGGGGGTTCCTGATACGATTGATTCAGCGACGCTCAATCCAAATCCCTCGTTTGAACTCACATTGACCGTAACATCGGATAGATTGTAAAGAAGATTCATTTCTTCCGGAGAATATCTACTCTCCAATACAAGATAGTTAAGTCCCTGTAGAAACGCTTCTCCAACTGCGTTCAAATCCGTTCCAGCGTCGAGGATTTTCTCAGTGTGAAGAACGAGAATGCACTTGGATGACTTCTCTTTGGGCAAATTATCACAGAATGTTCGAAACGCCAACATGATGTTCGCTGTCCGCTTGCGATTGATGTTGCGGCTGTTATAGAAGAATACGAAATCATATTCTCCGTTTTTAAATAAGTTCTTACGAAACTTGACGAGTTCGGGCGACGTAGCGTCGACTGGTTTAAATACAGTGGAGTTGATCCCATGTGGGACGTAGTGAAGTAGGTGTTTTCCTTTTACTGGCATATGTTTTTATCTAGTTAAAATTTATTAATTCGTCCACAACGACCTTTTCCTGTTCATCGGGCGTGAGTGTCATATGATAACATTACCGTCGCTGTCATAATCTCCACCGACACTCGTGCAATTTTCCGGACCGAGAACCCACTTGTTAATGTTCATCGTCTGTTTGCTGATACTAAAAAGAGCATCACAGCTCTCATAAAACGGACGATTCCACATTGGATATGGAATATCATCCCAAATATTGAGATACGTAAGCGGAATGGTTTGTCGGATCTTTCTTTCGATTTGATACAACCATCCCCAAAAACGAGGGTCGGTAAAATGCATAATTGCATCCGGCTTCTCAATATCCATGATAGAAAGCAGCATATCTTCGTTACCGTAACCATCTGCCGGATACAACTTTAGATAAGCATCTTTCACGCCCGATTGTTCTCTGGCGGCTTGACACATATCAACCACCTTTCCTGCCTCCGGATGTTTAATTGAGCCCGCGATCTGAACCCAGTCGTAATGATGTAGTGTATTTATGACAAGTTCCCTTGACTGACAGGCAACTCCACTGAACATCCTAAGATCATCACTTGCCAACAATATCTTTTTCTTTTCCATACAACTTGTTCGTAGGTTTGATTAGACCGTCGTAGCAGGCACGGAACCGGCGGAATTGTAGTCTTCTATAATCGCCTTTATCTCAGATTCCACATCCTTGATTTTTTCCTTATATCCCGCATTTACATCCTTCTGGTCTCGCTTCGTTGCTAATAGAGATTCGGTGAGGGTGTAGACCTTTGCTTCAGCTTGTGCTTTTGTCATTTTCATAATTTTGTACTGAATAACTTCCTGAGATTGATTGTAGGATAGCGATTTCGACAAACCGGCTCATTTTGAATCCGCGTTCATCGCAAAAATCCCGAAGCAAATCACGTATTCTTACCGAGATTTGGATCGAGGTGTTATCTTTTTCATCAACCATTTCCCATACATATGAGAACGATATTAGAAAAAATTAGAAAACATTAGAACTCAATTCTTATATTGGTAGGTATTTTTCAAGAATGTAATTCCCGTTTCATCCCTAAGTCTATTTCTATAAGGTGACATGGAAATATTGACTCCCCACCCCAAAAAGTCCATGAGAGTTTCCTTGGAAACAGTACCCTTAGTTTTTATCAATTCCAATATATCGTTATACCGCGGGGTGTCTTTTGTTAATTTGTCGAATTCAAATACATTCCACTTGTTGAACCACTTTGGAACGGTATTTTCCCACGTCAAATTATTTACCACTTTCAATAAACTCTCGGAATTGTCTTTTCTGAAATCCGGGTTATCAAGTGCTTTCTCCAACTTTATTAAAAACTGGTCTGTATTGCTAAAAAATAGAGGATAATCGTCACCGACCATTTCGGGATAGCACAACTTCTTTGGCAACAAATACGGGAGCCCGCGGCTCATACCGTCCGTGGCGGAAATTGACCACGCACTGTAACTTTTAAAGAATCCGACGCCGACTTGCATCTGTTTCAGAAAGTTAGAATATCCCTTCCTATCGAGACACACCTTCTTTATATATGGTCGTTCCTCTTCAGCCAACGTGACATATACAGTGAAATCCTGTCTTACTTTATACAGGTTGTCCATAGTCGATAGGAATTCGTTCCAACCTGTATACTGATTGGGTCTGTGATTAAATAAAATAGACTTCTGGACGATGTTTGTGTTATCTCCCACGTCAGCATCTGTCCCAAGATAATGAGGTTGTATTATCTTCTCCAAATCTTCCAAGACATTTTTTGAGTAATACTTGGCAGCCCTCTCTAATACCAAAGATTTAAGCCATTTAGAATTCACCCCACACTCTTGCATCTCAAGTGTTCCGGCGATATTGTTCATAAATACATTCTTGAGATAAGCGGTATTTTCCTCGACTTCATACCAATGACAATATCCTATGAACTTCGGACGTATATTGGTTTGGTTATTGAACAGGTTCGATAACTGGAGAGTATGTTCCGGTAAATGACTGTAAACTATATCATAGTCGTTTCTTTTCCAATCTATGAGATTCATTACCTTTCGGAAATCGAAGTGGATTCTCATGGAATTTGGATACGTTGGAAAGTCGTAAATAATCTGTTCAGTATTTTGAAACTTGAGACTGTTGACTTCCTTCGGTGTAACAATCGTCCAGAATACACCCGGAACGATTTTATTTACCTCCCGTATCACATTAGATAACACGACGACATATGAATCCTTTTCCAAATCCTCCGAATAGGTTATGTTTGGCCAAACAAGTATTCTATACTTACATTCTATTTCAGGCGAAGCGTATTCGAAAAATTCATTCATTTTGATATTATGGTTTTCCAATTATGAACCAATGGTTTAACAAACACAATTTTTTTCTTACTCTCAGTGACTTTATATCCACTTCCATTGTGTTCTCCCAAATACTTTCCGTAGATTCTCAGACACTCGGCCTTATCCTCTCTCGCAAGTCGACCTCGTTCTCCTTTTTCCTTAGCCCATAGAAGGAGTGGGGATTTTTGTATGCTTGCACCGGAGGTCATTCCCACCGGAATCCAATTGTCGCTTCTATAACAACACCCATTTCTGCTTTTCTGACCATCCAATTCCTCGTCACGGTCAGGTTGAACAAATGTCTCTAATAAAATTAACTCGTCGCCGTATCTCTTCTTCCAATCAAGAGCGCCTTCTATACGGAGTTGTTTTAGACACATACTGGCAGCATTTCTCACCGTTATGTTATCACGTATCAAACAAAACCGACTGTTGTTTGCCAGTTTGTTGAGATGGAGCATCTTTGTTTCATTATCCCACCCCATGAAAGCATCTCTACAAGCGACAGCAATTGTAGCACTGCTGAGGCCGACTGCTCCTATGTGGTTCCCGCTCACTCCCTCGTAAACTAGATACCGTATATTCCGAGTGGGAGAATCCTTATATTTTACATAAGAATGATGTTTATCTATGGTATCACGAAATAGCTTATTTTGCACGGGTGTCGTGCACTGTATAAGTTGGATTTGTAATTTAGACTTCTCTATGTCAAAAAACACATCACCGTTATTGTATAAATTATCCTTCACATCACCTTGTATAATATCTGACGGACATTCTCTCTGAGAATTAGGTTTTTTCTGGCATCTTCATGTGTTTTGCAGCCGGAATCCTTCCATTGCAATGATGCATCTGATATTCGATTCAACATCGGGTCGTTTCTTTCCTCATCGTCCGACGCCGGCGGGGTTACTTCGAACTGACCATCGGAGTTAAATTTATACCGAGACAAGTGGATTAGTTTTCCCGACAGTTCCGTTTGAATCCAATGTGCTTCGTCGTCGGCATATGTAGCAAACCGAACATCGCTTACGAAACATACATCAGCTTTACTGGCACGAATCTCCGGATCTAACATGTTTATCCAACACCTACCCTTTGAACGATTCCGTTTGACGCCACCGTACCATATCAGGAAAGGTCGAAATATAGACTTTTCTTCGGTTACTTCCGACCAAACATTCAATCCCAACTTTTCTCTCAAAAATATTTCACCGTCACGTTTTAAATAAGTGGCTAACGCAAAGGTTTCCGAAGTCAGGTTGTATTCTTCTCTCAATATGTCACTAGCAATATCACAGAAGAGGTTCTTCCCGACCCTCGCTACTCCCGACACTCCGATGTATTTATTACGGTTATTCATTTAAAATTTTATCTATCTCCTTATCCGTCTTACCATATCCCTTACATATCTCCCCGAGTGTTTCTAATCCAGTCGGTAAGTTAATCAAGACTCTGTAATAGTCTTCCGCTTCATGACTACCTACATTGAACCTAGAAACAATATATCCCACCAATTCAGAATTTATCTTCTTACGAGAACTCTTTATATACGGTGTATATCTAGCATTTGGAATAATCGCACAACAGACTTTGTAAAACGACTTGCTATCCATCTTATCAAATACCTTACTCAAGTACGACGCTTCATATATACAAGAAGGATCCATACTCAAGAACCTACATATCATGTAGTGATTGAAACTCTTTTTATCACCGTCGGTTAACTTCTCAAAATAATCAGGTGATTTGACGTTTCTTATCTGATTGATGTGGTCGAACAGGGTTTTTGCCTTCAATACTTTTGAGGAATCGCCGCTGTCTTCCGAGGATGTCTTCTTTGGTCGTGCCATGATTGGTATCTGAGTTAACTCGTTTCAACGAAGACTCTAACACACGGAGTTCGTTTCTCAAACAACTTATATCTTCTTTGAGCCGGACATTAGAATCGTGTGATTTCGCTGAGACTGTCCGTAAAGAGTCGTTTAACTTTGATTGATTAGTTGCGATAGTGTCAATGTCAGACCTAAATCTAACATTGTTCTCATCTTGATTTAAGAGATTAGTTTCCATCCGAGACTTCTGGCGCAAAATGAAGTAAACCGCCAGTCCTGCGACTAACGGAATACATTTAGGAAACCAACATACCAACCCAACTAAAATTGAAATCAACAGTTTCAACTTCCGGTAGATTAGACCAACTTAGCCGCTCGATTTAGCACTCGACGGAGGACTCTCAAATCAGCGCCGGTGAGGTCGACTCTATGGGTAGGAGTCCTAAGAGTCAATCGACTCGCTTGCTTTGCACCAGTGAAAGTCTGGGACAAAAATGCTTCGAAATTGCCACGGTTGTCATATACAAACGCTGTGCGGTTTTTCTTGTTTTTTCGGGTTATCATACTATTTTGTTTTTTGTTTTGTTTTCAGATTAACAACAGAGTCAATCCGAATTTGTAATTAAATACTACCACCTATCGTACAACAGTCAACATCATTTCGTATGATTTGTTTGTTATATTAGAATTTATATACCACCCACGGCTTTGCAAACCCACGGAAGCCATCTGACTGTGGGTCGAATTTTTCGAAATTGTCTCCGTAATGAGTGAGAAACATCCTCTCTTTATATGACGGCATGAGACGAGTGAGTTCCTCGTATGTAGCGTGAACTGAACCTGGGCCGGATAACTGACAATCGTGATATATTGCCTCCACTCCGTCAAATTCAAGATGTTCGAATATAGAAAGATCGAACCTGGTGTCAGCGGTGAATATTGCTTTTTTATCCAAAATAAGACCAGTTGACCAGAATGCCTTCTCCCAACTATTTACATTTCCAGGAACATGAAAGGTTCTAAAAATATCAAATTCCAAGACACCGTCTAATTTGATGTGATATTTTTCACGAGGTTGACCGGCCATCCAATCCGGCCTAATGACTTCAACAAAATCAGTAAACCGAAGCAAACCGTCCTCATTTATCTCACACCCTCCCTTTAGGGTTTCGTTCCAAAGAACCTGTTGGTATTCATTGGTTATGATTACCTTGGCCTTTTTCTTTTTGATATAACGAAGCTGGAGTAGTAGTTGTTCCGCGCCGCCGACGTGGTCACAATGGCTGTGTGTAAAATGGTAGTAGTCAAAATCAAGCATATCCACACCCATCTTAGCTAACTCCTCTGGGATGTTTCTTCCGATATCAACTAAGATTGTTATCCCATTTTTTGCAACAATTAAACTTGTATTGACATTCCTCTTGCTCCACGCGCTGCCGACACCGACAAAACACAACACAAGACCGTCTTTACTATGTTGTTTCAACTGATCCATAATCGGAACAATTTCTTTAGGTTGTAGATCAATGGTTTTCATAAATTTATTCAAAAAATTCTCTACTCTTTTCGTTTTCAGAGGTAAGTTTCAGAACATTTTCTCCACCCATTAATTGTAGTTCCAATGGAGATATGTAGAACATTCCTATCTTATAGTCAGCATAAGCGACTGTTCTCATCTGATAATACACCTTAACAGCAGCCACGTCACAACTACGAAATTCTATATAGTAAATACGTGGGTCGCTTATCCTAAACAATTGGTTCTCGGGTATATGGATGTTTGTATGTATGATATGAGATGGATCGAATTCTATATATGGTCCCCTAGCACCGAACACGATTCTATTGTATCCGGTGGCCATAGATAACCCAGCTGACGAAATGAACCTCGTAAATTCATTACCGACCTCTCCAATTTGGATTAATTTTCTATCTTCCAACTTCATTTAAATATCTCTCCTTTGCTTCGTTGTATTCCATTCCAATCATGTCATTGTAATAAAGAACGTCACTTTTTAACTTCCCCTCGGAACGGAGTTTCTTATACCGCTCAATCGCACGAGGCCTCCACCATTCCAAAATCAAATTCTTGTCGCCGGCGAACAGTGGTTTCATAACCAGTTCATTTTCCGTTATCTTGTCACATAGAAAATCCCTAGTATTTTCATAAAATGAGCTGTAATACGTTCCACGTTGGAATCCGTGAACGTAATCGGACGCTTTTATTCCAAGTTGACTAAACACCGTTGATATTACTCTTTGTTTTGCTCCTGTGACAGGTCCTGATACACCCTCTTTCTGCGTCATCATTTTTGCATATTCCGCTGGCTTGTTCTTCTGAATCCAATGATGCCAAATTTCGTAAACAGAATCATCTGGCTTTATCGAGATTTTTCCAGCACTAGTCCCACATTTATACCACCATTTTAGACTATTATACATACTGAAACTGCCGTATAAACTTGTCGTGGTCATCCCGGCTAACACCGCGTCATATTGTGATTTCCACGTTTCACGAACAACATCCGTAGTCACAAGACACGCACCCAACTTACCACCTAAGAAATTATAACCAAACGGTTGCGTCGACATTATACAACTACCTATCGAACTGTTATTTATTCTTTTGTTTCCCTTAAGTCGATTTTCAGAAGACCATCCGATGTAATTGTCTCTGTCGGTTATAGCTATAACATCACTGGACACAGATATACCACCTAGATACTTTTTCTCAGGCGAACCGTCGTGTATCAGAAATTTCAGAAATCTACCGGGCGTCTGACTGAATTCCATCGTGTGACAAAACAACCTAAGCATGAGCCAGTGATTTTCATCAGCTTTTGTTTTTACAAGTTCGATGGTGGGATTCATAGCCTCAATCTCGGATATGGTAGATTTTTCGTCCAAAATATCAGATGCGTTCCATACACTGGCCTTCGTCAACGTAGAATTTGAAATTAGTGAATTATAAGATTGTAATTCATACCACTTCTTATAGAATGTCTGTTCGTGAACATCCATGTTTTTTAAGAAATTGAGATTGTCTATGAATTTCTTTTTCTCAAGATCGTAATCAAACTCCACTACATCAAAAAAATCGCTAGGTGAACTCATACTTATTTATGCTACCATGACATTCAAAAAAATCAATGTAAAAGAAACCGTGTTTCATTATATAGAAATAGACACATCTACGTATGTGTTATTTGATTCGGAGTTGGATTATCCGATAATAAGAGGAAGTAAAAACAGGGTCGGCTCCGTAATAAAAAATCTAAATCCAGCGGTGAGGATAAACTACTACAAGAACGGAGAACAGTTTATAAAAATAGACAAGATTTATGACAAAAGAAAAGGCCGCTGAGCGGCCTTGACTTACGTAATTTTATCCGAATTAAGCCGTGACGACGGCGTCGGCTATAGCAACAGATGTGATTTTATCACCATCCTTAATAGACAGAATAGGCATGTTAAACTTCTCATTGAAGGAGACGCCAGCGTCTCGTGCGGCAGCCAACGTTGACTCGGATACCGGTGAGGTAGCACAGACCATCTTAGGACGTCCCTTGGCCATGTGGAGAGTTCCCAATTCAACTACTTTGCCATCACTCACGAGCTTCTTGAGTCGAACACGGAGAGTGATTTCTACGAACTCCGGATTGGAACTACACAATTCCTCAATGGTATAAGTCCCCGAGGCAGGCAACTTCAACTCCAACCGAGTCTTATTTCGGCGGCCGGTTTTTGTAGACGGTGTGGCCACCGGAGTCGTTTGAGTCGGAGTGGCGGATGTTTGGTTTGTTTTGTTATCAGTTTTCATATTTTTTACTTACTTTATAATCCTAACAGGGTTTTATACATTGTCAACACTTTTTCAATCGTTTTTTTCCAAAAACATAGCATTCAACGTATTCGAGATCTTAACGACATTATCCACATTTATGAAAGAGGCCGATTTCCCATACATTCTCTTAAAATCTACGCGTTGAACGGTAGTTGATTCTGTGTTAGGTTGTTCGATGAAATACGATAATATCGTATATCCCATATCTCGTATTTTATTCACTTGTTTACGAGTATGTTCCACGCCAACTTCACCGATGTAATCCACAGCGTTTCCATCGTTTTCTTTTGATCTATAGGAATAACAAGGTTGTCCATCAGATAAATTTAAAAAGTAACGATCTTCACCAAAAACCTTCGGCGGCAAATGTTCCATGATAGCCTCAAACGTCAATCCCTCGGGTGTAGTGTTATTCGGCACCAGATATTTGAATTGACTAATTATCTTATTAAACGAATCTACCTTGGAATCGTAAGCCATTACGACATACGGTGACGGTCCCGTGAAAGCTGACGGAACAGTGGTTCTGAAACTCACAGATACCCTTATATTAGAAATCATTGAAGCCGCCTTACAAATGGCAACAACCGTTGTTATAGCACGAACCCACTTAACCCCCGACATGGATGAACTAGCGTCTACGCTTATATGTAAAAATACCTCATTGAATTTGTCCGTATGAGATGTATAAAATACATTGGCTACGTCATAACCGAGTTCAGATATGAGTCGGCGGTCGATTTTTCCAACTGGCTGTCTCATGTATCGAGTGACCCTTACATCGTCTCTCAGTTGAAGTCTACGGCCCAACATCCTACCCTTCACTATTCCATCACGAACGGCTTTAGCTACCGGAGACTCGTCTTTCCCGATGGCTAATGGAATTCCTCTACTAAGGGGGAAATCGGGGTCTGCGATAAGTTCATTTGTGAGTTTATTTACAACCACACACTCGATGCCTCGAAAATCTGGCTTATCCGATAGTTCCTTACCTACCCTCACCAAAACCATGCCGCTTCTTTCGATAGCGTCAACCGAAGCGGCTTGCCTATGAGAGAGTTTTCCCCGTTTCACGTCACCATCCACAAATCGGCGTTGGCGTTTGAAATTTTTCTCCATTTCCTTCACCTCAGCATCAGTAAATTCGCTTGTATCTCCCTTGCCAGTTTCCTCGTCGACGGGATCGGAAGAACTCGGTTTTTCCTCCGGTTCTACCTCAGTATCTACGTCATTTCCACCAATCACATCCTCACCCGACACACCTTGTTCATCGGGAGGATTCAATGATCCGGTCGGTTCGTTCTTTTCAACGGAAGGTTCTTCGTCGGAATCCATCTTCGCCGTGGAACCAGATGAACTTTGTTTTGGAGACGACGTTCCGCTTGCACTGCCTTTATTATTTCCTCCAGTATCAGTTGGTTGCTTTCCTATATTTTTCAGTATTAACTTACACACTTTAATTGCAACTGAGAGCCTGTCTTCTGCAGTTTTTAACCTCAAAACCGTTGGTATGTCAATTAGATCATAAATGTTTCTCAAATCAGGTAGAGCGTCTAAATCGGTTCCCGCGTTTGTAAAATTTATGATACGAAATTCATACGCGTCGAAACTGGGGAATCTATAAACCTTCGACTTCAATACCTTTTCATTGTTTTTGACATTAAAATAGGCATCGTATAGAGAGATATAATATCCACGGTATCCAGGAGCAGAAGAATATACCAACGAGTCAATGTAACGGTCCTCCACGTAATTTAACATGGTTTTTACCAATTTTACAATTCTGGCCTTGTCTATATTCTTTCGAATACCCACGTCATAGAGTTCACGGGGAGTTCTCTGCCATAACGTCTGTAAGATAACAAAATCACTATAAACTATGTGCGCTCCTTCGTGAAGTGCAAGTCCGACGGCGATATCAAAGTCTTTTTTCTTATTGATGTTCGGCGACAGATAGACAACCTCGCCATCAGTGGCGTTCTTGCTGTCTGTGTTAAACAAGACAGGAATACGACGTTCGGTCAGTATGTTAACGAAATTACTTATGGCACGCTTGTATTGGGCCATCCGTATCAACTCAATATATTCAACGGATTCGTCCTGATGAACGCCCTCGTCGCCCATCCAGAAATCGGAATAAACCGGCTTTTTCATTTAAAATGGTACATCTGACTTCGGAGTTTTGATATCTTTCTTATCAAACAGTTGACTTGGTAGAGATGTATCTACAACATACTTCTGTACCAACTGTTTGATATAAGTCCTTTCACTTTCAGTCCCACCATCCGAAGTAAAATTAGGATAAATTACATTCTCCGCAATTTCAGTTAAAGAAAAACCATCGATAACAAGTTCGGCCATTTCAACGCTATCTCTAGTCGATAAAAAGTTCGAAAGGCACGTATCCTCTTGTTTCACCGACTTCCTCGTGTGGTCTGCAATTTCCACCAATGATGTTAAAATTGAAATTTCAGTAGGGTCGGAGATACCAAATTTATCCAAAAGAAATTTCAATTCATTTTCTTTATCAAGTGGATTCATCTCTATCTTTACACTGAAACGATTCATTAACGCTCTATCCATGATTTTAGTGGAAGTGTATTCATTCCCAACGTTGGCGGTAGCTAGAAAGGTCACTCTATCAGCTACTTTGACAACTTCACTATCCCGCTTTTCATCGAGCCGTAAATATCTCTGAATGGGGTCGAGTACCGACATCAATATATTCCACGCGTCCGGATGTGCTCGACTTATCTCATCTAATAGAATTATTGAACCAGTTTTCCGTATCGCAGTGACAAACGTGGATTCATTGAAAATTGTGCCGGATTCTTTGTTGAAATTTGTATTTCCAATCAAAGAGCTGCGTGCATCCTGTGTGCTTCCCAAATTGAAATAAAAGAAAGAAGAATCCTCAGCGTAAACATCAGCGACGGATTGAGCAGCTAGAGTTTTTCCACATCCAGTTGGACCGACCAACAATGTATTTTTTCCCCGGAGGACACTTCTACACAAGTATTTCCATTTCAAGTCGTCTATAACCAAAGACTTAGGCTTAAGTCGGTTACACGACTTTAGATTAGAACGTATATCACCGGATATTGTTTTTTTCATCTCAACCAATCATATCACATGGATCGGATACGTCAATCGAAATTAAAATAATCCAATTACTTCTTGGCTATTTTTTTAGCAGACAGTTTTAGTTCTTTTCCCTTACCACCCTTGACAACGTGTTTCTTTTCATCCTTGTCTTGTTTTGGAAATTTGTATTTTGCACCAGAGTCATCGTCATGGGAATCCTGTTTCTTCACGTCACCGACTTCACGTAGAGGTTTATCCGGCATATCCTCTTCCTTCTTCACTTCAGCTTCGTTATGATCTTTGTTTTCGTTTTTAGTGTCGCCGACTTTTTTAATGTCGTTCTGCTTAGTTTCCGGCAATCCAGCGGTTTTCTTTGTAACATCTTCCGTGGTACTTGCCGTTTTGTTAAATGCGGTCTTTGTATAATTTTCTGACTTGGAGGTGAGTTTCCCCTTTATAAACTCCTTCACGCCCTTCAGATCCAAACTCAACTTCTTTTCCCTATCCGTCCCATCAACCATGAATATAACATCATACGATCCCATATACATAGGCCTGACTTCTATCTGTGTAGGAGAACATCCCACCACGTCATAATTTCCCATCTTGTTCTTTCGGAAAGAGAATTTCTTATTGTGTTCCTTTAACATCTTCAACACAGAAAGCATATCGTCTTCGATGGATTTGTCATTTTCCGATTTCACTTCCTCCACAACTTCTCGTATCAGCTTTTTGAACGCATTTAAATTAGATTCATTCAATGTTCTGATCTCATCGACTTCCGATTCCTTCTGAGCTGGATTTTTGAGCTTATCGCCATATTGACGTTGGAGATCTCCGTGAGTTGGCCTACGGATGAAAAATTCACCCCGTGAATCGGGTAGATATCCGAGAGGTTCGGAAATTGTCTTGGCATACTCAATAAGTTCTTCACGGAGAGATTCCGCTTGATCCACATCTTTCACATAACTATATGCAATCTCCTCTATGTCGGTGAAAGATACCACCATGCTGCCATTAAACAACCCCTCGACTTTTTTCTTGGCATCACCGGAAGGTTCTATGTCAGGAATTTCGTCGTGTGATTCGTGACCGGCTATGGCCTCGGCCACCAATGTACGGACGAGATTCTTGAGTTCAAATTGTTTCATATCCTATAAATATGGTCAGAAAAAGGTTTCAATGGCATTATTTAGACTGAAAGTTCTCACGTTTTATGTTATCACTCAATACTTATTGACATGGGAAGAAAAAAACTCAACCGAACCAAGAAAGAACTCGATGAACAATCTAACAACAGATCCAAACGATATTATATATCTAATAAACAGGAAATTTGCAATAAACGAATGGAAAGGTATTGGAAAAATAAGCGGAGTCTACAAGATAACTAACAACGTTAATGGGAAGTATTACGTCGGTGGATCAAAAAATATTATAAATAGGTGGTATAATCACGTCTATGAATTAAGACATCATCAACACGATAATATCCACTTACAAAGGTCTTGGGATAATTACGGAGAAAGTTCTTTTTTATTTTCGATAATAGAGGTATCTGACGATGTTGTTAATGTTGAACAAAAATATTTGGACATTGCAAAAAACGAACAATATTCCTCGTATAACCAACAGTTTTTGTCGGGGAGAGTAGAAATGACAGAGGAAATGAAAAAAACCATTGGCAGATCTTTAAGGAAAAGGTACACCAAACACAAACACCCTATGTTGGGGAGGAACCACACATTAGAATCTCGACAAAAAATGTCTGTGAGTCAAACCGGAAAAATTCTTTCCGAGAAAACTAAGGATAAAATTCGTAAGTCGTTGTCAGGAAAAAACGGATTTAATTATGGAAAATCTCTAAGCAGTGATACTAAGAAAAAATTGAGTGATGTATTAAGAGGAAGACCTAATAAATTATTGCAAGATAAATCGATCTACACATTTAAGAATCGTAAAACTTTAGAAGAGTATACAGGAACACAATACGATTTTATAAAAAAATACACATTGAACCAACCAAATGTAAATCGATTAACTAAAGGCATCAGGCCGTCTCATAAAGATTGGGTTTTGTATATTAAAAAAACTCAGACGATTTAGTGGTGGAAACAATTATCTCCTCGATTTCATCGACGTGATGAGACGACTTTGGATATGGAAGAACGGGATGTTTTAGGGATTTTAGGAGTTTTTTCTTCTCCACTCGACTTCCGATGAAGATTATATACCTATGTTTGGTAGATTCTTTCTTTCTATAAAAGGTTTTTCCTATACATCTTTTCAGATGGTCTACGTTGCAACTTTTCCACCTAGACGTAACTGACCGACTGTGCATCCACTCGTAATTTGGGGGTCCGACGAGACTTAGACTAAAGTTAGGCATGAGAGCAAGTGAGGAATTCCCTTGATAATGAAAACCAGTGGCTTGATATATCACACCGTTATGTCCTTGTTCACCATCCGCGTAACTCAATACTGCTTTTATTCGTGGAAAATCCCGATTTAAAAGTTTGAATGACTGTGCTATGGAGTAACTCTCGATGTTTCTACCATATCCATCAAAAATGAAAAGACGGGTGAGTTCAAAGACTTCATCTATTTTCAATAGATCCGACAGAGAAGCAGCTGCACTCCTACCAACCGGTTGACCGTAAATGAGGCATCCAATTAATTTATCTTCACTTTCGTCAAAAAAATCGTTCGGTGAATCAGTCCTAAAAAACACTCCATAAGCTACCTGACACAATGTCCATTTGTGGCTGTAGTGATTTTTTACTATTATATCCTTGGCGATACTCTTATTGATTTGCCTAAGATAGACTTTTGTCGTATTACATGGAGATTCCACCGTGGAAGTGTAAATCGGAACTGACCTATAATCAATTTCTTTTACTCACACCGTCTCATACATTTTCATGAAACGAGACGGACAAATGTCGCATGGGTCATTTCGTTTGGCCCGTTCATCGTGTTCAACGCAATGTGGTGGTTCTAGGATATTTATGCCAACCATCCTAATAGGCTTCCCATCTTTATCACGAATACAATTTCCGAACCCGGATACCACTCGCGTCTCCCCCAACCTGTTTATTCTAAAACGGTAAAAATAAGCCTTAGATGGGTCGCTTAAGCAACGGTGTAACGCTCCGGTAGTGTGCTTCAAATCATCTGGGTGCAAAAGACTCGTCCACGCCTCATACCGGCCGCCGAATTGTTTAGCTGTAAGTCCATAGATATCCAACATAGCCTCATCCCATGTCAGAGTGTCTTTTATTATGTCCCAATCCCAAATTCCAGTATTCGTAGCTGAGAGAGCCAGCTTTCGTCTCTCTTCTATCTTATTCAACTCGTCAGTGACAACATTGATGTTTCGGTTCATTTTCTTATGACAAGTGTAATGAGAGCACCGAATACAGCAAGAAGAATCAGACCCGATGCTCCGTAAACTATTTTTTCGACCAACGTAAATTCTTGTTTTGACACATATTTTCGGTCAGCTTCCTCCCTATCGTGTTTGACTTCTATCCGTAGAGCCTTTATATCCTCGTCCACGACTTTAGCTTTCGCAATAATACCAGCTACGTCATTTGCTATGACTACGTTACCAGATAGTGAGATTTGCATTGTTTTCTGTTCAGCTTCAATACTATTGAGCTTCTTTATAACAATGTCCCGCCATTCTTTTTGTAGTTCGGATTCGTCTGACATACACGGAGATTTTCTATTTACCAGTTAACGCACGTAACATAGGTTTCCCAATAAATATCATCCATTTTATAAAAAGATACAAATGATTATCGTATAGGGCACGCTCCACCCTCACATTCGATTCCTTGAATCATACTAGGTTCATCGTTTACTATCACTATCTTCTTTATCTTAGAACGAGCTTCAGTGTATTCGTTCTCGGTTATTTCTATATATGGGGCCTGTTTGAACCCATGTTCCTTGTGAAGTAGGAAGCTTACACTTTTAATATTCTTCTCGTAATTTTCCTTGAGCCAAGACTTGAGAGTCTCCAATTCTTCCTCTTTATAGTAAGCAGTGACACTCACCGCATTATCGCTCCATGAACTCTGCAACAACTTTACCATCTCAAGTTGTTTAATCACATCCATATCCTTCGCCAAGACAGCTCCGTCGGGAGTCATACATGGAAAATATATTACAACAGTGTCGTGTTGTTCGGTGCCGTCGTATTTAAGGAGATATTCACATCTATACCCAGCATCTTTACAAGCCTTCGCTAATTTGTCGGAACTAGCAACACGAATGGTTCTCATGTAATACTTGCTGTAAGCGGGATGTATTCCAGGCGTAGAACCTCCCAATATGGAAAGTGTGCCGGATGGTTTGATTGTGGTAAGTTTTATGCTTTCTGGATAATTCTTTTCCTTACTCCATTCACGATCGAACTTACGCAACTTCACATAACATGCATCCAGCCATTTTATCTTATCCAATGACTGACATACTCCCGTCACTCCGAGTCCAAGTCGCATGTTCTTGTGAACGATTTTAGTGGTTTCATCGTGGATAAACGGAAGTGACGCTATCGCTTTCTGTGACTTGTATAACAATCTAGCAGCGTCATATAGTTCATTTTCGTCCGTGATGTTATTCAGGTGTAATTCACATAGATTACAACACTCATAGTTGGCCAGCGAAATTTCTCCACATGGATTCGTTCCAACTACGTTATCAAAATCGGTCGGATAAATATTGGAATTCTTCATCGGGCCGTCGCCGATTCTTCCATATTTCTGAGAAAGCGGTTGGTTGAAAAACCCATACGGTTCTCCGTTTGCCTGTCCAGTCTCCTTGTTTATAATGTATCCATTCTCCCATACCTCCTGCATGATATGTTCGAAATCATCAACGTAAATAGTGTTATTTGACATCGATCTCCAGTTCGGGATGTCACCGGTGTTCCAATTCTTAGCTCGGAGATAAAGTATGTCATCTGGATCTCCAAGAGCAATCTCAGCGGAACGTCGGACGTTTCCAGCTACCACTACGCTTCCTATGATATTACATACATCCAATACATCCACACTTCTTAATTTCTTTCCCTCACGAGATTGAAATATCTTGGATATTTTTGTTATACCCTCAACCAAAATGGCAGGCCCACTAGCCTTTCCACCAAATCCATTGATTTTTTCACCGGCGCCTCTGACCAGAATAGTAGAATAGGTGAACGATTTGCCGTTAACATAAAAGGAATTCAACGTATACTCAAGAAGTTTAACCCAACCCTCCCTTGTATCGGGAACGATGAAATCAGCGTCCTTTGTGTTGATATGTTCCACCGATACTGATTTCAGCACCTTTGGCAATTCGTGGACATCTTCCCGACGAATGCTGTATCCCACGCCGCCCCCTAACATAAGATTCTCAAATAGGAATGTGAACGCTTTGGGTTCATTCATACTCACATACCAACAATTGAGCAGACTGTTGGCTCCAAATCTGTCAACGGTGGACGTTCCTAGCTGCCATAGCATCCTCCCGGCGAAATTACATTTCAGGTTGAATACCAAATCATACAGACGTTCGGCCTCAGCCTTTGTATAAGATGCTCCTATTTTCTGAGCACCGTTTATACATCTAGCCACCGTCTCGAACCACTCCTCCGATTCACCGTTTTCTTTGGTTCTTGAATATGTTCGTTTGTAGACGACATATCCCAATTCTCCGAATCCCCAATTTGGTTGTTTGTTTTTGTACTTTTCTAAAAATGCTGCTGTAATAATATCTGTCATAAAAATCTGGTAACTAATTTCCGTGGGAATAATTATCCTTTGACCCAGTGAAACCATTCATTTGTCGGAAAATTTCGGCAAAAAAGTTTTGTGTTTTTTGAATGTTGTTTGATAGTGGGGTTATTCAGCGTCTTCACTGTTCATATGAGTCTTCCACTTGTTAGAAATCATTTTTTTGACCATATTTTCGCCCTCACTCATTTCACTCGTAGCAGCTGCGCCTTCGCGTGAATTTTCAGAGAAAATCTGGATGTCACCACACCCAGCATTCATTCTACTTGGGAATGTCATTCCATCCGGTCCGAATCGATTCTTAATGACGTGGAAACGGGCCGTGTTGCTGACTTTATCGGTAACCTTACGCGATAGACTCATGACGAAATCAGCGGTCATGATTTTTCTATAGGAGTCCGATATGTTATTTGCCTGAATGATGTCTTCGTCAAGGGCAGATCGATTGCTTTGTGAAGCCGTCCATATCGGTATCTGCATTTCACCGGAGACACCTCGGATTTCTTCATAAATTCCACCAGCCTCGCTGTAACTGTTTCCGTTCTTGTCAGAAGAACTAGGACGTAGGATATCAGCGTAATCGATGATTATCAAATCCACCTTCGTTCCCAACATCTGGATTCGCTCGACGTGGAGTTTTATACTATGAGCCGACACTGTCTTGATTGGGAAATACTTTATGATTAATTTCCCAGGTATAGCAGCTATCTTAGCTTTGACGATTTCAATATTCTTACGAACATTTTGGAAATCAATTCCAGTGAAACAAGCGTCATATCTAAGACCAACGTAATTTTCATTGAGTTCAAGTGTAAAATGAACAACATTCTTTCCTTGTCTCATCGCCTCTGCGCCAATTCTGGCCAATACCCAACTCTTACCAGCACCAGCACAAGCGGTAATCACTCCGAGTTCTCCCGGAGCCAAACCACCATCCATGACGGAATCTACTTCAACCCAATTTGTCTTGAGAGTATTTCTTGCCATGACACTCATTCTGGAATCAACATCAGACATGTAAGTGTGACCTACGTTCCGTTCCATACCGGCCTTCAAAGCATCTTGGACGATGTGAGAGATTTTATCATATTGACCGTTCTTGATCAAATCCACACTATCAAGAATCGCTCCCTTCATCTTCTGATTCTTACAGAATTCCAAATACTGTTCTTTGACGAAGTTGATATCACTGTCGCTAATTTTCTGATAGACGACTTTTAACTGGTCAATGACCGCCCTCTTGAGGAGTTCCGATTCGATAGTATCCACTTGAATCTTAAAGACGTTCAACGTAGGAAGGTCTTTGTATTTCATAAAATAGGCAAGGATCGTCTTGACTATCCACTGGTGGGCGTCGGTTTCGTAACTCGTGGGATCTACTATATCAGAGATTCTTTCTAAGAAAGACTTGTCGCTTAGAAGACTTGAGATGCACTTTAATTGGAACTCATTTCCAAATTTTTTCAGTTGATCGATTATTTTTGTTTCCATTTTCAATCATGTTACCGATATAAGAAATAAATCACAACATCTTTTCGATGTGTACAACTACTTATACTTGAAATCTGGTGTAAGGCCAGCCTTCAGAAAAAGAAAGGTAAAAAAACTATGTTAAATTATGCAGCATGTGAGGTTTCAATCCTCGTAAATGGGAACTCCGTCAAAACCCACTTCAAAGACGGAAAAACATATATCGAAGCCAAGGAAGGCAGCGAATACGAAATCCTCATCAAAAACAACGCCGGAGGTCGGGCTTTGGTTGTTGCCAGTGTGGATGGATTAAATGTGTTGACCGGCGAATCAGCATCCACCGAGGACAGTGGATACGTTGTGAGTGGTTATTCGAACTGTAAAATAAAAGGGTTCAGATATAACAACGATAAGGTGGGTGCATTTAAGTTCTCAAAGAAATCCAAATCCTACGCAAAATCTAAGCATGATGGTTCAGAATCAAATTGCGGTATTATTGGCGTAGCTATTTACGGAGAAGATGTTCCCACTCAAACTTGGACACCACCCGGTAATATTTCGCCCTTTAATACACCGATACACAGAACGTGGATACCTATTGCGGACGGTCCGAACTCAGCATTCTACGACAGCGGCACCACCGTCACCACGCTCGACAACATGACTATCACCACGTCGGCTGGGAATGCATCGAGCGCTGATTATACTGTCTATAGTTCCGATGCGATAAAAACCGTGAACGCAACTTCTCTCAATTCTGTTTTGAGGTCATCTTCACCTGCCCTAGATTTTGACATGGGAACCGGTTGGGGAAAATCGAAGGATAGCAAGGTGGTGGATACGGAGTTCGTTCGTGGATTGCTTCTCATGACGACAGATATTTATTATGCTTCGAGGGATTCTCTATTAGAGATGGGCGTCATAGTCCAAAACACCACACAGGTGTCGTTTCCAAAGAGTTTTCCACGTTACGCTAAACCACCGAAAGGATGGGTCGCTTAACATCAAATGTGAATAACAAAAGGCCCGCTGTAAAAGAGCGGGCCTTCTGCTTTACCGATGAGTTGTATAGCCTCTGAGTATAAATAGGAAACTTCTAGTTTACATCATGACTTTTTTACAAAATTGTCCAACTTGCCGAAGTTCTCGGATAACCAGATTTGGTAATTGGGAAGATTGTTCCATATCTTGTCTTCCGTTATCAATTTCGAAATTTCAAACCGATTGAGTCGTTGGACGTTTTCGTCCATCAAATCATTTACACGTAATTGAGTGAACGACTGCATCTCACTTGTGTTCAACTGCATCAATTGGTAGTTTCGTTCCAACGTCGCTCGATTATCCAATATCGTGTCATAGAGCTTGTATTTACCTTTGTGAGTATCACAGTAGTTTATAATTTCATCCACCGAATACTGTTTGTCATCGGTGAAGATAGGGAAACATTTCTTTATGGTCTTGAGTCCCGCGCCGTTTATTCCCGGTATGTTGTCGCTGGTGTCGCCTTCTAGTATTCGATAATTTATGAAGTTCTTACAACTTATACCGTATTCCATCAAGAGTTCAGCACAACCATACAACTTCTTCTTCGTAGGACTCCATATCTTTATTTTACTGCTAGCTAGTTGTAGGAAATCCTTGTCAGATGACACTATGGTTACATTACTGTCTTTAAATTTGTCTACTGCCAGATATGCAATGACATCGTCCGCTTCCACGTTATCTATAGCTACCGTGGTCAATGGAAGATAATCGAGGTAATTTACCGTCCGCATTAATTGTTTTTTTAAATTCAACTCCTCGCCATCAGGAGTAGAATTATCCACATAGGTTCTGTTTAATCGAACTTTAATCCGTCTTTTATTCTTATATTCCGGATAAATCTTTCGTCTTTTCTGGCTCCCGCCGGAACCATCGAATACAAGGATACATCGGGTTGGAGAAAACAATCGCACCACAGAGCCTAAGCTCTTTAAAAATCCAGACACTCCTCCTGTGTGAACACCATCTTCGTTCATAAATGGACTTACACTCCAACATCTTATAAACATGTTAAGTGCGTCTATAACGAGAACATCCGATGACTGGACTGTGTTCAACCCATCCACCTTAGCGTCATTCTTTATGTTAGAGAACAATGAGAATAACTTCTTCTTCTCGTCGGTATTAAGATCCATAATTAATCCTGTGAATCGTCTGACACAACACCGTCTTCGTCTTCATCCACGGTCACATCCTCCAAGATGCTCGAGTTCGGATCTTTATATTTCATTATGGCAGCATTACATATCTTACCATAAATCTCCGCTTTTAACGAAGGAGTTTCCGACATAAGACGTGGAAAATCCTTAGCAGTGAACTTCACCGGTTCTCCTGCGTCTTGATGATACGTGTAATTAGGAGCGCTATATTTGACTATATCGTGGGTCTTCATCACTTCCAACCAACTTCCATAATCAGCGATTCCGCTGTCGTGATAGATATCAAATGATGCCTGTCGTTGTGGTGGACCCATTCGGTTCTTCACAACCTTGGCTTTACATTTATTTCCTATCACCATATCACCTCGCTTTAACATACCAGCATTTGCCAGTCGGACTCGGACGGAACAGTGGAATGCTAATGCCTTTCCGCCGGAGACAATCCACTTATCACCGAACATTGCCGCGTTTAGATTCTGTCTCAGTTGGTTGGTGAATACGATAAGAACCTCCTGACGACCTACCATACTGGTTATCTTTCTCATCGCTTTTCCGATGATAATAGCCTTTCCAGTCGACCAACCATCCTTGCCGTGGTCAGATTCCAACTCAGCTTTGGTAGAAACGCCTGCGACTGAGTCAACGATGATTGTTAGGATTCTTTTCTTACTCGACTTCCTTACAATCGCAATGATATTCTCCATCTTCTCAAACACATCTTCTACAGTGTCCGATTGAATGTATAACAGATTTTTTAGATCTACACCGAGACTCGCCCAAAACTCAGGAGCAGCAGCATTTTCCGTGTCAATTACGACTGCGATGCCACCCTTTTTCTGTGTGTCAGCGACGATGTGTGCGGAAATGAGGCTCTTACCCGTTCCCTCCAAACCGTTAAACTCAACCATGCGCCCCACTGGAAGTCCTCCGTTTGGACGATTGCTAATTGCAAGGTCTAACATAGAAGAACCAGTTGAAATCCAATCGCTTACAGTGGATGGATCGTCTTGTTCATCGAGGAAGAATGCCCGTTTTCCATCCTTGGATGATTTATTTATTTCAGATTGTAGGTCGGTCAGCAAATCATCTCGTTTGCCTTTAGCGTCGAATTCTACTTTTGTTGTGCTTTTAGATTTAGCCATAGTAATGCCGTATGATATAAGAGAATGGGGAGGGGAGAATTCCCCTCCCCGATTTTCTCACTTTTGGTTAGGAGTTGAACAGATTGTCGAATGCCTTAGCAACATCATCTGTATTAGACTTTGAAGCGACAGCGGACGGTGACTTTGGTTTCGCCGTTTGGGCAGCCGGCTTTTCAACCTGACTTGGTTCATCCACGGACGGAGTTGATTCCGCAATTGGAGTATTATTTCCCGAAACCGGAGGAATTTCTTCTTCCGTTCCATTCTGGAGGGATGCCTCCATCACACCACGGAGTTCGTCGTATGATAGTTCTGGGAACAATTCCAAAATGTCGGTTTGATTAGACAACTTGGAAATCAAGTCCTTATCCTTTGGATCGACCGCATTGGTCGCGCTTGGCTTCACTCGGATCGAAGTCTCTGGATACTGTTTTCCACAGTCTTCCGCCGTCTTAAACTCAACTACGACGTCACGTCCGTTCACAACATCAGTGATATCACCGTAATCTGGATCGGAGATGATTGAGAGAAGTTCTTGATATACTCCCTTTCCGAATCCCCAGAACCTAACTCCCATTGACTCTTCACCGCGGACAATTACAGGAACAAAGGTTCTCATCTTTGGTTCCATCTTCCGTCCGTAATTCCACTCGTCTTTGTTTCCCGATTTCTTCAGTTTGTTGCTGAATTCTACAATCGGGTCAGGTCGATTGAAACTGTCTGGTGACAGATAAGTCTTTCCACCGAGTCCATAATGGAACTTCAATTCAATGAATGGATTCTCGATGTTGAACTTATAAGGAACGATTCGAATCACTTGTTTACCGGGATTCGGTTTCCAAATGAGGGCGGTTTTTGACTTTGAGTTTGAGAGAGATCCCAAACGCTGTTTGATTCTATCTAGGTTTAGTGCCATAATTTATCAGTTGTTAATTAGTAAATAAGTTAATAGATAACTAACGTAGTTAACTCTTTTCCTATCACCTAATATAAGTATCACTATACACCCAAAAACAACAAAGGAAAGTTGTTTTAACTTAGAATAATTCAGCGAGAAATCACGTCAATTAATTGAAGTTCAACTATACGATAGCCACTGGGAGATGTGACGATAAGACAGTTCTTGTATAACTCCCAATCGATATTAAATTTCCTATCCAAGACACCTCCATTTTCCTCTTCTATTATCTTATTCATGGCATTCAGAGTATAGAGAGTTCCTGTTTTTTTCTTCCTATGAATGGATATTGTGGATGGTAATTTTTTCAGAGATTCATCTGTGATAAAAACGTTATACGTTATCACAATTGAACAGTCGTCATTACGAACCTCAAATACGAAAATTCTCGGATCCGAGAGATTGTAGAATTCTCTTATCCGATTAGTTACATCCGAACATGTCAACTTCTCGGCGAACGTACAAAGAAGTTGAGTTTTCATATCATCCTATTAGAAAGCACGTAGACGTTACGGGATCATAACAGGATATCCCAACATAATCACCGTCAGAATTATACCAATTCATTCCCTTGTTATAGAAATTCAATTGCATGGCTTCTGCTATTGTGAATTTTTTCTTCACTGATTCAGTTGAGAGTATCTTCTCAACATATTCCTCTTGTGCTTTATGAACTATAGCATCTTCCCTCCTCTTTAGTTCGCCCGGAGGCAAAACCAACACCGGAATTCCTATTTGAGGCGGCGGAGTCGTTGGTTTCGGAGGTTCGGGTGGAGCAACTGGTTCCGGCTTTGGCTCTGGTTTTGGTTCCGGCTTTGGTTCTGGCTCCGATGGAGGTGCATCTGCCTTAGGCGCTGGTGTTGGTGATGGTTCGGGTTGCTGGGGTTTGGCAGGCGCATCGCCAAATGTTACATTAGGAGCCTTCTGTTTCGGATTCTTTTCAAAATGCGTTCCCCTCTGTAATGCCCTTTGTTTATAGTCAGGTGTAGGAAACGTTACCAATATCCCATTTGCATTGTAAGCTTGTCTGTCAGGATACTTGCCTTCTGTCATTTTATTCCTAGCCTCAATCGACTCTTCCGCCGTGGCTCCCATCTTTTCGAGATGTTCCTGGAACACATTCAAATGTTCCTCGTTTTCAGCGTTAAAGATACCGTCGGTTATACGGCCGTCTGCTGACATTTGATTGATAAAATTTTCTATAGTATTCATATTGGTTACCAGTTTATCTTATACACCTTTAAATTTTTTCCAACTTGACTCATGTCGCCCACCCACTGTGATTTTGTCCACCTGAAATTCACGTCGAAATCAAAGGCTCGGTTTCCATCCACAAATACCGAAACGAACGCCGAATAATCTGTCACGTTCAACTTTGGTTCGGTTGTTATCAAAATCTCCCGTTCCATCATGCTATCGATAGATGGTATCGTATATACCGCACGACCCGAATCTCCTACATACATATAACTCTTACTCGGTTCACATCTGAGCACATATGACAAAAATTTCACAAAGTTTGTGTTCGGTGTCTGTTTTGAAAAAATATAATCCTCTATGGTTTTGACCAAATTGGCCGTTTTGAGTCTTTTATATTCGTTCACAAAATCCTTCGCCTTCGGGTCGTTCTTTACTATCTCCCCCGAGATTGTAGTGTAGGATAGTGGATAATATGGATTCGACGAAATTATTTTCTTGAAATCGGGATAAGTTACCGTGGAACCATCTACATAGAAAGACTTGTTCTTGGGAGGGTTTATTTGGTTGATGCCGTTGATAAAGTATCGTAGTAGATTATCAATCGGTTCGGGAGAAAACTCATACAACGCATCCATAAAAGAAATTTGCGTGGGTTCTATACCAAACAAGTTCTTTATCACAGTGTTACAGTTCAAGTTATTCAATTGACCCTTCTTGTATTTCAACGAAATTATCATCTCCTCGCCACCGACCTTAACCAATATGTCAGCTACAACTTTCCTTCCCTTCACACCATCAAACACACGGGTAACATACTCGAAAGATTCATTCCCATATTCAGATTCCAATTTTCTATAAGCGGCTACGGCACAACGATGTGCGTCGACTTTTCTATCATTCACATCCGAGGGAATTTTTTCTCCATTGGAGAGAATCGACGAAAACACACCACGAATTTTTTCCTTGTTTAAAATGGATATTCTAGTCGAATCTATCAATGCATTTATCCCAGCGATATCTGTGACATTCATCACCCCCGCCGAAGTACCTGCTGTATCGATTTGAGCCGCCATTGAAATCACAAAGAAACACTCGTGCAAAGCCTCAGTGTCGGTTGATTGTAACCTCGAAGTCTTGGCCGCTGATCGCTTCAACATTCCATTCATATTGTCGCCGATGGACGCATAAAAAACTACATTTGGCAAATTTTTGATTTTCCAAGAAGTGTCTCCTGGTTTTTCGACCAGTCGTAGAGACGATGGATTCATCTCAACCTTATCACCGTCTTCTACGGTTGTAGACTGTCGGACGATCTCGTCGCCATTGGAAACCAAGGCCCCCCACTCGGCGTTCAGCTTTGACAGTTTATCCACAAAGGATTGTTTTACCGTCAACACCATGTCTCTATCAGTTGTATCTCGTATAGTCAATTTGTTTAAAATGGATTCGTAATTTGAAAGAAATTCAACAATCAATTCTACCGGGAAGTTCTTCTCTGAGAGAACCCGGTGGAGTTCGTCTATGTTGTTTTTATCTATGATTCCAGACGGAGACATTTTGCTCCATTCCGACAAAACCAAATCTGTAAATGTATCTGACGCCATTATGTGTCATAAATATCAATGTTTGAGTTCAATTTCACACAAATCGTTATAATTTTTTCCAACGTGACACTTTACGGGGAACTGGTTATCCACCATAATATCCCTGATTCGGATGAGGGTTTCCTTACCATCTTCCTTCGACGCATCTACAAGGATGGAGTCGTATGTATACAGAACCACTTTGGATTGTTTGGTTTTCAGAAAATCATTCACCCGTGCGATGTTTTGTATAGAAAATTCCGTTTCCGCTGCTTGTAGAAGATAATTGAACAGCTTGTTGGGATTTGGGTCGGAAATATGGTGGTTCGTTATCCGACGTTTGAACACCGGAGTTTCCACATACCCATTCTTTAAAAAGAAATTCCAACGGTGTTCGATGTATTCAGCGGTCTTTTTGAAGAACTCCACTCCCATATATTCCGACCGAATTCCTCCGTAGAAATTCTGGAATGTGATGTTTTTTGACGATTTAATCTCTTCAGTAGTCAATTCTTCCTTATTAAAGAATGACTTGCCTAGGAACGCATAGACATTCGTGGTAGGGTCTAATTTAAAATTGATTAGATTCGCCACTATATGTGGGTGGTATGCACTATAGTCTATACACACCAAAACCCCATCCGAACCAAACCTAGAGATGAATGACGACCTACTGCCATCGTCTTTATTCAAAGCAGCATAATTTACTTTAGCAAATCGATTGCTCGGTCGACCGGTAGATGTAAATAGGTTGTATTCAGAATAGACCATCGGTGACCTCTCCACCACCCCTCTATCTGAGAAATGTTGGTTAAATATATCCACGTCAATGCATATGCCGTTCGACTCAACGTCGCTTAAAGTCTCGGTTATAACTCCATTGACCTTCTCAAATGAATAATCGGATTCAAACTCAACCAAACTTTCTTTAAAGTGACAGAATGTTTTTTCGAACCGTTCAATGTGTTTTGCAAGTGGAATGACGTGGTTAAGGCCGACATACGATTCACCCAACTCCCTTTCTATAAGAACGTGATAATCCGTCCTAAGTTCGAGGAGGTCGGTCAACTCGTAACCCTGTTGGAACTCGAATATCAATATATCATTGACGTTTGATTTTTTGAACAGATTGACAAATCTCTTTTTGTCGACGACAAAAACACGACCTGCAATATCCACGACCAATCCTACCAATTTTTGAATTTCTATTCCCGTAGGAGCGATGTCTTGGTGATTCACGTTAACCACGTAAGTTTTACCACTTTTGATATTCTTAACGAACAATGACATCACGGTGTTGTCAGCGGTGTGGATTCCATTCTTGGATAGGACATAATCCACAAACACATCTTGTGAGTGTATCCCACTTATAAATGATTTGTAAGATAGTGAATCGACAACTTCCATATCGGTGATATCTTATACCACCCATAGTCGATTGTCAATCTATTTGCTTCGGAAAAACTGAGAAAAATTTATCAGTTTGTTTTCGATTCCGTTCATTGACTTGGCAGCAGCGGTCACGGATTTGGCATTCTTTTCCGACGCACCGGATAGTTGAATCTTTCCTTCAAAATATACGTTGTTTTTGGGGCCGGAAATTACCCATTCCAAATCAACTCTACTATACAGTGCGCTTGACACAGATTCGTAATTTGCCAAATCTACCTCAATAATAGCGGGGTCGTTTACTTTTCTTACGAAATATCGTGTGATTACACCTTCGTCATAATCCGATTTACTCGGAGATGGGAGAAACTCCTCGGCATACACGAAATTCAACGAAATCGGACTTAATTTAGAATACTGAACGAGAATGTTTTTCATTATATCAAAGATAATATAGACCCCCTCGGACGGACGGCAGCGGTGACTCGTGTTATCCAACCATCATCGGAGACGCTATGTCTCAACTCCGTTATCTGGAAGAAAACGTTGTCATATGGTTTCGGTAAGTTGTTTACACCAAATATCTGAAACATTCTGAACCCGGATATTCCTAAGATTGAAAATTCCACCTTCACACCGGGAATCGGCATGGTGCTTATACTAGAAAACTCCACGCTATTGTCATCCAATAATTGTTTTAGCTTAGCCTTACCGGATTCACCCGGCATTACGAGTCTGATTACGCCCGTGGTCGGCTTTCCGTCGACTTTTATACTTTTTCTAAAGGAAATTGTCGCGTGGTCGATGTTCGTTAACTCATCGGCTTCACGTTTCACAATCGCGGCCAAGCTCGCCGCAATCGTTGAGGAGAGTGGTGTATTCGGTATGCCCTCGATAGAACCTGCTTTACGTGTCGGCATTCCTTTAAGCAAAACGTCGTTTACTACAGGAAATACATATAGTCGGTTCGTCACGTTTCCAGTAGAACTCTCCGGTTCACCTTTCTTATCAGAAACAATCTGATTGTTTACTTGATTTACAACAGCATTAGCTATCGCGTCTGATAATTTGACATTGAAGCCAAATTCTTTGAAAAACGAATTCCGTGAAAAAGCGTCAAACATATAGATAGCAGGATCTCCATTGTCTATGCCAAATGATGCTTTTTTCTTAGTAAGGATTTCCACGTCAAGGTAGTTAATGTCCCGTATTGATATGTTGTTTTCCCATTCAATGACTTCAAGTCTCCACACGGGAACGTTATCATTTAACATCTCACATATGGATTTTAGAAAACTTCTTAGATCAGGGGTGGAACTGATTTGTTCTTTCAAAAAATCAAAACTCAAATAAATATTCTTCAACATTCCCTCATAGTGGTTAGCCGAAGATGGAAATTGTGTTTCCACCGGCTCCACTTTCAAATAGTTTATAACTTTATCTAAATTTTGACGTTTTTTTGTGAAAAGTATTTTCTTGAGAAGTTTATCCGACGTTTGATTTTCATTTCCAGCTGAAGACTCGTATAAAACCGGCTCATCGGCATAACCAGGAGACACTGAATCAGATAATGTACTTGGGTTGAAATATGGCGCCGACGCATTCGGTATCAAAAATTTATCAGAACAGGAAACCAAATTCGGATGACCTCCGATTTTCTGATTTTCAATTTTGATGTTTATTTGATTTGTAGGATTGGCGAATTCCTTATTCAGTATATCCACTAACAATCCAAACGACACGTAAATGTGTCCTGCCGACTGAGTCTTATTGCCATTCAGTGTCGAGAGATAATAGTTCGGAGAGAAAATCCTTCCTTTTATTAATTTAAGATACGGGTTTTTATCTTCATGGCCAGCTTTAGCTTTTGACTGTCCCTCGACTGAGAAATTGGCTAGATAGTCGTTCAGAAACGCGGGTACAGTTGTGGAAAAGAAATCCAATTTTGTCGCTTTTGATAAATTGTTTAGTAAATGGGTTTGTTCTATTTCCGCAGAAGTCGAATCAGCGATCAATCCAAAATAAAATCTGCTGTTAGAAGCAATCTCAGTTGTGCAATTAAAACACATTTCTGATGGATTGAATGTGAAGTCGAAATTAACGATGTGACCTATCATGCCATCGTATCGTCCTTCTGATATTCTAAGTCCATCTTCAATTAACCCCGGGTTCATGTAAGCCCCCAACATCCCTGACCCTGGTTTTTTTATTTCCGTTTCATTTTCGACGAACTCGGTGGGTTCACCTGGTTTGGATATATCTATTAAGCTTTGTGGATTGTAGTTATTCCACCCCCACTCCAATAACACCGTGGTATACGGAGTGAACATATAAGGCATCATGTAATTCAACTGTTCCACGGAATAACACTTCCACTTTATGAACGCCAGTCTATAAACATCTTTTCTGATATCGACCTCGATGCTCTCTATACCGGGTATCGGGCGGTGTTTCTGTAATGTTTCTGCACGGGAATTGTCAATGACGTGTGGGGTGCCGTTGTGAGTATATCCAATAACTGATTTCTTACTTCCGTTTATCCCATACCCATAGGATGCGTCGAATCCGTCGCCACCTTTCAAAACAAAACCAGTGCCATGTTCGTTGGTTATTCCATTGGAAACAACACGAATCCACGATGACATCGGACCTCGATAATCAGCCATTCTAGGTATATCCGGTCCTTGGGTCCCATACGAACTGTTGCCGACATATTTCATCCCATACGTGTCTCGTCGTCGTTTAAATTCGCTGCGCATGTATCCGCTAATTGGGACTGATGCGTATGGTGGTAACAATTGAATTGCCATATCAACTATTTATTTTATTGTATCCCGCAAGAATTTGTTCGATTCTCATTGGAATTCTTATCTGAAGACCCGGTTCTACACTCAACCGGCCGTTCCCCATATTGTTGGCAGCAGCAATCACCCACCATAGAGTTTTGTCTTTATAGAAACGATGTGCGAGCGAATCCAAATAATCCGTTTCCTTAGTTATATAGATGATGTCACTGTCTGACTCGGCGATGTTTGGACACAATCGTGTTCCAAAAAAACGCCTTCCATCAAACCTTGTCTTAATGTTTTTGTTTATATCGTAACGAGTCATACGCGTGTTAAGTTACTTGAGAACTTTCCGCCATCAGATACACCACCGAAGTTGTTCAAACCGACCATAGGACGTTGCTTCTCCAACAGCGATCCGTTAATACTTATCTCACATTCACGGGGAAATTGGGCAAATTTTCCCAATTCTTTAGAATCGGTGTAAACTATCTTATCATTCAAATACTTCCAGTCTTCATTTCCCGGTCTGTTTTCGGATATCGTTTCCCACAAAGCGCCTTCTGGTATTTGTATTCCTATCGATTTCAATACGAGAGGTTGTTCTTTATACAAATCACCGATTGTTATCGCCACTAACGGTGGAATTATGAAACTGCTGTTGTTGATTATGTTTTTCTCCACAGTATAATTAGACTCGGTATATTTTGCCGGCTTTACAAGTCCAGCGAGATAATTTATCCGCGTCCACATCGGCAGAAGTTCTTTGATACTCATAGCAGCCACGGTGAAGCTAAAGTTCAATTCACGACCAAATCCGGTGTAGTTGTATAATTTATCAGCCCGTCCTATATAAGACACATCTGACCAGTTGGCGGTGAGAGACTCGTTTACTCCCTTTACGGTGCAACGGAATGGTATATATCGGTCGTTCACTAAATCGTGGAAGAAAAAGGCTATCTGGTCTTCCGTGTATGGGTTGAGTTTCTGTATACCGTCTTCATTGGTGAGAACGGATTCACCCACTTTCTTACTCAGAATGGTCAGTGTGTTTATCTTGTCTGCACGTGCATGGCCAGCAAATCCCTTCACTTTATCTATGTGATGTGGATTATCTTTTACTGATATTCCGTAAGACCCCAGATAGTTTTCCGGACCAAGTCCCGTATGTTGTGCGTGCTTTGTTCTGTAAGTGATCTCATCTAACCCGACAAACCCACCATCTGAGAATTGTTTCACTGACTTGTCGTAACCATTTTTGGTAACGTAATCATATCCTGCGTTTTTTATTGACCGCATGACACGATTGAGACTATCCTCAACGTCTTTTACTGATTTTTTGTTTCTATCGTTAAACTTGCTTTCGGTCCTTACTCTATCAAGTGAAGTTGTGTCGGTGTATACCTTGTAAATCGATAACATCTCAGAGAACTTGAATGGAGAATTCTCCAATTCCGCCCGCAAGTGTCCTAAGTTGTCTCCGTATCTAATGTAACCGTCAGCGGTTGTTTTTGGATCATATCCCAGCGGTTCATCAAAGTATTTCGATGTCTTTGGGACTTTTCGACTGAATATAGTCACCAGTTTATCCGCCGTCGTGATGGATTCCTCTCCCTTTTTCTTTATGTTTTCTTTTGCGTTCCCATTGTTTTTACCAGCTTCAAATCGCATGAAGTAATCTTTTCCCCACTTTACAATCGCTCCGTTTTTATCATAGTAATCAAACTTAGAGGCCTCGTTCGACGGAATCGGCGACAGTTGTATTCCATATCCACCCTCATCGGCGCGGAAGTTTGTATTATCCGGTTGTTTTTGAACACCGAACCCGCCGAATAAGCTCTTTGCCATGGACTTTAAACCATCGGACAATTTTTTTTCTCCACCCGACACTTTGGTCAGTCTATTATACCCACTGATTGCGGTTTGTGCTCTTAACAATCCCTTGGAATTCGCTGGGCTTTTAAGGGGCATTGCATCTTCACCAACCGTTCCTTTTGGAGCAGTTGGTGTGTTATTTATAGAAATTCCAACGAGGGATGATAAAGCTCCCAATGCACCTCCGGTAGTATCAATGAACCTAAGTGGGTTTTTATCAGAGAATGGGTTTATTCTAGTTGATACCGCTAGTAGTGGACTTAGTGGGTTGTAAATCCTGGTTTCGTTGAACGGTTGTGACTTCTGTAGAAGAATCTGTTTGGCTAGAAATATTATTCCGTTTCCAGATACCATGAACTTAGCAACGCGTTGGGTGTCTAACAGACTGCTTCCGATTGGAAACACTCGACTGTCGAATCTTCTGATAGCATTTATTCCGCTTCTGCCTTGATTCGGATTGGACGTCACATACGGCTGCCTTGGACCAAATGAAAGAAGACCGGAGTTTTCGGTGTATGGAGAAATCCTCGTGTATAACGACTTGTTGTTAGCAGCATACAGCTGTTGTATTTTTCCTACAGGTGAACGAGTTGGTATTGCCATAAATTATGATTATCGGGATGCGTGAGCGAGAGCTTCACTTACCTTACGTCCATCGAGGTTGATAACAATACCACCAGCACGCATCAAATCAACGAGTTCCGTCAACTTAGCAAGAACAAGTTGGTCGGTATCTTTTGAATTGGTCGAATTCTTGGTTTCAGCGGAGGCTGTTGGGGTTGATGTGGATCCAGTCAACTTATCCATCACCTTCATCAGACCTCCCATACCAGGGAGTTTCATTGCAAAATCAATGCCACGTTTGAACACCGAGGAAATGAATTCTGGAATCTTACCGAACAACTCTGTGATGAAGGTGTAGGCTGATTTGAATGGATACATCAACGCGTCTAACAACATTGTTCCAACAGAGATTATACCATCTACAATACTTAGGCCTAACTTGGAAGGGGAATTTCCTAAAATTCCCAAATTCTTAACCCACGACCAAAACGACTCAAACGGCCACGTTAGTGCGGATAAAATGTCCTTGTTTATAGATGTTATGCCGCCTAAGAAATCATCACATATCATATCCCATTTCTCTACTAGCCAGTCTCCTAGAACATCGAACTGTTCCGTGAATCTATCATAAATTCCCCCTCCTACATAATAGAAGAACACGCCCACTGCTGCTGCTGCTGCAACCCACACAGCAGCAATAGCAGTCCCAAACAAAGCAACCGATGCTGCTGCTTTTGCAGCAGCAATTGAAGTTAATGCGATTCCCGTTCCAAATATCGTAGAAATTGTAGCTAACGCCGTCATCGTTGTAACGGCAGCAGAAAGGGCTACGGATATCGCGGTGATGGTTATCAAAGTTCCTTTCAAAATCACTGGGTGCGATTTGAAAAAATTAGTTATTTTTGGCAAAATCTCTACAGCAAGTCTAAGCAAAGGTTCTATCACATCTAGTATTGGCTTTCCGATATCCAAAATAAGTTTATTAAACTGTTGTTGGAGGTTATTCATTCGTGTTTGATTTGATTCCATTGCCATCCTCTTATCAAACACCTTCCCAATATCCTTGGCCTCGGCCTCAGCCAACGTCAACATCTCTCTCTCTCGTTTAAGTTGAGCTTTCTGTGCGTCTGTTCCTGATTTTTCTATGTAATCAATTTCCTTTTTCCGTTGAACCATTTTTTGCAGTTCTCCGACCGACATGCCTGCTGCTTTAGCTAGAGCTTGCCTCTGCATCATGTTCATTTTGTCAAAATCTCCGGCTCGTTGAACCACTTTTAGGATTTCTTCACTTTGTTTCCTATAATCACCCACGAACGCAGCTCTACGAGCTTCTATAAAGTTAAGATTCTTTCCTAGAAGAACGCTCGCTTCCATCTCAGCGTTCACAGATGAATTAAAATCGAGGAGACTTTCTGATGTTTTTGCCATTCCCTCCAGACTCATTCCCATTCGCCTAGCTTCAACCGTTGCCTTTATGAGCTCTATTGTATTTCCACGGAAGGTCGATCTGACGGAATCGGAGGATTGGGCTATATCCGACATCACTTCGTTAAGATTTGTTCCTGCTGCGGCGGATAGTGATGATGCAAAACCCATCATTCCTTCATTTGAATCTTTTAAAACTTTTCCGGACATACTAGCAAATGTGTGTAATACACTAGCGGAGGTTTTTTCCGATATCCCAAGGGAAGCGGAGAAAAGCGATATATCAGAAACCATCTCCTTAGTAAAGGAAGATAATAAGCCGAAACTGTCTCCGATAGCTTTGATTGCTCCGGAAGACATTTCTATTGTCACACCAAGTCCGGCAAATTCTACAGCAATCGACTTGGCCATATCCTCGATAACCGCACTTTCATTTCTAAAAAGGCCGAAGTGTTTTCGGAGAGAAAACATCCCCTCATCGAACTGTTTAAATATTTCCCAAATTTTCTTGTAAAACGATAAAGTGACTGCCGACAGTTTGTTTAACTGTTCCAACATCAGTATCTTGATTTTGTTCAGAGCTACAGTCTCTTCCTCATTTTTTTTCATTGAAAGGGTGGCCTTTAATTCCTTATCCATACCCGACAACTTATTTCTCTGATATGTTTCTCTTCCCTTGGCCTTTTTTATCTCCAGTTTTTCATCTTTGATTGCAAGTTCAAGTCTTTTAACAGCGGCCAAATCTGCTAGAACGGCAACACCGCTTACATGATTTCTCATTTTTTCTGCTAGATCGGCCAACTCCAGTTGATGTTCAATCCTTTTTTCTTGCAACTGATTTACCTTCTCCGACTGTTTAGTCATTTGTTTCGACAACTCAACGCCTCTCATGGAAAGGGAGTTAGCAGTCGCGGTCGAATTTCTTATTTTGGCATTTAAGACATCAATCTGAGTGAGTTTCTTTGCTGCCAATCCTATGCTATCTGTATGTTCTTCGTATAATGTTCCCTGTGATTTAAGTATTTTTGCGAGTTCCTTCTGGAGATCTCGACTTTCTTTTATTTGATCTATAGACTTGGCCTGAATCTGTGACGCCCTCTCTGCTTCTTTTGTTGTGTCTTTATCGGCCATAGTTTATACGGTATAAATATACCATAGACTTGATTTTAAGGAGGAATTATTGTGGGGAGAAGACCCATTTACTGTGACCACAATCCCAAATCCGGTCATAACCATTAAGTTGCATGTTTTGCCACTCGGTTAAGGTTTTATCGAACTTATCCAATTTTTTCTCAAGATTGTGTTTTGTGAAGTTATAACGGTGGAGTCTTTCGA